CAGATCCCGGATCTGCTACAGTTGTTGAGCTGTCAAAGTTGTACTGGACATGTCCGGCTGCATTTCCGGTGTTACCAGATGATCCAGACGTTCCGCTTGAACCGCTTGAACCGCTTGAACCGCTTGATCCTGAAGTTCCACTTGAACCGCTTGACCCGCTTGAACCACTTGATCCGGAGGTTCCGCTTGTACCGCTTGACCCGGAAGTTCCACTCGTACCGCTTGACCCGGAGGTTCCGGAAGAGCCACTTGATCCTGCTGAACCGCTTGACCCAGAAGTTCCGCTTGTACCGCTTGAACCTGAAGTTCCGCTTGAACCTGAAGTTCCTGAAGAACCGCTTGAACCTGCCGAACCGCTTGAACCTGAAGTACCACTCGTACCGCTTGATCCTGAAGTACCACTCGTACCGCTTGATCCGGAAGTCCCTGAAGATCCGCTTGAACCTGCTGAACCGCTTGAACCACTCGTACCGCTTGAACCACTAGTCCCTGCATCTCCTGTACGGAAATAATTTAAAACTAGACGATCTAGATTTGAGAAAGGTGATGCTGCGGAAGAATCTACGTTAGTTACTCCGATCTGCCAGTATCCTGGTCCCTCGGTTATAGAATTCACTTGGAATATTAATCAGTTTTCAGGTACATAAGTCTCGCTGAGCACGATGTGACCTTTAACCGCGCTAGTAGAGTCGTCGAAGGTTGCCAGTAACCCCTGTACATCTACCGCTAAAATGTCCTCATCGGAACAGATTATAACGGTAGCCGCGTTTTGAGTCCCATTGTTTAATCGTAAGTCTCCAGATCCCGGATCTGCTACAGTTGTTGAGCTGTCAAAGTTGTACTGGACATGTCCGGCTGCATTTCCGGTGTTACCAGATGATCCAGACGTTCCGCTTGAACCGCTTGAACCGCTTGAACCGCTTGAACCGCTTGAACCACTTGATCCGGAGGTTCCGCTCGTACCGCTTGACCCGGAAGTTCCACTCGTACCGCTTGACCCGGAGGTTCCGGAAGAGCCACTTGATCCTGCTGATCCGCTTGAACCTGAAGTTCCTGAAGTTCCGCTTGACCCGGAAGTTCCGCTTGATCCTGATGATCCGCTTGAACCGCTTGAACCTGAAGTTCCTGAAGTTCCGCTTGATCCCGAAGTTCCGCTTGAACCGCTTGAACCTGCCGATCCACTTGAACCTGAAGTTCCTGAAGTTCCACTTGACCCGGAGGTTCCGCTAGAACCTGAAGTTCCTGAAGTTCCGCTTGATCCTGAAGTTCCTGAAGTTCCGCTTGATCCTGAAGTTCCGCTTGATCCTGAAGTTCCACTTGTACCGCTTGATCCTGAAGTACCACTCGTACCGCTTGAACCTGAGGTTCCGGAAGAACCGCTTGAACCTGCTGAACCGCTTGACCCAGAAGTTCCGCTTGTACCTGAAGTTCCGCTTGAACCTGAAGTTCCGCTTGTACCTGAAGTTCCACTTGAGCCTGAAGTACCACTTGAACCAGAGGTTCCGCTTGAACCGCTTGAACCTGCTGAACCGCTTGACCCAGAAGTACCACTAGTTCCGCTTGAACCTGAAGTACCACTCGTACCACTTGTACCGCTTGACCCCGAAGTACCACTAGTACCGCTTGTACCGCTTGATCCTGAAGTTCCGGAAGAACCACTTGATCCTGCAGATCCACTTGAACCTGAAGTTCCTGAAGTTCCTGAAGTTCCGCTTGACCCGGAAGTTCCAGAAGTTCCTGAAGTTCCGCTTGATCCTGAAGTTCCAGAAGTTCCTGAAGTTCCGCTTGATCCGCTTGTTCCAGATGACCCGCTAGTACCACTCGTACCGCTAGTTCCGCTTGATCCTGAAGTTCCACTTGTACCGCTAGTTCCACTTGAGCCGCTTGTACCTGAATCCCCCGTAACCCCTTTTTCTCCAGAAGATCCTGAGGTTCCGCTCGTACCACTTGAACCGGAAGTTCCACTTGACCCGCTAGTTCCAGACGACCCGCTAGTACCACTTGTACCACTCGTACCGCTTGAACCTGAAGTACCACTCGTACCACTTGTACCGCTTGATCCTGAGGTTCCGCTTGATCCGCTTGAACCGCTTGAACCGCTTGATCCTGAAGTTCCACTTATACCGCTTGATCCTGAGGTTCCGCTAGTTCCGGAAGTTCCACTTGAACCCGAAGTTCCGCTAGTTCCGGAAGTTCCGCTTGAACCGGAAGTACCGCTTGAACCGGAAGTTCCTGCAGCTCCGCTTGATCCTGAAGTTCCGCTAGTTCCAACTCCTCCAGAAGACCCAGAGGTACCGCCAGTACCGCTTGAACCTGAAGTTCCGCTAGTTCCGGAAGTTCCGCTTGAACCGCTTGTTCCAGCGTCTCCTTTCGCTCCAGAAGAGCCCGAGGTCCCACTTGACCCGCTAGATCCTGAATCCCCAATAACTCCTTTTTCTCCAGAAGATCCCGAAGTTCCACTCGTACCGCTTGATCCTGAAGTTCCTGAGGTTCCGCTTGATCCTGAAGTTCCGCTAGTTCCTGAAGTTCCACTTGAACCGCTTGAACCTGCTGAACCGCTTGAACCTGAAGTACCACTCGTACCGCTTGATCCGGAAGTGCCGCTTACACCGCTTGAACCGCTTGAACCGCTTGATCCAGAGGTACCACTCGTACCGCTAGTTCCGCTTGAACCTGAAGTTCCAGAAGTTCCTGAAGTTCCGCTTGAACCGCTAGTTCCACTTGAACCGCTTGAACCGCTTGACCCTGAGGTTCCACTTGTACCGCTAGTTCCACTTGATCCAGAAGTACCGCTTGTACCCGCAGTCCCGCTTGACCCAGAAGTACCGCTAGTACCGCTAGTCCCGCTTGACCCAGAAGTACCGCTAGTACCGCTAGTTCCGCTTGATCCTGAAGTACCGCTAATTCCTGAAGTCCCACTTGACCCTGAAGTACCGCTAATTCCTGAAGTCCCACTTGACCCTGAAGTACCACTCGTACCACTATCCCCGCTTGAGCCCGAAGTACCGCTCGTACCGCTAGTTCCACTTGACCCCGAAGTACCACTCGTACCGCTTGATCCGCTTGATCCGCTTGAACCGCTTGATCCTGCTGATCCGCTTGAACCTGAAGTTCCACTTGTACCGCTTGATCCTGAAGTTCCGCTTAATCCTGAAGTTCCGCTTGATCCTGAAGTTCCACTTGTACCGCTTGAACCTGACGTTCCGCTTAAACCGGAAGTACCGCTTGTGCCGCTTGAACCGCTTGAACCGCTTGATCCAGAAGTCCCGCTTGATCCGGAAGTCCCAGAAGAACCGCTCGTACCACTCGTACCGCTTAATCCAGAAGTACCACTTGTACCTGCACCTCCTGAAGATCCGGAAGTTCCGCCTATACCGCTCGTACCACTTGACCCGGAAGTTCCGTCTATTCCGCTTGAACCGCTTGTTCCTGAAGTTCCAGCTGCTCCACTCGATCCCGAAGTTCCGCTAGTTCCGGAAGTACCACTCGTACCGCTTGATCCACTTGAACCGCTTGATCCGCTTGAACCTGAAGTACCACTCGTACCGCTTGAACCTGAAGTACCACTCGTACCGCTTGAACCGCTTGAACCGCTTGATCCACTCGAACCCGAAGTACCACTAGTACCGCTAGTTCCACTTGACCCCGAAGTACCACTCGTACCGCTTGATCCTGAGGTTCCGGAAGAACCACTTGACCCTGAAGCTCCGGGCACCCCCGTATCTCCACTTGAACCTGAAGTTCCTGCTGCTCCGCTTGATCCTGAAGTACCGCTCGTTCCAACTCCTCCAGAAGACCCAGAAGTACCGCCAGTACCGCTTGATCCTGAAGTTCCGCTTGAACCAGAAGTTCCGCTTGAACCACTCGTTCCAGCGTCTCCTTTAGCTCCAGAAGAGCCTGAGGTTCCGCTTGATCCACTTGATCCTGAATCTCCAGTAACTCCTTTCTCTCCAGAAGATCCTGAAGTTCCACTCGTACCGCTTGATCCGGAAGTTCCGGAAGAACCGCTTGATCCTGCTGACCCGCTTGAACCAGAAGTTCCTGAAGTCCCGCTTGAACCAGAAGTTCCCGAAGTTCCGCTTGATCCTGATGATCCGCTTGATCCTGAAGTTCCTGAAGTCCCGCTTGATCCAGAAGTACCACTCGTACCGCTTGAACCGCTTGAACCTGCTGAACCGCTTGAACCTGAAGTACCACTCGTACCACTTGTACCACTCGTACCGCTTGATCCTGAAGTTCCGCTTGATCCTGAAGTTCCAGAAGTTCCGGAAGTCCCCGAAGATCCGCTTGAACCTGCTGATCCGCTTGATCCAGAAGTACCGCTAGTTCCGGAAGTACCGCTAGCACCGCTAGCTCCGCTTGATCCGGAAGTACCGCTAGCACCGCTAGCTCCGCTTGAGCCAGAAGTACCTGAGGTACCTTCAGAGGCTACTCATGTACTACCTGTTCATGTTTTTAATACTTCATTAGATGAATCTCACCAAGTCTGTCCAGTTATTGGGGACGCTGGTGGTGCGGCGGATGCGTTGTGGGATTTTGCTGAAAATGTTGCATTAGCCTGTGATTGGCTATATACATCCGATATTTGTTTGGCTTTTATTTGTCCTGACATGCGGGGTCTCCAAACTAGTTATAGTTTACGTATTCTTTTTCCTCAATAAACATAGAGTTGGTTTCGTTGTTAATTATTTTTTTTAAATTAGCTCTAGTGTCATTAGTGTAATACACTGCTCGCGCTAATTTTATAAATTCCTCATCAAACTCTTTTAATTGTTCTTTTCTACGCAGTTGGTCCTCTATATCCCATAGCTCTGCATTACAATTATAAAGATTCATATAACTTTCAGAATCCAATGAGAAATTCAATAGCTCTACAACGCTATGTTGTAAAGCCTCAAATTCTGTTTGTACATTTTTAATCTTTTCTGGGTCAGTAAAATTCTCAGTTTTTAATTGAAGAATAGATAGCTTATCTATTAATTCTCCATTAGATATTTCAATTTTCATAAATAGTATTAATTACCTCCTCTGGTAAAATACTTGAAGAGCACTCGAAATTCTTTCCTCTAGGACATCAATTTCAATCGCCTCTATCAAATTTTTCCTCATTAAAACAATTATGACATACTGTGTCTTTATGCATTCTAACACATTTAAATTCATACCAAGGCGCTGTAAAGCCGGAAATCATTAATACTGGCACCTTTAACGCTCAAGCTAGCCAAGCTAATCCTGAACTCAATCCCATAAAGAATGTAGCATGTTTCAATATACGCATTGTTTCAGTAAGATTCAAGTTAGTTTTGTCGATTATGCCATTTAATTCACTTTCTTCTTTACTTATAACTACTACTTTATAACCTTTTGAATTTAAATAGTCTACCACAGTTTGCCATCCTCCAGGATAATTTCAATATTTACACTGAGCTGTGGAGTGGGCCGCTAGACATACATAAGGACCGTCAATATCAGTATGTCCTTTAATCTTAGCCATTTGCGGTAATAGTTCTTCATACTCGAGACCTAAAATATCACAAGCAACCTCTTGTAAAGGAATTGAAAATGGATTTCTTTTATGAAGGAAATCATCATCTTCTCTAATACCTACTACATAGCTTGCGTATAAATTGTCAACAGTAGTTCCCGGACTAATAAACTTTAATTCTGGATAATCAAGCAAATGATTATGGAATGTAGACACTATTACTTCGCAATTATGTTTTTCTTTAAACTTTTGAACATAGGGTATTCAAGCCAAAGTATCTCCTAGAGAGCTGCTATCTAACGCAATTAATACTCGTTTATTATCACAATTAAAAGCGTATTGGTTCACTAATTCTTCACCTTTATGTACCGTAATCATATAATTGGTAAAATATACTCTACTTGCTTTAATTCAGCTATTAGCAGATACTCCAATTTTCTCATATACAACCTCTTCTAAATCTTGATCAATAAATTTTATATCATAAGTATGGTCAGATTCTGATCCTCACAATTCTACAAATGGTCCATCTACAAAATTATGGTCAACTGATATATTTCCATTTAATATAGAAGTTGATTCCCCGTAATAAAGATAATCTAAATAACCAGGCAATTCTGTTTCCTCACTCTCATAAACTTCAAGTAATTTTCTTTTTTCTTCTAAAGGATATATTTTAGTTTTATCTCCTATCGAGAAAGTATATAAATTTCTAGGACTAATTTCTATCATAGCATCATGAAGAGATTTATGCTGTACATGCCCGTACTCTCCGTTAGAATTATGAGTTACTATTTTTTTATAATATCTTCTAGAAGTTTCACCTAATATAAATTTTCTTAAATATTTTTCATCAAATTTATCATATAAAGAGTCAGGAAAATCTCATAAAGCATATTCTCCTACTCCTAAAGTTTCCATAGCTTTGCTAAACTCATACGCTCTAATTGGATTACTTTTTCCCGTTACTGATATAACTTTTCAATCTTCAGGGTCTTTTAATAAGTCGTATCCTCCAAAAATAAGTTCGTCGTCCGGGTGAGCTACTATCATCAACTTATTAGGAAGTTTAGTATCAGCCTTCACGACAAATGTGTTATATTTTTCTATTCTTTTTTTGTAATCTTTTGTAACTAGCTCATTCTTGAATAATTTACCATCTTTATATATTTGATATTTATTTAGTTTAGAACTTAATCCCAAATTATGATGAAAAAATTTAGAACCTGAAAAATCTAAATTAATTTCCTTACCATTATATTTTAACAAATATTTAGAATCATCAGTAATATTTGGTTTACCTAATACTAACCTAAATTCTTTCTTATATACAAATCCATATATATTAAGAGCTCCATCAGTAATTAAATTCTTAACTCCATAATCCTTTTCTACATCTATATATTTTCTTATTTTTAGATTAGACTCTCCCTCTGTTTTAATAATAAGATCATAAATCCAAGGCTCTAGATACAGTCTAGAATCCCCATCTCTTGAAGAAGAAGCCTTAAAATATTGCTGGGAATTATTTATATTATTGAACGCCGTAAAATTTTTAGAAATTGAAAAAAATGTCATAGCAAAAGAATCCTCATCTGTATCATAGTAGTAAAATGAGCCATGAGCGCCTTTACCTAAATCTTCTTTATGAATTTTAAATAAATCCTTTTGCGGAATCATATCGTAGTTTAAAAAATGAATTATGTCTATATCTCGTGATTTACAGTATACTTCTGCATTTTTAAATAATGAAAATACTGCATAAGAATGATTTGGAGTTTCATGATTTACAGATTTAACAAAATAATCTTCGTTATCAAATCAAAAAGTAACCGGGATTTCTATAATTTCATTGTTACTATCATATACATAATGTTCTACAGATTTTTGTATTTCTAAACTAACTGGGTAGTGTGTTACTAACAAAATATCATATCCGAATTCCTTAATTCGCTTTATACATTTTTTTAAAACATCTATTTTTTCTTTGGTGTTAGTATAGGCTAAAATAGCCACTACTTCTTTTAAAGGTTTATTATCTTCTATAGCTTGTAATATATCATTTCTTGTTAGATCCACCATTTCTACTTCTTTTTCTAACCTAATTATATTATTTTCTATTTCAGATAAAGTTTTTTCGTCTAGTTCCTTAGTTATTTCCACACCATTATGAGAATCTAAAAGACTAATATTCTTAACATCTTTTAAATTTCCTAAATTAATCACCACCACTTTACTATCTGTTTCAAATTTAATATGCGCCTCTCTCTCCAATACATCTCTAGTATCCTCATAGCAAGTGTATTTAAATAATACTTCATTATCATCTAATCTTTCTCTAAAAATTAGGGCCAATAAATTTTTATTTTTTTCAAATAAATTAACTTTATAAGTTGTCAAGCTTATGGAATCCTTTATTGTATATTGAGAAGCTTCTGTTTTTTCATCTAATTTTATAATATCATCTCAGATATTTTGCATTCTAAAACGCTCATAAAGTCACTTCTCCAATTGTCTTTCTGAAAGCTCTAAGTATTCTTGTAAAGAATCTATTCCCTCAAATCCTTTAAATTTAGTGGTAACTGAAAACATAAGAACTCTAACATTTTCAAAAGTTATATTGTCTTCGTTTGATTGACTTGTAATAAAACATCCTGAACTATTAGTGGTCTTTAATAGAGTTCTAAATTTAATGAAAGGATTGTATTTTAACAAAACATCATAATTTAAAAAATGTATAGTATCAACCTCTAAGTTTTTACAGTAATTAAAGGCATTTTTAAATAATGTAAACGCTGCATAAGAATGATTTTTATTTTTACTATAAAAAGTTTCAAAATAAACTCCAGAAAGATCTCCTCAAAAAAATTCAGGAGTTTCAAATATTTCATTATTTGGATCATACACATAGTGATCTACTTCATCTTTTATCTCCTGAGGAACATCATAGTGGGTTGATAATAATATATCGTATCCAAACCCCTTAATTTGCGCTATGCGTTCTTTTAATAATTTTTCTTTACTAGCGGTATCAGTATAAGAGCTTATAACTACAATCTCTTTCTTAATTTTTTTAAGAAACCTCAATACTTTTGAAGCAGTATTAGGATTTTTGTTATCGATTTCTGGATGATACGCTAGTATATTAGCTTCGCTTTTTGGGTAAATCTCATCCATTTCTTTGGGCCAATTCTCCATAAAAAACATAGAAGAATAATTTAAGGAGGCTATATGCCCCTGGCTAAAGCCCATAACATTGTCATGTGGAGAAATTCAAGTTATAGGAAGAAACTCGTCATATTTATATTTTCAAAATAACATGTTAATAATTCGTTCTTCAGAGCATGCCGTGTCATCTACAAAAATTTTACCATCTGAATCTGTATTACTAATGTTCCTTATATAAGCCTCTTCTCGGAGAACTTCTTCAAAAAAACGTTGAGATCTTTTATCATACATAAATATACCTGTGGCCACTGTGTGACCGCTATATGGTAAATTACCGGTATCTCACCCGTATAGTTCGCAAAGCTCTTCTCCATGCTTCTTTTCTCTTCGCCCATCCCCATCCTCTCTAAAATGTAATAAAGAGGGGTATCTATATCTCATACATAGTGGATAATGTTTTAGTTTATCTACATAAGTATTAAGATGGTCTATATTTTCCGACACTACCATATCTCCATCTAAAAAAATATAATAATCAAATTCATCATTTTTTGTAGTTTCTAATGCAGCCGCTATTCTAGCAAAATAGTTTTGGCTATCTACATGACCTACCTGGTTTACTTTGCCTCCAGAATATTCTATTTTTTTATTTATTACTCTCGAATATGAAAAGGGTACTTCACAATTAAATCCATAAACAATTATTGGGAGTTTTGAAAATTCTAATAAACTTTTTACACACGCCTCTACATAAGGCATATATTTGAGATCACCGCCTACTACATACGCTCCTAATTTTGCAGCAGTACTTTGTATTTTATTTGATACCTTATCAAGCAAAAATTGATCTTCGCCATTTATCCTAATTTTTGTATCTTTTGAAATAGGAAAACTAGACGCCCAAGAATCTTCATTTGATAATTCTGCTTTATATACTTCTTTATTATCTTCAAGAAATTCAACAGTATATTGCTTTTTTATAGGTCCATTTATTTTTATTAATGGAGTATTATTACTTTTTATAGCTGTAATATAATTTCCAAAATCTTTATAATAATTTTCATTTACATTATTATTTAATATATCAACAGCAGTTAATGCCGCATTCTGTCAACTAAATTTATTGACTCTAGGAGCTTTAAGAAGTGCCTGGCCCTTATTTATATTTCTATTTTCATAAGTGCTTCTCATTATTTCCTTTAAGTGGTCGAAGTCAGGCTCATCTCATAATCCTACTCCTTCTGTAGCAAACATAAAAGGCTTCATAGGTCTTTGATCTATAGTCCTTACTTGTTGGGAGATTCCTCCCGCAAAATCTAATTGTGCCGGATGGCTTGAGCATATGGTGGGAATTCCAGAAGCAATAGCTTCTATTAAGGGTAAGTTCCACCCTTCCGATCTAGCGCAAGATACAAAACAATCTCCATATTTAAGATAATTAATGTAATCTTTTCTAGGTAAAAAAGGTATAATTTTAATATTTGGATGTTCTATTTTATGAAAAGCTAAACGTTCTTTAGTAGAATTCATTCCATCCACCGAGTGGGGATTCTCGATAGAACACACCAGATCGATAGGTTCATTTGCACCAAATTCTTCACTAAAAGCTCTTAAAATTTCTGTTGTAGATTTTCTATGATCCCATCTGCCAAATAATACAAACTTATATCGGTCGTCTTTAAACTCGTCTGGTCTTTTTCCAGAACTAACGTTAAAGATTGAGGTGTCCACAGCCTCCGGAACTACAAATACTCTATCAGCAGGGTATCCTTGGGCGATACTACAGTCGCGTTGCCATTTAGTGGGTACTCATAACATTTCATTTCGTAATAGTGCTTCAAAAAACTCATTTGGATATAAAGTGCTTTCTCAGACATTATAGCCTATGTTGTAGCCGGGATAACTATTTTCGAATCAGTAATGGTGGTTTGTTTCTGATAAAATTATGTTAACAGGATTTTCTGGAGGAAGAGTTCCGACTCCGTTATACATCTCAAAATCTATACCTTTGTACACCCCACTATCCATACCTTCGTCACAAGTCTGCCTAATGAACATTTCTTTATCAATGTCTGTTAGATATGTTTCCTTTTCATGAGGACGATCAGATACTCCATCTCAGGAAGGCCCTACAGAAAAATTTCTTAATTTAACTGGTAAGTAGTTATTTAAAGCTCTAAAAAATCCACGAGCATGAGCGGCATAGCCAGTTTGCCCGACAAAGGAAGTGTGACCATATATATTCATTTAGTATTATATTACCGGTCCTCATAGTAGAAATTCATCAGTCGCATCGATGCTATATCCTAGCGCTGTGGTGTTTAGTTGAATTAATATTCCTAATGCATTATTTATCATTGAAGTTATATCGGTTGGAGGAACTCGTAGAGAGTTAACGTATAAAGCTCATTCTCCGGTATCATTAACAATACCGCTAGTGTGGAACTCAGAATGCATAAAAGAGCCGCTAATCAGCAAATATGAGTCTCCAGATACATACTGTCCTGAGACCGTATCTAAATTTTGAGACCACGCATTAGCTGTACTTATCGAATCAATACCGCCTTCTAAAGCTACTAGGCTTCTATTTCATTTTAATCTGCCTGTATTAAAATCGTCTAATAAGGCTACTTCTTCTACCAAGCTCATATTTTATCGTAAATGGTGTCGTCTGGAAGTATTCTGCTAAGATGTACTGTTTGCTCTAATAAAGTTCCTTGAAATTCTAAAGGTCGTACTTGTCTAACTATTCATCTTTGATTAGTAGTTTCGACTACAACATCTTTAGGTCTCAATGGGGGATAATTTAGCATGTTTAAAACACAGTCACTCGGCATAAACTCTCCAAACATTGTTATTTGATTAAATTGTGGTGCTGGATTTATCATACCCGTTATAGTTATTGGGTCATAATATCCACCTGTTCATCCTGTATTAAAGCAGGTTAAACATTCGTTTTCAGTTTGTCTTCCTAACGTACTATTGTAACAATCCGGACAATGTGTCCCTCAAGTTCTTCTTTTTAATATGTATATAGTTCTGCCCCCACCTACTCTTAAAGCCTTTTCTTTTAGAGCTTTTACTCGTCTAAAAACTTTATGAGTTGAAGTGTCATCTAAATAAGCTGGGGTAGCTGGTGCTATAGACGAAGATAAATCTGATAAATCTATTATCTTTAATTTATAATACCAGGTACGTTGTGGATCATATAATTTTTCTACAGAAGTATCTGAATAAGAAAAACCAGAAGCTGTTACTCCTGAAGCTATTAAATCATACTCAGTAATGTCACTACTGGGCGCTTCGCTTCTATAAACACTAATGCTAAATCCAGAAGCACTTACGTCTGAAAAAGCTCAAGTTAAAGTCAGAGCGTCTATATCATAAGACGTTATATCTAAAGAAGTTAAAGTAAGCATTAGTATCCTATATCAAAATATTCAGAGTGTACGCCGCCATAACAGTCGTCTATGTTGGCAGACATTTTCATAGATCTAGCCATTCTAGCATATCTAGTTGATAACACGTTAAATCAATTTACATATCGCCCATACTTATCCTGATCCCTAACTGTAATCCCTCCGGCATCATTTCATGTTAATTGATTTCTTGCTGAAAGAATTCCTTTTGAAACTAAAATATGGAGGGTAGCCCCAAATTTCATTACCGACCAACTTGGTACCTCGGATATTGTAGTATACACACTACTTCTTATTGGGGGTATTTCATAATTAATTTCGTCTAGGGTATCTTTTAGACAATGTCATAAAAGAGTATCTGAACTTTCTTCTGTTAAATCTAATTCATTTTCTGCAACTGTATCATTAAGAAAGGTTCTAAATCTATCTACATATAGCTGATCTGCAAAGGGTATTAAATTGGTTAATAATTCCTGAGTATTAGGCATTATCGTAGTCCTCCAAAATTACTATAGCTAAGGTACCACTTGTAGGTACTGTCATTTTATCACCATTAGTATAAGTGATCTGAAATTCTCCTAAGTATTCTCCCGCAGTAACGGTGTCTGCTGCTAGCCAAATATACCTAACTCGACCATCGTATCCGTTGTCTTTAGTTAGGTCTGTTGCCGGTAAAATGGTACAAGCCCCTGTAGCAATTATAGTAGTGCTATTTATTTCCTTCATAGTAAATTTCACTTCAGTGGCAATAGCCGCTGTTACATTAATGTTATTAGCGTCTACGTCCTGAAGTTGAACATCTAAGAAGGGCCTGGTATCGTGTCTTTTCATGTATACTACACTAGTAGCCATTTGAATCTCCTATATTATAGTTAAGGTGTTTCCCTTCGTAGTAACTATTACTACTGTATCCATACTGGTATCAATCATCTGTATTTGAGAATTTGTTATTAAACTCGTAGCTTCAGTTGATACAACGTCTGTAACTAAGGAATGCCCTAGGACACTACTCACTGCGTAGGCTCTGTCGTCTTGTAAAGTTGTGTCTGTCATCCCTAATTGTAAATCTCGAAACAATAATGCCGCTAAGTCGGATGTAAAGTCTACAGCCTCAGTACCTCAAGCTCCTGGAAGAGTTACTGGAAATACATCTGGATCTCCTACTAAAGCCTTTATTTCACGTTTATAATTAGTTGTGGGATGTATCATATCTAAATATAGATTTTGTGGAGGAAAATGTCAAGGGTAAAAAAAAGGGCCAGCAAAGCCGACCCTAATTTTAGCGTATGTATTAATACTACGACAGTGTAAGTTTAGCAAGCGCTTTGGAGTTACCAAATCCGATGCCAATGTGTTCGTACACGGCCCATGTGATAATATTCTTTTTCTTTTCGATCCAGAATTTAGTATCGTTTAATACTAAGAATTGTCCTAAGAATTCTTGTGGTGCAAAAGCGTAGATCTTGTTCTGTAACAGTGCAGTTGACCCGTCCTGTTTGAACACTTTATTGGAAACAACTACTTTACGTCCGAAGAGCGTATTGTAAGTGAAACCATTAATGTAGATTTCGCTTCCTGCTGAGTCACCAATAGTTGATGCATCATACAAGAATAATCTGTTATACATTGTAGAATCCATTAATAGGGTATCGCAACGTAATTCCGCTCCGTCTAAAACGTCAAACAGTTCTTTTAGGCTTGATTTTTCAATCACACCTGTTTCACTGCCGGATGCTCTATAAGAACCGGTCTTAGCGTTTGCAACGGGCATTAGCGCGTCTACACCTTCTAAGAATTTTTCATCTTCAATGCGTTGTAAATCGAGTACTGAGTTCTTCTCAATTATGTCAGTCAGTGGCATTTCATAGGCCAACAGCTCTTCTTCAGTCTTCTGAAAGTCTTCAGAACTAACCTGATACAGGGGTATCTCGAATCGATCGCCCATTACGTATCTAAGGTTTGGCTGTCCGCGCATGTTCAGTGCCATGGCTTCTGAGTCAGGCTCGATGTCCACGATTTTAACTAGGCCGTCGTGATTGACAGATCTTGTCAAGTCAGCTTTAGTTACATATTGTGGATTTATTATTTTTCTTGCAAAAGAAACTTCACGTAGTTTTTGTCTAACGAAAGCTGATCCTTCCATAGCGACTTTCTCAAGTCCCGCAGGGGAATTAAGCTTTTCTACAAATAACTCATTTAGCGTACTAGCTGAATATTCCATTTTCTTAATCCTCCTTTATATGGTTACGTATTCAATTACGTTTGTTGCAGTTATGGCGCCTTGGAATTTAACATCATGACTATACTGCGCTTTAGTACAAACCGCTACCTGGTGAGCCGAGCTCCCAGCTGTTGTAGACAGTGTTCCTGTAACAGATAAGTATAGTTTAGACCCAATAGCTGGCGTACCATCATATTGGTCAGTTCTTGCACGGATTTTACCATATAAAACAGTAATTTTTCCGGTAGCTGCTATGTCAGGGGAGAACCCTGCTAAAGAGCTTGAACGGTTAGATTCAGACCAGATTGGAAATCCGAAGTTTCCAGCGGCCGCAACTTTTATACATTGATCAGTTCCGGTAGGACTAACCCATGAGCCTATTACGCCCGATGCTAAAACCCAGCCTGCCGCGTCTAACGTCAAGTCGATTCTAGTAAGGTTATTTAAGGTAGAAAGAATTTCTAACATTCTATTATATCCTCCGATTATCTTTAAAGATCTTCGACAAGCATTCTTGTCAAAGGATCCATGGTCCCGTCATCCTGAAGTCGGTCACTAACTTCCCCTAGAGACGCGACAGCGCCTCCGAAGCTAGCAGCTTTTTCAATAACTTCAAGTTCCGAGTCGTCCTTTTGGACGAATTTCTTGATTGTGGACTCCAAATTTTCTGCAGCTACATGTCCGGCTTTAAACATCTGAAATACTATTGCATACGCGTTTTGCACATGCGCCAGATCAGATGCTAATTTCTCATTATCATCTCTAAGAGATTCAACAAGAGCCATAGTTTCGCTAATTAACTTGGGATCCATTTTTTTTGTTAGTCTTTAGCTAACTCAGCTTTAATAGCTTGTCCTATAATTGTACCCATGTCTTCCAATTCAGCTACTTTTTCAAGCATTGTTTCTTGTTCCACATCGTAATCAATCATCATTCCAGCTAATTTTATTACGTCATTTTCGTCGTAATCTTCACCATATTCTGCAGCTAATAAGCCTTCAGCGCCCTCAGCGTACTTACGTAAAGTTTCTTGACCCTCGTCAACTACTTCTTCAGTAACTTCTTCGGCCACTTTTTCAGCTTCAGTTTCCTGAATAGCTTTATATGTGTCTAATAGTGTTCCCATCTTTAGTTATCTCCTAAATACTGTGAGGTTAATGCTCCGATAATTCTATCCGCAGCAGTTGTTTTTTCAGCTTCTTTAACTTCTTCTTTCATTTCTTCAGCTACTTCTTCAGTCTTTTCAGCTTCTTTAACTTCTTCTTTCACTTCTTCTTTAACTACTTCAGCTATTTCTTCAGCTACTTCTTCAGACGCCTGTTTCTGCAATTCCTTCCAGAAACCTTGAGCCATAATTCTACCCGCATCTTCATATTTTTCAGCTTCTTTCTGTAAGTCTTCTTCAGCTACTTCTTCAGCTACTTCTTCAGTCTTTTCAGCTTCTTTAACTTCTTCTTTCACTTCTTCAGCTACTTCTTCAGTCTTTTCTGCTTCTTTAACTTCTTCTTTAACTACTTCAGCTACTTCTTCAGTCTTTTCAGCTTCTTTAACTTCTTCTTTCACTTCTTCAGCTACTTCTTCAGTCTTTTCTGCTTCTTTAACTTCTTCTTTAACTTCCGTAGAACCTTCAAGCATTGCGTCATTAAAAGATTCTTCAGCTGTTTTTTCGTGTTCAGCTTTTAGTTTTGCTAAAATATTGTCTATATTAAGTGACATTTTATTGCCCTCCTATGATATCTTTATACAATAAATCCAAATCTTCCGGACTTATTTCTGATAATAACTCTGCTGTTTTAAAAAACTTAGGTCTCTTAATAGCTGTTGCTACAGTGGCCCCCACTAGTCCTGCGAGTAATGGATGTTTTCTGGCAAAGTTCTCTGTTGGTTTTAAAGGTACACCTTTTCTAGCTTTATTCTCCTGTTTACCTGCGTAATAGTAGGCGGTTGGTACTGTTATTAAAGAAGACATTAGGAATTTGTCCACAGCTCCTAAAGAGGCTTCTTTATTAAATGCTACACTTTGGCTGGCTAAAGAACCGGCCGTTCCCGCTCCCACTAATACTGGAAGTAACCAAGGATATTTAACTACAAACGATCTAAATTTATTAATCGATGGATTATTAAATACCTTCGCATACCCGTAATATAAGCTTCCTAGAAGTCCTAATGGAACTACTGGATTTCTATGTGCTGAAACAGGTGGTTCCTCTTTCTGCGTAAATAAGAAACGTTTTATTCCGCTACGTTCTCTAGAAACATTACTTGGATAGGTTGTTGCTTGAGACTCATATCCTACTTTATGTATTCCTCTTGCTAATACTCATTGTTTAGTAAGAGACATATCTGGGACTGACTTCAAAAGCACCCCTGCGATCTTGCTATTAAAATTATCAAAAGTTACATTGGGTAATTCTGTAGGGACTGTGTCCTTATCTACAATAAAACAAACTCCATTTTCAGCCCATTTATCTGCCGCTTCTTTTTGTCCAAAAACGTACGCAGCCAATTTTTGAAAATCTTCTCTAACTGGTGCAATTCGTAAAGCCATCATTGTAGAAAGTATCTCGTCGATATTATACTTAGAAAGCTTTTCGATTGTTTCATCTGAAAGTCTTTTCTGAGTATGTAATAGGATATTTTTTGGATCTTGGTCCGCAATCTCTATTTTAACGTCTACTTTTTTTCTAATTTCTGCTCTTGGTTCAAACCCGGCAGCTTTAAAAAGCTGTTTTGTTTCTTTTGGTAATTCCTCTGCAATTTTTATAACACGAGGTCTACTAGATGATTTTGCTTCAAGAAGCCTAATAAAACTAGCAGTCCTGTCGGCAGGGATAGTTACAACACTGATATCAAAAAATTTCGGCATTGTATTTATTGCGTAAACTTTTCTACCGTCGGATAAAATATTATTCATACGATACTTTAAGTGGTCACAATATTGAGCTCTCGTTTGAGCTTTGTTTCCGCAAATGGAGCATATGTCAAAAGGAACTTTAGTTCCCATAGAACAAAATGGTAATTCTCCTTTTTGCATTTTTGTAATAACGTCTGCACCTTTTTTAGAATCTAATTCTAATATTAATTCTACTCGATGCATTGTAGGATTATAATGTGAAAATAAAACCTTACCTAACGATTTTCTTGGATCCTTATTTACATGGTGTCTGTACACATGACCTAAAGCTTCAAATGTTTTATGATATTGTTTTAAGGCCTTTTCTGGAAAATGATCACCATTTCTATTAGAGCTATAAAATTCTCCAGCAGATAAAGCATTTACTAAAGCATATACTTTGTCAACACGCTTTTTTAAAGAATTAATATAATCTACTAACTCTTCTGAATACGACGCAGTTTTCTCCATGGTTCCCTTACCGATAAGGGTAAACACCTCAGAGTTATTGTCTCCGTAAAAGTATTCTGCGCGTTTTTCTATCATTTAATTTTTATGTAATGTCGCTATCGAAAGGTGAATTATATTTTGTAGGAGATGTTTGTGCTTTCCCAAATTCTGCTAAGCCGTCAAATGCTCCTTGCACTAACTCTTTTGATACCATATCTGATAATCCAGGACCCTTTCCGGGTTTCATAGGAGCTCTACCAACACCTACTAATGTAGAAAACGTATCAGGAGGGGGTCCTCCAAAGGAATCATAATGACCCCTTTCAATAGACTGCCTAATATAGGCTCCAGAAGCTAACGGATCTCTAGCCATGTGCGGTGCAAAATGGTATAATGATTCCCAGTATAATGAAAGTATATTAGGGTCTACCTTATGTAACTTAGGATGCACTGCCATCATTTTCTTAAATGCTTTTTTAGCCACAAACTTTTTATTTTTAGATTTAAATACTTCCGTAACTGTATCTACAACAGCGTCAAGTGCTAAAGTAGCAATCATCATTCCAGCACCAGCTTTAAAATACTGTATTATTTTTGCCGGATCCTTTTCCCCGATTGCGCCTCTTATCAAACCACTAAATACTTGTGAACCTTTTATCTTAGGCATTATCTTCTCCCCATTTTATGCTGAACTAATTTCTTTTGTAATATCAAACCTTGTTCAAACTTACCTTTATTTTTGCCAGACTTATGTACCATTGCCCCCACAGCTAATGCTGCAGTAGTTTTGGGATGATTTATAATTGTTTTTCCAATACCTTTAATTACTTTTAAGGCCGCTGATTTTTCTTGTAATAGTCCACTAATATTAGGAAGAGAGGCTTCTTTAGTAAATTTAGTATAATCCTCTGTTTCCTGTTCTAAATTTTTATCTGCTTGGCAGATTTCATCAGTATATGTTTCCAATCTTTCAGCGATTTTATAAATATCTGAGTTAGGGTTAGGGGTTAAGGAATTGTCACCTTCTGTATCTAATTTAACAAAAGGCATATTTGGTTGTAGTTCCTCTCTTATTGAGGAAATAAAATGTTCATGGGTTTGTGGTGCAGCGACTTTTATAATTTCAGAAACGTTTCCATAAGAGCATCCGCCTAATACTGCTTGTTTTATTAGAGACTTTAACTGTCCATATGTAGTATCCCAACTCGTTACATGCTCTGCAATTATATTACTTTCTCTTTGTATACTACCTAAATGACGTTGGGCCATTTTCCGTAATTCTGATTCCGTTGCCTCACGTTTCTCAGCGCTTGCTACTTTTTGCATAGAAAAAATAGAAGGCTCATCGTCATAATCGCTTAAATCCACAGCTACTTTGATAGATTTCATATTCTTTTTAGCTTCCTTTGAATCCGCAACTTCAAAACGTATATATTTATCCGAAGCTGTTTTCATCATGTTAAGATACGTGGCCGTATTAGCAAATTCTGCAACTCGGTCAATTTGGTATGTAGTAAATCCCTGGGCTTCAGCTGTTTTAGCTAAACCTTCTGTAAGAGGGATAGAGTTTTTGATATACTTTTCGGAAATAGACTTACCGAAAATTTCTAAGTCGGATGCTGTGAACATAACTAAATATGGCTCCTTATCCTTTAATTGTCAAGTAATTTTTTATTTTTTTTTATTTTACTGCCCCAAACATTAGTTCGCAAGCTATAGTTCCAAAAATACAAGCATGGGCAAAATCATCTGGACCTATATTAATATATTTCATAAATCCTCGCTCTTCGTCATAGTCAATTTGTATATTCATAATGTCTTCTTTAAAAGAATCCATTGATACTGTATGTGGAAATTCTATTCGTAAATTTTTAATGTTTTCAAAGAATTCAGTCATTACTTTAGTTCTATTTAAAGTGTAGGCGGGCATCTTGTCATTCCATTGAATTTTATTTTTCTGGGTACCGGAATGTTGAAATGCTACTACTTTTTCATAACCTATTCTAGCTCTGAGTTCTGAATTTGGCGCTTCGCCCATTCCATAATCTGAAGCTACACTAACGCAATTTCACTTAGCCATTATTTTAGGAATTTCTGGAACGATAAAACTATAATCGGCTTCTTTTCCAATAAACTTTTTAGCATAAACTACTCGTAATTTATTAGAGCGAAGTTGCATTACTACTGCTACGGTATAAGATTTTTCTGAATTAACTGGGCCATAATCGATAGCTAATACACTAGGATAATTACGCTGTTCCTCGTTAGGATCCTCTTCCATTAACGGGCCGGTACTGGCTCTATCTATTTCAAATTCTGTAACAGGTGATACTCCAGCATCATATTCTAACGCTAATACTTCATTGTGAAAAAAAGCTTTAGACCAATGCCTTTGTTTATCTAATATATCTTCCTGCCAATTAACCCAGGGTGCTTTTGCAAAGTGTAAAGCGCAAACTCTATACCCTTCCATAGCTGTAGGATTTTTTAAAGAATATGTAGAAACTCATTCTCCTCCTACACTAATATCTAAAGGTCTACCACACTTCTTACATATAACTCCGAAATCCCCAATGTTTTCTTCATCTAAAATATTTCAATGATTACAACTTTGGCACTTAACTATATATTCGCACATAGTAGATTTATGCCATAAATCAGCTAAAGTTCCTCTAGAACGTTTTGGGGTACCAGAATATACTATCCATTTATAATCAGAGTGTGTCATAGTTTCCTGTACCACAGGAATAATTTCACTAAGCATGTCCTGACACTCATCGAAAATATTCATATCCGCAGAAAATCCACGTAATTTATCAGCAGAAAGCAGCGCATATCTTATATGCATTAAAGATCCATTAGCTAATTCTTTATGGTGAACATTATCTACTAGAGAAGTATTCATATAGTGATCTTTCATAAAAGGGCTACCTTCTAAAAAAGGTTTCACCCTATCATGACTGAATATCTTAGCTTGAGTAATCGTAGGAGCTACGTATAAAGTTTTAAAGAAAGGAATCATACCAGAATTAGCTGTTACCATTCCCGCCATTGTAGTGGATTTAGCCGTCTGTCTGCTAAATTGCATAACTTTCTTTTTAGGCGAAGTATCCCACACACGTCGCATATGGGGGTAATCATCTAAAGAGAAGGGGGCGCCATTTAGCCAGAAAAATGATTCTGCAAATTCGCTACGTGATATTGCTATCTTTTGAGACATCTTGGATTAGATTTTTTCTTTTTATGTTTGGTTCTTTGGCTAGGCTTAACATAATGCTGTCTTCATCTCACTTCTTCCATGATATTTTCTGTATCTAATCTGCTTCTTAAGCGTCTTAGTGCATCACTAATTCCTCTTTGATCTTGGTTGTGTACGTATACCTTTAACCCAAAATCTTTAGGTCCACTTTTCTTCTGTATCTTATTTGCCATTGTTTAGCTTGATTTCTTTAAATTTTTCGAATAACTCGCCATGAGGTCCGTGTTCGATAAATTTATATACTACGTTTCTATAATTATTCCTCGGGGTTCCTCACCCTAAAGAATACTCTAATTTTCTAGATTTATCTAGATTTTGAGAAAAATTAATGAGATCTTGTCTATCTTCATTTATTTCCTTTTTTTTATTTCTAATCCACCATCACTTATGTCAAGAATCTGGTAATGCTATAAGAGTCTCTAAATCTTTTTTGTCTTTATGGAAAGCTAAAACAAGTCTTTTATAATGTCCAGCAACCATTTTTGCTATAATAAATTCTTGATTAAATTGCTTATGCGGGTCTCTAACTGTAGCTCTAGCGGGTGGGTTGTTTGCTCAAACATTTGAAATTACATCAAATACTCCAAACGTAGAATTTTCTCAATTAGATAATTTTGAAGTATGGGGCATAACAAAATAATTTACAGGATGTCGGGTACCCTGTGCAAGATAGCCATTAACTTCTTTCTTAGCTTGATGAAAATAGTCACCATAAGGCTCAATCGTAACGTTTATATCTATGTCCGACGTTTCAGTATATTTGTATCCTGTAATGGATCCTAAAATAACCACACTTCGTACCACTTTCTTAGGCACAAAAGCATATAACCTATTTAAAATTTGATCCCTAATGTGGGGATATAGTTTTCCCTCAGTAGTCCATATATCGCTAGCTAAAGTATCTTGTGGCACATCTAAGATGCCTGCTTGTTTTTTAATGTATTGATTACTCATTCATCAAATCCAGGATATGTTTGGGTTCGTCAGAATCTTTTACATGTCCAGCTCTGTGCTGTTTTACTTCAAACGTTACTTCGGCAAAGAAGTCTTCTTTTTTCTTTTTATCTTTATCTAATTTTTCTAATTTGTCTGCCAGCTTAACAGCTAACGCTCCTCATTTTTGTGCAAGTTCTGGGTCAATTGTTGATCTCTCGGTAAAATTATAATACGCATCATTCATCATATCCTTTAACATGGAGTCAAAAGATTTATCAGGAGATGCTCCAAGTTTTCAAATTAAGTAATTTTTATCATGTTCTAGAGCAGTTCTATATGCGTGTTGTAAAAAATGTTCTTTGGTTTTTCGCACTAATGCTTTTTTATCAGCAATTGTTCAACCTTGTACATCAAAGAAGTAGTGTAAGAAAGATTCTATATCTTCATGCTCATAGTCGATATTAAATTTCCCATTAACTATAAGCTCAATATCTTCTTCTGTTATCTTCGCAAGCGCTAGTGATGTAATTAATCTATACATAAGCATATCATTTACTACTTCAAAAGAACCTTTAACTCCCTTAACGCTTTTAGGAGTATATACTTTATATAAATATGCAAACATTGTTTCTATGTTTATTTGTTCTAATACTTCAGAAGGAGGCACAATCTCAGGAGATTTAAAATATTCAGGAAAAGCCTTCTCTAGTCCTTCTCTAATAACCATGATATCTGACAAAGGCATTTCAAGATTATAGATATCTAAGCCCGCCTTTACATCCTCTGGGGGTAATTTACGCATAACTAGCGTTTCTACATATTTTATAAATGGGTATTTCATATTATTTTATTGACGTGAAGATATAGCGTTTGCCTCTTAAATTCTTTAAACTAAAAATATCGCCTAATTCTGTTTTAAATAACAAAAATCCCTTTTCAGCATCAAGCAAAAGGGCGGTTCCTTTAGAGACTATTTTAACTATGTTTTCTTCACTATCTTCCTCGTAATTTATACTTGAAAGAGCGTGATCTTTAGTGCGAATAATTGGTACTGGATATCGCTCTTTTCAAAAGTTATGTTTAGAACTTCACGAATACACTAGCTCGGCTCCGGAGGGACAAAACAATCTCATATCGAAATGAGTACCTTTTTTATTTTTATGAACAGAATAGGAATAGTCCCAGTCTTTATAGTCCATACTCTTCAAAATATGAGAGTACCCTTTTTCATAGTACTTTATTTTCTGTTTAATGTCATCCTATGGTTAAAACAATTTTGATAAAAGATGTCTATCTATAGCAAGCTTTGCTTCCCATCTTTCCAGGCGCGCATCTAATTTATTATCAAATACTTCTGCAACTTTTTCTTTAAATTCTGCAAATGTTTCTGGTTTCCATTCCTCTGCACACTTAATAAATATTTTTTCAAAATCGCTATCTGTGTCCATAGGTATATCTGCTTTCTTTTCAAAAAGGTCCATTTTTTCTATTTTATCAAAAAACTCTGCAGCTAATGCATCTTTTTCTGGGTTTCTATCATATAGAATTATTTGGGTCATTATCTTTTTCCTCCATGGTGGATAAATAGTAATGTAACGTAAAACTATCTGGAATTGATTTTAGTTCCGCTATCTTAGTTAAATCTTCGTCGTATATAGTCAAAGGTTCATCCGCTAAAGTTGCAGCTTCTTCGTAGGTAAATCCTAAGTCTTCCGCAGCTTGTTTAATAAACTCTGCCATTTCAATATGTTTGTCACTTCCAGAGTGTTCTATTAATATGTACATACTTTATTATAAGTTATTTATTTAAATTAGTCAAGTTTTTACTACTTGTATCGTTTAGCTCAATTCTTCGCCATCTCTATGCGATTTGCTGCTGCACTATTTTTTTCTTTCTGTAGGAGTATAGTATTTTTCTTATCTGAAATTTTAGCTTTACTTATACTATTCTTCAGTTTATAAGCCTTAAGATTTTTTGGTATAAACTTTGCTGTTTTCTTAAGTAAAAAAGGTTGTGACGCTTTAACTGCTGCCTTATTCTGTAATTTAATAGTGGTAATATCTGCCTTTTGTGCCTTTGTAGCTATATTTCCTGGAAGAAGTCTTTTATTTTGAGTAGCCGCAGTTACCCCTGAAAATTGTAATTGAGATTTAGTTAGGCCTTCAGCAGTTTTTATACTATTCATAAGTTCAAGATCTTGTGTTCGGTCAAATCTTCCAGCTTTTCTTTTTCGTAGATTAGTATTATTTTTGTGAATTAGAGAGTCAGCCTTTAATTCTAGTCGTGTTGGGTTTCTGTATTTCTGCCTTTTAGGATCAAGTACGTTTCACAAATTTTTAGTATTTTGTAATTTGGACTTTGTTAGAGCCTTGTTTATATGTCTTGTAGAGATTGCTAGTTTCTCAAATACTATTGTTGCTTTATCCATTAGGCTAATCCCACTTCATCACCATTCTTAATAGTTTTCATCATGCCTTTTACATGTCTAAGTTTCCCTTCTTGTTTTTTTCTATATAATTTATTTCCTGCAAGCTCTGTCTTCTTATCAAGTATGTTTGTTTTTGTAGCAGAACGGTCTCATACTCTACCAAGTCTTAGAATTTTTTCAGTATTCTTAGTAGTATGGTTATCGTAGTTTCTTCAATTTTTTTCTGATTGTCTAAATGCTAAGCTACGAGAATTGTCAACACTCTTATATACTCTATTAAGGCGTTTTAACCCTCTTGATCCTGCATACTTACGAAGTATTGCTGCGCCTGTAAGAGCCCCCGCCACCACCACTCCAACAGCGTTTAATACTGCTCTTCGCCTATTCTTTTTGAACTGCTGCTTACTAACTTTAGGATATGTATGGGTCGATCTATATTGCTTATCATATGCGTGTAGCTTTTTACCATGAATTTTTTTGTATTTTTCATAGCCAGCATTATAGTCGTCGTTCCATTGTTTAACAGTCATACCTTCAGGAATCAGTCCTAAACTTTCTACGGATCTACCCGCTAATTTTTCAAATACTATTGTTGCTTTATCTTTCATATTTTTATCCATATACCTTTTTAAGTAAGTTACTATCTGTTATTTTATTTTTTTTGTACTTAGACATGCGAACTGTTCATTTATCATATGTAGACTTTTCTGAAGAGGGTCTATTAAAAAAATCATGTTTAGCCTGTCCTGATAAGGTTTTCATATGCTTTCTAGCTCTATACTTTTTTTTACTTCCCTTACTAAATATCTTGCCAAGTTCAGTGGATCTGTTTTTTGCTATATCTGGAGATAAAAAATCAATTACTTTATTTCCAGCAACATTTGAAGAGTGAAGATCTTGCACGGTTTTACCAATTATTTTTCTAGAATCTTTACGTGCACTTCTTATAAGTTTTACGTGCTCGTCAAATGTTTTTTCACTCGGAACACTATATTGTTGGTATGTTATTTTCTTTTTTTTATCGGCTCTGTGAAACTTAGCAAAATGTGGTGATTTATTCAGTTTTTTTGAAACTTGTATTTTAGTATTAAAGGCTTTACGGCTAAACATTGGACTAGTCGTGTCATGAATTTTGGCCACTTCTACTCCATGTTTCGGAGAGGTTCTTAGTTGTACGAGCGCCTCATTGCCTCGACCAGCCTTTCTTAAAGTTCTTGGTTTCAACTGTAAGCTCTGTGAAATACGTTTTACGTTGTTAAGCGACAATGTTCCACGATTAAAGGCCCTTACTAACGCTGTTTTAGCTATTTTTTCAAATATGTAAGTTGCTTTATCTTTCATTAATTTGTCTCCAAAATTTTAGATTTTTTTGTAGTCCCTGGAACAAGCATCTTGCGCGCTCTTAATCCAGAATTATATTGAGCTCCTGCTGCTACCCCTCCTATAGCTCCTGCCGCTAATATTCCAGAAGATATTAAAGTTATACCTCGGTTTAACCCGTGTCTTACTGATTTCAGTATCTTTGGATTAGCTCTTGCGCTAGTAAATGTTTCCTTAATTACATCCTTAAAGTTAGTTTTTGATTTTATAGTATCCCCTCGTTTATTTTTTCATAATACCTTGCCTTTTTCTGAAGGACCTTTTGTTTTCTCTAAATCCTTTATAGACAGGTTTTTTAATGTATCCAGAATAACAGAAAAATCTTTTTTAGATACTTTAGATTTAGTTTTTAATGCTTTATTAATTTTACTACGCGCATGAAGAGACTGCCCTAATACTTTATATGGTTTAAAAGCTTCAGAAGCTACTGCATGGGCTTTAGCCTTTATGCCGGGTCCGGCCTGTCTAGAGGCGCTTGGCCCTTTTACCATAGTAGACAACACTGCTGGAGTAATTACAGAGCTCCCTATAAAACCTCCTGCAACCGCTGTACCCATATGCCTTTTATGATTTTCTTTATTATTAATAGCGCTTTCAAATGTCCAACGTCCGGTAGGCTCTACTCCTGCGAAAAAATCTCTGGTAGCTGAAGAGTCTTTTCCTAATTTTTCAAATATATACTGTGCTTTATCCATTATATTATCTTATTCTTTTTTGCAGTGGTGAACGCTTTAAAAGCAGTTGTAGCTAAATTAGCTATCCCAGATCTAGTTCCCCCTACTGCTTGTTGCCTATAAGTTTTTAACGCCTTAACTCTAAGAGCGTCGTCTGCAGGTACTCCAGCGTTATCCCAAGCATCGATTTCCATTTTAAATCTATTTGTTTTTTCAGGCTTGCCCACAAGATTATGAAAAACATCTGTTGCTTTTCCTCTTGAATGTTTTCCTAATTTTTTTGGAGAAGTAAGACCCTTATTCTTAAAATCCGCGATATGTCCTAGTTCGTGATCTATAATTTTTTGAGAAGACCCTTTTGATCCAATTATAACTGCGGGGCCGTGTTTACCCATAGTAGCTGCCGCGTTAGGTTGCTTTAATATAATTTTATTCATTTGATGAGATATAAAACCTCCTGGTCCTCTACCTACATTTTTCTTAACTCATTTTTTAGAACTGGCTTTATCGTGAATAACGCTTACACTGTCTCCCATTTTAGAGTTTACATACCCGGGAACGTCCTTCATAAATGGTTGTTTTGCCATTTCCTTTTGAGCGGCCTTACCCGCCTTCACCTGTGAATGTACGGTTTTAAGATGGTAACCTTTCGCTCCTACGGCTAACCCTGTAGCCACGTTATCTACTTTACTTCAATTAATTTTCTTATCTATAGCTTTTACGGTAGCGGTAGCTTTTGCCACTCCTTCATTATTTTTTATATTTGTTACTCCGCTCCTGATTTTAGCTTTTAAATCCTGAACTTCTGCATATTTCTTAAATATTAATGTTACTTTATCTTGCATTGCTAATTTCTCCGTGTTTATTCCTAAATCTATTAAGTTCTTTCTAGCTGCTGGGCTTTGAGTTCTCACCCAGGTGCCGAAACTAGGAAAATCCTTTGTATTAGCTTGGTTAGCTTTTGAGGTCGCATACCAATCAGTTACTGCTTCTAATTTATTTTTTCTTTCAGAGACCAAACCAAGTTTGTGGGCATGATGTGGGTTTCGTTTGTAGTGAAGCGCTGCTGCTTCTCTAAATTTTCTAGTTACTTCTGGATCCTTCGTACCAGTAATACCTTTAGGGCCCTGCCAATAGGCTACATAAGGCTTCCACTCGCTTGGGCGGAACTTAGAGAGGTCATGAGCTAAAAGCGTCCCGTATGGGGCTCCTATAGTCCTGCCGGGCCTAATCATAAAGGCCTTATGCCTAAGAAGACGTTTACCATATTGATAGTGGTCTGATATAGAGGGTTTATTTTGCACTAGTTTACCAATTCATCTCTAATTCTGGATATTTGTCTTTTATTTTCTTTTTTAAACTAGCATCAGTAAAATTAATTAGTTTTTCACCAAACCTTTTTTGAATGGGCATGTCTTTTGTATAATATGTTGACATATGCATATCACCGCTTTCTCCCCAATCCGGATTAGCTCTGTGAAATATAAGTTGATGGTTTTTAGTTTGTACCACCCCTTTATCTCCAATATTCATTTTAGTTTTGACTATATCTATTTCTGGTAATACTTTCTCTATTATATCTTTTCCTTCATTCCTATTAGACGTAACTGACTTCATTCGTGTTACGCGGTCCAATTTTGGTTTAAGGCGGGTATGGCTCTTTACCTGGCTAATAACGTCATCCCAACTTTGTAACGAGGGTACTCTCGCCATTCCAAACTTATAAAAATATTTATTATATACTTGCGCAGCTTTATCCATCACTTCCTACTTCCTTTAATACTTTAGTAAAATCATTTACAAGATTTTGTTTATTTTTTGATAGCAATTCTAGATACTCATCAGTTCCCGCATGTTGTCTACGTAAGAATCTAGTTTTACGTGGCTTATTAATATATGTTTGAATCGTTATATTTCGATTTTGTTTTTTTAAATGTTCATGAGACTTGAATCTATTTACTCTACCTTTTACTTGTTTTAGAGTAGGTTCATTCCAATGAGGCTCTAATATTTGAAGAAGCCTTGTTCCTTTTAAATCAAGCCCTTCTGCTCCCGCTCCAGATATAAGTAAGTGTTTAATCTTGCCAGAATTATATTTCTTTACTACATCAGCTTTTTCTAGGTCAGTCTGTCTTCCTGTAAAGGTGCCAAAAGGTATCTTAGTTCTCTTAAGTCTTTTGGCCATTGGGTCCACTCCGTGACCTAAGTATGTAGAGTAAGTTACTCCACGATATTTTTTATTAGCTTTATGCCTCTTAGAAATTTCTGACATCGCTCTATTTAGTTTAGGAGCATCGGCCTCTGTAGCGCTTAAATTGTATTTGCCCGGACGATTAGATACTTGGCGTGCCGCTCCTAAGAATGCATTCATTCGAGATGATTCTGTTTTAGAAGGAGCTATTCCATGCCTAATTTTATACTTTAAATCAGGATCTTCTTTCATAACCATTTTATAAGCTGCTTGTTGTTTTTTAGACATTGTAGTTTCTATACGCTCATTTATAACTGAAGGATAATTTTTATCTTTAGTTGGGGCATGATAATCTACTTTGCCTCGTAGAGCTTTTCTAAGAACTCCTAAATTTTTCCCACGTTTTACCGTTCCAGGCTTAATACCCTTAAATACTCGTGCAAAAAATCCAGGTTTTTGTTTAGTCTCTTGAATAAACGCCTGGTTAAATCTTTTTTTATCTCTACCTATATTAATATTTAAACCCCGTAAAAGCGGTATTAATTCTGCAGGTTCATTTCTAATAGGAGTTCCTGATAGAAGCAGGGTTTTCTTACCCTTTATTTTATCTGGATAGTGTGAACGTTGGGACTCTGTTCTACCCATTCTGTGGGCTTCATCGAATACAACTACGTCTTTTGAAACATTTTTTGTTGGAGGTTTATTATAAGAATAATAAGAACCTTCCCCTTTTATTTTATGCTTAAGCCTCTCTTTAGGAAAATTATGTTTTAAAGCTGCAGGGCCTATAACTGTTACAGGTTTCTTAAACTTTTCACCTGCACGTAATGCCGTATAGGTTTTACCAGAACCTAAGCCGTGATATAACAACATTTGATCAGTCTTCTCAAGCTTCTTTAATACTCTAGCTTGGTGGGGCTGATCGGCAGCATACTTATTAAATACGTGTAGGGCTTTATCCATTTTATTTCTTACCGTATATTGCTTTAGGTATATTAGAATTTCGGGTCATACCGCTCTCTAATAACTTACTTCCAAAATCTATAGCTTGGTACTTAATACCTTCTATAGCTGCAGCTGGTTTTTTCTTTAAAGACAGAGCCTTCCACACTTCACTCTTAACCGCTTTTTTAAATCCCTCAGTCTGTTTCCCGACAGTGGTTGTTTGTAGAGCTTTGCGCCCCCTTCTACCTGCGGGAAGGAAGTCAATTATTTTTCCACCCTGAATGTTTCCTGGGTTTCTAACTACGTCGGCCATAGGTACACCTCTCAGTGTAGCTTGTGCCTTTGTTAGAAGAGTTTGTTTTATAGAGCTCCCAATTCCGGCAGTTCCTGGACTATACTCGTGGAAAGTGATGGGTCGTTTAGGATCTTTTCCATAATACTTGGCAAAATTGCCTTTGCCTGACATTGTTTTAAAAGTACGAACTTTTTCTTTTAATACCTCTTTACTCGAAAGCCCTCCCTTAGGGTCATAGAGTTTAGCAACTTGAAGTTGGTGTTTTGCGGAAGTCCTTAACTGTGCCAACCCTTCAACTCCCTGGCCCAAATCTTTTAAATATCTAGACTTAAGTCCTAAAGTTTGAGTAGCTTTTCCCGCTGCTTCTGCAGAGATCTTTCTAGCCTTAACCGCTCTTATCATCGCAGTTGAAGCTCATTTTTCAAATATGTATTGTGCTTTATTCATTATGCTGTTCCTTTTATAAATGTGTGATATCTGTTAATTGCGCCTTTTACTGTAGGAGCTGTATTAAAGGCTCGATGAGTATTAGTTACATATATAGTTCTACCATCAGGTTGTACCGATTTCCATACAGCCGGAGTTGCTTGGCGTTTGCCATCTCTACCAAAATGAAAATTCCAAACTGCTTTGCTTTTCATCACTAACGCGCGCTCTTCTGGAGTTAGAGGTTTTTTATGTTTTTGAAGTTTCTTAAACTTGATTTTACAAGAGGTATATTTAGCATACTTCTCAAATACCTGAGCTACCTTCTTAAAAGAGGTTAAGATCCCATTATAACCTTCCCTAGTAACGTTAGGGAGGGGTTTCCTAGTAAACACTTCTCTACTCATAAATGGTATAGATTTATTAGCTATTAAGGCTCTATATTTAGCTTTGTTCTTTCGTCCCTGCAAAAAGATATTGTCTCATCCAGCTTTTTGTTGAATGAGGGTTGGATCGAATCCTCGATCTATCTTAAATTTTGGTACTGGAAAGAATTTAGGCATTGACTATTTTTGAGAAAATGTATTCTGCTTTTTTGTATAACTGAGCATAATCTTTATATTTCTTTCCAGGATTTGCTTTTTTTTCATTTAGCAAAATTTGCAATTGCGTTGGGTCCGTAGAGACCTCTCATTACATTAAAACCCTTTTTACCCTCAATCATGTGAGTCAGATGTTTTACTTCGGTAACTAAGTCTTTTACTGCTTGTTTTTTCATTTAATTATTTCCCACTCTTTAAGATGCGTAGTCTATATCATTAATTAATCTAGACGTTGTTAAAGCCTCTGGTACATATTTTTTTAGCTGTTTACTGGTAAGATCTTGACCGCCTCTTAATCCTTTAACTTTCAAATATTTTCGCTGAGCTTTATCGCTCCCTACGGCAGCTGCTATCATTGTTCCAAACGCTGCACCCGCTACAGCTCCTACTGCAACATTTTTTCCTAAACCTTTCATTTTTCTTAATACTGAAAGCGGTTCTGGGTTTACAGCTCAATAATTACTAGGAGGATTTTTACCTAACCATTTTGTACCTGATCAAGCTCCTAATGCTGCTCCGACCCCCGTTGTTTTAGGTATTGTGGCAGTCCTATATTGTTTACTTCTTTCCTTTTTTGAGCTCGCCGAATACTCTGGAGCGTTTTCTTTATTCCATTTGCCAGAAGGACTTTCCTGTAAGGCTCTAGCATGCGCTCGCGCTTGTAGCTCTTCTCTTATTCTAGACAACTCTAGATCATGTGCTAAATCTATATAAGGATACTTTTTACCTAATTTACTCATTACAGCTTCTGCTTTTTTATTTAAAGACATAGCTCCGCCTACTAAGGTAGCTGCTGCTGTAGGAGTTCCTACTACTGTTCCTACTACTTTAGCTGTTTCGATTTTAATCTCTTTTTCTACATTTTTTAATAGTTCCGTATACTTAGGATGATCCTTATGAAGTTTAGAGGTCACAGTTTTTAATTTATTTATATAATCTGCTTTACTTTGTTTAAGGCCCTTTAGACGGCTACCTTTTACTAGTTCCAAATATCTAGCAGATACCGATCCAGTTTTACTAGCGCGCCCTATCCCTATTCCTGCGAGAGTTGTTCCTGCGCCAAACCCTAGAAGTTTAGCATTTAAACTTATTCCTTTCTTTGCCGCAGGTTGCTCAGTTTTTGCCGGAGCAGTTGAAGTTGTAGCCTTTGTAGATTTTGTAGATTTCGAAGTAGTTGAAGCTGCTGACGCTTTCGAAGATTTCGAAGTATTCGCAGCGGTTCCTTTACCTCCAGAAGAGGTCCATCGGGCATCTACGGGTGCCAGACTTTTATTTTTCACTACTCTTTTTGAAGTTCCTTTAACAACCGCATCTGAGGTTGCTTTCGCTTCCTGGGCAATTGTTATGGCCTTTAATTTTAATGCCTTCGCATTAATTGCAACTTTTAAAAATACATATTCCGCTTTTTTATCTATAACTGCGTCTGCTAATACAGCTGCTGCGCCTGTACCCGCCGCACCTCGTGTAGCGTATACTTTTACAATTTCTTTACCAGCCTCGTTAGCGTCAAGCTCTTTCCCGCTCTTTTTAGCTGCATCTATCTTAGACTTCATCTTATTGCCAGAAAATAACTCTTTAGTTCTTTTTAATACCTTCTGCCCTGTCTCAGCCACGCTTGCAGCAGTCGGTCCTGCAGTTTTATTAAATAATAGTTCTGCTTTAGAAAACTCTCCTTGTTTCTTCATATTTGTACTCCTATGGTATCCTATGCCAGAACCTATAGCACTTCCTGCTAATAACGCGGCTGCTGGTACTTTGAATGTTTTAAATTTTGTTAAGGTGCCTTTTATTTTATTAGTAAATAATTGAAAAGCTTTTGATGGTAAATCTGGTTGTTTTATAAAATTTTTAGCTAACTGCTTTTGATTTTTTAAATAGGCCTTTGTAACATCGCTTATGTCGTTGAATGTTTTTCCTTTTAAATCTTCTATGTTTTTTTTATTACTTGCAAAAAATTGTCTAGTAAACAGTGCCGCCCCAGGTAAAGACCCTAACATAGACCCAGTAAGGGCTGCTTGAGCTGCTTGCACCTTTCTCCCTTCCGGAGCTAATGACGCCGCTGCTGCACTTTGTAAGGGCGCGCCAGGCACCAACGTAGAAATAGCACTTGATGCTCCTACTAAAGAGGCGTTCATAAGTTTTCTAAATTTAGTACGCCTTTTTGGTTGTGGAATCGACGGGACTGCTGAGGCTCCTAACCCTACTACAGTTCCTAATGGTGATTGAATATCCATTTTAACTCCTATTTATATTTTTTGTCTAGATAGTCTTTAGTAACTCCGTAGGTACCAAATCCTATAGCTAACGTTGGAATGTTACGTAACAATTTTAATCCTAAACCTTTATACAAAGATTTAAAAGCCTTTAATTTACCTATTGGTTTCGTAAGTTTAGGAGGTTTATTAAAGTCAACATTTTGAGAGGGAGGAGCCGTCTGACGACGAACTTGTAGGGTATCTAAGGGGTGAAGCAATAAACTGGTAACAGTCCCAGATAATGCTCCTGGGGCTAAATCTAATAATAGACGATTAGGTTTACGTTTATTACGCTCAGCGTATTTCATAAACACGTGTTGTGCTTTATCCATGTATTTTATGTCCTTAAAAATAATTATCAATTGATATCTCAATATAAGTGTTACGAATTTATTTGTAAAGGTTTTTTTTATAATTTATGCAATAAAGGTATAAGAACTATGTAATAACTAAGGAGATCTATATTATGGTATGGTCTACTGGGGTTCAGTGTCCCTACAAACATCAATACGAATTGGCGGCTTGGGCTCAGAAACGCTGGCCTAATGATCCGCCTTCAAAGTATGCTAAAATGACTTACAAACGGTTGTATGCTATATGGTGTGCTGCTCATGCAGAAACCGGAATATGGCAATTAGCTAAAAAAGGAGAAACCTTATGAGCCTATGGCCATTTAATTTGAAAGAGTGGATTTTTGGTCCAGACGAAGATCCAGATCCGGACGGACCCTGTATACATGGGTTTCATCCTGATGAAGTTAAAAATATTAAAGAAGACCCCCGCTGTCATTATTGCGGAAAAACCCTCTCAGAACTTGCCGAAACCACTAAGTAACCTACCCACGCTGTCAAAAAGAGAGGTCCATTTGGCCTTTCTTTTTATCTCCAAAATTATATACTAAGCGACATATTTCCTTTTGTAATAAGCGCAGCGCGGCTCCGAAATTTTTCAGTATTTGGGTATAAGAACAGTATGAAGTAGCTTATACTTTCAGAACGAATTTTTTTAACTTAAGACTAAATTAATAGGGGCGTAGTTCAATTGGTAGAGCTCCGGTCTCCAAAACCGGCAATGCGGGTTCGAGTCCTGCCGTCCCTGCACCTAACAATGGAGAGCACATATGGCTAAAGATTATCGAATTAAGAGAAATATAATATGGACAGCAACCTTTATAATAATAATGATCGGAATGGTTTTTTATAAAAATGACGAAAGACGTCCTACTAAATCACAACAAGCTATTGATGCTTGTATAGCTCAGGGAGGAGTTCCAACAATAGATGGCTGGCATAATACCATGAAAGATTGTGTATTTCCTCCAGAAAACAACAGATAACCAAAACAAACATGAGTAAAGAAACCTCAACGAAACCTATAGAAGTACGATTGCCCGGGACTTTTATGGATAGATATCTAAAGAAGGGCATGGAAACTTTTATTTTTGGCCAGCCCATTAAGGACATGAATAAAGAACAACTTATAGCCACCGTAGGGTGTGTTATAGGAAAAATGGAAAGGGATGCTACATCCGCTCAAGAACATATTACATTTTTAAACGATATTAGTGCAATTAGAAGGGGCCAGAAGTGGTAATGAAAGGAACAATAGTTAAGTTAAGACTTCCTATGTTGGGAAACGATACTGGAACTAAGGGTATTTGTTATGACATTCAACAGCTAGGTGGTCAAGACCCTCTTTATTTCTATATTTTTGCTAACGGTAATTATGATGGATTTGATAAAGAAGAACGGGAAGAATATTTAGAAAATGTATGTATGTCTGATATTGACTACGAGTTTACACACGTAATGCAATTAGGGAGGGATTTCTATGGCGGGTGTTTTGCAAGCGTTTGGGAGAGCTAATCGTTCGCCTCAAGATGTGACAGATGAATTATATAACTACCACGCAAGAGAACGCAAAAAAACCAAAAGACTCCCCTTCAAAGAATTTCGACATCAGAAACCTGAAGGTGTAATTAGCTCCAGAAATCGAAAATATTATGGAATTAACTACGCCAAGGGGCTTCGAAAACCTTATTATAAACCCATGTCTCAATTCTCCGAAGAAGATATTGAAGCTACAAAATTAAAGGGATGGTATTGTCTTTGCTGTAAAAGCTGGCATCCCGAATTTCACGAAGCTTGTTGGTGGTGTACCCCCTCACACCAACGATATGAAAACAGACATTTAGCCTTTTCACTAATGGTCACCGAACGACATAAAATTCAACGTGAATTAACCATGGCTATGGAAGACCCTTTCACTGACGACAACTCTCTTAGGAGAATGGGCGTTGGAGCATCTTCTGATTTTGTAATAGCTAGCGGAGTAAAAGATGACCTTGCTTGGCTTGGAAATCTATCTGACTCTTCAACGGGAAGCGCATTATCGCCACCAATAATCACTTAAACTAATGACAAGAAAAGAACACAACGGCTTCACTATAGTAGTGGACCGTCCACCTACAATTTATCGCCCATATATGATAGTATATTCTACCAGATCTCGCGCGCTCCTTCCAAACTTATGCGGGGAAAGCAAGCATTACTATGGAGAAAAAGATATAATTAGTAAAGTAATGTCCGAACTTGATAATAAAGATATAACAATAGAGAGAAAAAAACGAGACTCAGTTATAGAGGATGCTATGTTAACTAAAGATTTAAAAGTATACAGCAAAAACTAAACCCTTAACTCCCCTCCAATTATTCTTCAGAATGTAGTATTATTGGGGGGTTAATATAATGAATGGATTATAATGAATACCATATTAATTAAATTAAAAGAATTATTTAAAACTAAAGCAAGAATCATTAAACGTACAGGTCCCGGCCCTAGCACATCTTGGGTTATCCAGCAACCTCATCACTTATTTAGATGGTGGTGGTGTGATGCTTGGCTCAATAGTTCTAGCGGCGCTAACTGTACCGATAGTTTTGGTACCTTAGAAGAGGCTCAAAAGAACTTATGCTACTTCGACGGAACTAAATGTACTGAAACCATAGTACTTCAAACAGGAAAATAAAATGTCACAACTACTATTAGAAAACAAAGAATTAAGAGAACTTCTTTGGATTAATCATGGCCACGACTTTCATGCCCTATACGGAGATGACGGTGAGATGCAATGCGCTGAGTGCCACGTTGACTTTAAACGGCACTCTCCAGAGCTAATTACCCAAATATGGAAAACTAACTATAACCGAAAACTTAATCAAAAAAAAGAAAATGACACCAGCAATACACCGAATGCAGGAAGCAACCAGCCAACAACTCTCGTTAATTCGCAGGATTGAAGCTAAAGCAGACTTCGCATTCTTCAGTGGAGACTCTATAGAAGACGCTAGTGAATTTATTAATACTAATAAACGGCTTGATGCTGTCATATTAAAAAGAAGTAGATTCCCTAGATTCATAGAAGAATCCGACAAGAAATAACGTAATTAAAATTGCAATGAAATAGGGTATAAGAAGTATACGCAAGCGATAATAATTACGATAATTTTGTAGCGACAGTCCTTGGGAATTTTGAGGACCTAGCTACCATGATACACCCGGCTGTTTACCTTACCAGTGTAAATAAGGCCATTCCTTTCGTTTTGGTTGTTTAACAAAGCTCCACGGCTAACTGGTACCACTTAGACTTTGTTATGTAAAGTCAGGACCTTCAGCGCCACACCGAAAAGCTGAACGCAATTTAAGCCATGCGGCCCCCGTGATTTGTCTCAATTTGAGGACGGGGGCTTCCTTTTTTAATTAATTAATAAATCACATAAATATATGAAACCCAGTAAACCAATAAAAACGGCTTCTTCTAGAAAAAGAAACGTAAGTTTACAAGACAGAATAGCTAGGGCTAAAGCTAAGCAGGCTGCTAATAGAAAGAGAAAAGCTTCTCTAAAAAAAATACAACCTATAGTTGCCCCAGAAGAAATTAATCCATTATTTATAGTCAACAAGCATGCCTATGAGTACAATCACGCTTTGATGGCCGAACTGTCTGAAGAAGATTTTAATATAGCCGAGGGTGGTAAGTTAGCCGCAGTCGTTGATGGAGTATGCAGAGGCGTAGGAACTTGGATGACTTTTCCTCCAACAGGTGATAAGGTTTTCTTAGTCACTTTATATTCTCATGAAGAATTTGGAGAACTCGAGTACTCCTTTATTTATAAGAATGAAGGCGACCTTACTCATGAGTTAACGGAAACTCTACCTTTAGATAAAGCAAACATGGTTATTGGATCACCATTTGAACCATTTCAATTTACAGCAAAATAGGTCTAATAGAGAGACCTTAATGCAGGAGAGGCCGCTCCTATGGCGTCATAGAGAGGGGTTAATGTGGACTGCTGGGCATTCTTGACAGAATGTCTTCTCTAATATTAGTAACGTAGGCACTCTGCACGGAGAAAGCTAAGCTAATATAAAACACGAGCCGTTGGCGGCAAACCTACTCTACGGTAGGGGCCAACAAAAATGCGGGATACGGGCGGTGATTTTGTCATCACACGACCCTCTCTCGCACAAATTTAAACATGGGACGCAGCGAGGACTCAGCCGGCTTATGGTAATTATACCCCCGACAACACAGTCTGAGAGTGACCTGGCCGTCCCAGGAGATTGCCCGAGGTGTGGGCGGTGGCGATACTGTTTGCAGATGGGTTATCGTGTAAGGCAATAGCAATTTTTAACAACAAACTTATGAGGAGCAATTAACTATGGATATGGTGAAAGACTTTCACTATAAAGGATATGATTTTGTAATCACAGTACGGCTGGGATATAGACGAGAAAAGCACATCGGTGGGAAAGTCTGGCATGAGATCACAGCTATATGCTTACAAAATTCAGAATATAAATATCGACAAGAGGTGCTTGATGCCTGGCTCGAACGCGGCGTCGCCGCTGCTGACCAAACCATTCACGCTTTTGTAGATGTTTTGGTGGAGCTTCTACCTGAAGCTAATTATGTAGCTCCAGAAAAGGATCAACGCCTTTTAGCGCTAGGATTTGAATAAACAGAAAGGAGTGTATTTATGATACGCAAAAAAATTACATTAACAGTTGAAGAACGTGTAGATGCACTAATTAAGCACAATGGAAAATTAAAGGTATCTGGCGGAAGTCCTGGCGGCCCTGGCCACACTTTTGCAGAGATGGAAGACTTTCATGAAGAAAAAAATATGAGAGACTCCTATATCACAGTACCTAGACGCTTTGTAAAAATTACGAGGTCTGGCAATTTTTAGGGTATAAGAATAACGATGACAAGTAGCAATTAAAAATTACTTAATTTTAACTAGGAGCTATCATGAAGAATTAGATCTCACATAGAGAACCCATACATATTTGAAAAAATCTCCAGGAATGCGATTGAAAAAGGGAGTGTGTGAAAGCACATTTCCCTTTTTTTTATCTTAAATATTAATAAAATGGGGTATAAGAATGATAGTGTATCGATTAAATTAATTAAAATAAAGGAAGAAACAATGTATACACCACAGACGTCCGTAGAGGTGTGCTTTAAAATGGGCTTACCTGAAGGACATGAGTTTACTATAGGAAGTCTAACCACTAACATCGTCCCTAGAATAGGTGAACGAATCTACCTTACCGGTGTTATTGAGTTACATATACCTGATTCACTTAAAAAGTACAAAAGCACTATTGTTGGGGCTGGAGATTCTTTTAGAGTGATAGATGTGATATATAGCTATAGACTAGAAGATGATAATGATACTTTTATAGACACCCACACCGAGAGCATGCCTGTTGATGTTTTGGTGCAGGCTATATGACGGATAACCGAGAGAAGCTAACGCTTTTCTCTACCTTATTTTTTTTATCTTAAATTGATATCTTGCTAGTACGGGGGTTCACCAGGCCCTGCCGAGCAATAGGTTTTCTCGTAGGTATCACCTCTTTGGCCTTTAAGTAGAGTCCTTCACTTACCCTTGTTTTGCTAATCATATCGTTCTCATCTTCAAAAGGATACATACCAATATCCCTCATTAGCATCTCTATTACCCTTTCGTTTGGAGTTTCCCATACCCAATTGCCATGAAACATTGCCTTGGCAAATAGTTTTACTATCGTCGCTAATTTCCTTTCTCTTGGCCTCATTATATTACAATCTCGGTTTCTTCCAGTGCCCATTTCAGAGCAGATATTCTACATGTCATTCGAAAAATATTCTCTGATACAATTTCTCTATTTATAGCAATATTTGGACGACCTAATAAGTCGCCGGCGCGCTGACATGTTAGACTTTCTAGTCTCTCTATTTCGTCTATTAATTCTTGTTTAGTTTTCATATTAAATGTGGTTATATCTCTTTCTTAAATATAGATATGTTTTTGGGGTAGAGTCAAATATTAGTTCCCATTGATTGTTCTTTTTACGAAGGAATTAGTATTATATATGGGTATAAGATATATAGAGAATGTCATAACACTAAAAAAATGAAAGGAAAATCATGAAGTGTCATATCTTTGAGGAAAGATACACTAACAGGATGAAACTACCTGTATCTCGTAAGACAGTTCAGAAACAGATGGAAGAATTCCCATACTGGGGATTCGCCCACTTAGCTTGTACACTTTTCGGACAATTTAGAAATCTTATGATTACTAAAGAAGATGAAAAGGTTGGCTTTAAGGGCACCGATTGTTGGACCAATATATGGCTATCACGAACTACTAAGTTCGCAAGTGTCGTAGTTAATGCTGCATGGAATTATCTCAAGTCATATAAGTTTGAGAAACAGGCAGACCTTTTACGTCCGATAGTCTTTTTATTTGATCCTGAAGAGGTAATACGTCACGGAATACTGCAGTATGAAACTCCCAGAAAAAACATAGTTCGGCCGGAACATTTAGTTGATACCCCTATGGAACACCACGTTCCTGGATGGTATAATAACTATAACCTACAGCCGAAGTATATAATAGTTGGTGAGAATAAATACTCTAGGGGAGACATATCCCCCCGCTTACGTAGTAAGCTTGAAGAGTTATTCCCGAAAAGTGTAGTTATTATTATGAAAGGTAATTCTAATAATTCGTCCCCATTAGCGTTAGGAGCTAAACAAAAAAGTCTTCCAGACGGCACACAGTCCTCTGGTGAAGATAAATGTGGATATTATGAATGGTTAATAATGAGAGCGATACTAGCTTATGAAACTAAGTTTTGTTCGGAAAAAGGGTAGCTCCTTTTTTTACCTTAAAAAGGGTATAAGAAGTATAGAAGACAATCAATATTTATAAATAATAGAAAGGAGTCAGTAGTATGTCATGGAAGCCGATGTGGGAATTGGAATACTGGTACGAACGTAAATTAGAGACAAGAGCTAAAGAAATTGAAGCTAATAAACTGGCCATTAAAAAAGCCTTAATTCAACGTGATATAATACTTAATAAAGAAATATACACTGCTTCTACAGTGATACCTGTTCAAATAAGTAAGAGTTATTCTGGGGGAATTATAGACGTTATATATGCTATGCAGGCGCTTGCCAATTTAGCAAATACGGCTGTTACTTGTGTTCATCATAACATACGTTTTGCCGTTGATAAAGACACTAATATACAAAAGAAGTATAAACAACTAATGGAATTTTTGCTGAGCAAGTAATTTCAATACCAAACTAATTAAATGAAAGGAAGCATATGATAGCTCGCTGGGTCGCTTGGATAGATAATGGGCAATTCTTAAGGATGGACACGCGTCCATACATTGATATAAGCACTAGAGCTTTTAAAGAAGTAGTGTTAAAGATTTTAACAGGTAATCCTGACCATATTCACATTGTTCCTGTGCACTTTAATCCTGATTTGAGATTCTGGCTAATGTCTAGAGGTTTTGGTGATACTATAGTCTCCGGAAATCTTCAGGCACAGTATCTAAGGGATGGAAGCATTGTAATTCAATTAACACAAACTATGAAATTAAAGAAAAATAGCACTAATAGCTATAAACCTTGTAAGGATGTGATTCTTACATTTAGTTTAGCTCGTAGTGAGCTTGATGAATTAGTACAAAAATTTTACAATTAATAAAAGAAAAGGAAAATAATGTTACACACAAAATCACAATTCACTAAAAAGAGATATGCCATAGCTATAGTATTTGTCGTATCCATTATGGTAGCAATTTTTACTGGAGTGCTCAACCAAGGGCTTAGCAGTTATAAAGAGCCCGTAAATAGTCAATTGATATCCGTTGAAGTTGTCTACATCACCGACGAAGTAGATACTCTTGTATATCATTCAGTGCTACCTCCGACTCCAAAGAACCTATGGTTAGAGGGTCGAATACTTGCAATTAAATACCCGGTATCAGAAGCTGAAAAGCAATACTTGAGCGTATTTCAAGACGAAGATTATGTGCCTACGTTTGGAGATCTTTTTTCTTTAGACGATTTTATTGGAAATTGTGAATGTGGGGGATTTCTTGATTCTGATGGAGATGGCGTGTATGCTACTTCGACCCGGGCTTCGGATATACACATTTACCCTAGTGATGTACCTGATAATGTGAGAACAGATTTTAGCCATGTAGTGTGGTTTAACAAATAATATAAGAAATGGAGAAATAGAGAGAATATGGATACAGAGATAATAAAAGATGTGTTATCGTGCTTCGATTTTGAGGAGCTTTTAGCATTTTATAATGACTTTGAAAATTGGTGTGAGGCCGAAGGTCTGCCTCCGTGCGATCAAAATTTTGCAACATTTGTAAATGAGGAAGGCTAATGGACAAAAATAAAATAATTATTAGTCACGCAAAAAATGGGTATATCATGCATACCTTTACGGGTCCGCTGCTACTAGACACCATTAATAATGTTGCAAACGAGGTGGTACTTTGGTTAGACGACAACGGCTATTTCTATAGCGCTAAGTTTCCTCCCAAATATAATTTCTTAATATTAGATAGGGAAGAAATTGGAGGGTCGCATAGCTATTGGGGTGTTGGTAAAGAAGGGTACCAAATTCACGATATTAGGATAGAAAGAGTAAATAATGGAGTTATCGTACATGTAGGTTGTCAACTTTTAGTATTTTCAGACTTGACTGACTTTATAGAAAATTTGACTCTGTATTTAACTAATCCTGAGGCCGCCACTAAGAAACTACTGCCCGATTTGGATATGGAAGTACCTTATGAAGCTGATGAGCATTGTATTGAGGATTGTAAGTGTGCTGACCGCGTAGAGGATAGAGATAAATTTTAATAAATAACAAAAAGGAAAATAATGGATTTTAAATCATTATATGAAGCGCCGTTTATGGCCAGAATAGTCATAGGGTTGGTACTCTTGCTCATTGGTTACTTTGTAATCTTTGTACTTAAGATAGCCTTCTCTGTGTTATGGCTCATTTTCGGACTAATAGGAGCTATCGTAGTATTACTAGTGATAGCTGGTATTGGAGTTTGGGTTGTACATGGAAAGGATACAGCTGATGTTCTCGAAGATTGGGAACGCGCATTTAGTATCTGGTGGAGAAAGTAGGATGCTAGTAACTATTGTAATCATTGTGTGGATAGTCTTCATTGGCTATCACGGATGGAAATGGGTTTATGCCTGGAACTCCAATAGGAGTCGTAAAAAATGACAGGAGTTATTGCTCTAGTCATTGGATGTTGTGTAGTTGCTGGTAGTGTTTTATACGCTGGCTATTTTGAAAAGCCGTGTAAAAAATGCTACTGGTATAACTGCAGTTTAAAACGCTGTTTACAATCTGTTAATTGTATTAGCAGTTGTAAATGGTTTCGAAGCAAAGATAACCTATGGTAAGGAGATAAAATTATGGTTAGGATGCGAATAGCTTTTGACGATTCTTCGAAAACGAATCTAACCTTTTCCACCAATCACGTCCCTAATGTGGGACAGGATATATGCGCTCATAAGGCAGCCTGGAGAGTATACGTAGTTGTATGGAATTATGAGGGTATAACAGAAAATGATCGATGGCAAGATGCTCGAGATTTCGCTATTGATGTGACTATAGGAGTCAAACCGATTCCAGGTCATTATCAATTTGAAGTGCACAATCTTTAATTTTCTACTGCGGAACCGCTTATGCAGTAGCATAAAGTGAGAAACTATAAAAAAGAGCTAGTGTAACAACCCGCTAGTTCTTTTTTTATCTTAAAATGGGTATAAGAATACTAGAGTTAAACATAAACTAAAAATGAAAGGAAGATTATGGCTGCTCAAAATAATGAGGCGTTTGACGTCTTATCCCCAGAAGCTGTTGCTCGCCGTAGAAGCTTTTTACGCCAGCTACAGAATAAGAACCAGAAACAAGATATCAAAAACGGTAAGTACAAAGGCTGTAGAGGTCATTTGTATTTCCAGTCCAGGGGCAAGGTTAATTCCTGTTCCTGAGATAAAAGAAAGAGTTGTACCCTCCCCTCCGGGGGAGGTGTATTTTTTTACCTTAAAAAGGGTATAAGAATAATAGAGCAAACAATAACTAAAATAACGAAAGGTATATCATGGCAATTAGCAATCTTGAAAAACTAAAATTATTGGATTATTATCTCGCCATACAAGTCCTTCTTCAAAGAAATAGGAGCTTGCGTAAAATAATTAAATTTTGAAAAAGGAAGCGTTCCTCCTAACAAAACGCACAAGCTGAAAACAGAAGGTCGAAGCTGTAGAAGGTCTTATAAAAAAAGTAGCGTATATGATTGTATCCTAACGGATATAGCTGCTTTTTTAACTTAAATATATACTCTTTTTTTTACCTTAAAAAGGGTATAAGAAGTATAGATACAAGTCAATCATAAATTATGAAAGGAAACTATTATGAAAAACTTAATAAAGGTTGCCCTATTTGATTTAATAATAATCATTGGAATAGGTTGCCAAGTACAGGCTAAAGATAGAATACACCCTCAAAGCGTAACAGTTGGTCCGTTTTATAGCTATACAGTTAGTTATACTTCCTTCGATCCAACCGTCGTTGAAACCCAATCTTCATATGCTACAATATTCGTAGACTTGGAAGATGGGCATTATTTTGAGGGAGAGCATATATTAATAGTACGTGATCGTTTAAATGACACAGTGGATCTCTTCGAGTTTGATACGATTCACTGGGATGCTGATAGAGGCGCTTGGATTTATTATAAAGATAATGTATTCATAGGGGGATATAATCCTTACTATGATATAGTATCTCTTTTAGTAAGTGACGATATAGTGCTTATCTTTGAAGCTGCTCAGGATGAAAAAAACTGATTAATAACTACAAAGAGAACGGTATAATGCCGTTCTTTTTAAATTAAAAAAAAGGAATGATCGATGAATACACAAGATGCAGAAACGATCGGAAACATCTCCAGAGAGCTTGAGAAGCAGGCTTTGAGGAGTATAGCTGATGGGTAAAATAATTGATGTACTTGCCCGACAACATGAGAAGCAAATGCTATATCATTGGTATGAAAGTTACTGGATGATTGATATTCATGGAGTGATTTGCCATCCTAATTATGATTTAGATAAGTTAGAGTTGAATTTTGTTAATAAATTCGCATGTACCTGTTTGCAGATGCTTACTTTACGTGACGATACTAGATTAATATTATATACTTCTTCTTATCCTGATCAAATACTAGAATACCTAAAGATATTGGAAGGGCACCATATTAAGTTTGATTATATAAACGAAAATCCAGAAGTACGTTCATACGAGGACTTTGGCTATTATGAAAACAAGCCTTATTTTGACATATATCTGGACGACAAAGCCGGCTTTCACCCAAACGAGTGGTTAGATATTATACAGTTTTTAAGCTGTAATAGCGCGCCGAATCCGGAATGGAAAAACCCTAACCGTAAGAGACTGACTCCTGCGGAGATTAGTGCTCGCCGAAGACGGGTAAAAAGTAATGTAAGTGAGCAAATAATAGAGGGAAAATAATATGAATTTTGTATACTTGATATCAGATAAATGGGAAGCTGTAGATCGGGGATTAATGGAAGACTCACGTCGAATTAATCTTTATGCTGACGGAGTAGCCATAGGTTGTAGAAGATTTAATAAATCTGTGCTAATGAAGGTTATTAGCAAACTAAGAAGATACCCTTTTGGGTGGTTTAATGTATTCATAAAGAGAGACTGCAATGGGCATTACTTCTATAAAAAACGATATGTGTCTATACCTGAAAGAGAAACTAGGCTTAAAGTTCGTTATGGGTTTGTAAATGTATACATATTATTACAAACTAAGTGCCAATGGCACACATACCCTAGTTGGGTTACTCAAGAAAACTTTCATTTTAAAAGAAAAGTTTTTAAAGAAATGAAAAAAGCTATAGAAACTCACGAGAGTACTTGGCCTCTATAAAATGTGGAGAAGTGGTGAAATTGGTAAACACGCTAGAGGATAGCCGAAAAATAAATATGACTATTAAGGCTTGAGACTGGTGGGTAATGAGTGTCTATTCTTATGACATCCCTTGGGGGATGGTAGGTATGACTAAGCAAGAAGTTATCGATGATGGACCTGTTAGTATCCACCCAGTTGAAGTTAACGAATAATTATGATGAATAGCAAAAAGGAAGAAAAATGTCATTAGCAACCGCAAAATGTATAACCTGCCTTAAAGAAGACGCTACTTGTTTTAGTGGGCATGTTTGTCGTGGTGAAGACCAAATAATTGCCGGGTTTTGTCGTGAATGTTTTGACGACGATTCACACCCGTCTTTAAACGAGCCGTTAGACGAACCTTGCATAGGGCATTTGGGAACGTGGACCCCTGAAATGGGAGAGCAGCCCTTTGGCGAAATAGGTTATTTTGAAGTAGAGAGTGGGTGTCATGAGTAAAGACACTATAAAAAGTAGGACACTTTCCGCCCCCGTAGAGTTGGGATTACAAGAAATGGTGTATGATTATGGAAATTTAACACTAAGAGAGCATGCCGGTGGTATTTTCAATACCGCAAAGGACCAAATAAAACGTGGTTATAGGCATACCAGGTTAAACCCTGTTGATAAGAACTGTAAAAGGTTAGTGATTAGGGTAACTGTAAAAGTAGAAGAAGTAGAAGATCTATAATGTTCGATAACAATTAGGAGAAAAATAAAATGTATCCGAAAGAAATTCCTATATATGAGCGCGCCTGGATGGTTGCGGAAGCTGCTCATCGTGGGCAAAGCTATGACATATACCCTTATAAATTTCATTTAAAACAGGTGGTTATAGTTGCTGAATCTAATTTTATACCGGCGTATACGCAAACTGCTAGCGATCTCCGAAGGTATATAATGCTAGGTTGTATATTACATGATGTTATTGAGGACTCTGAGATAACTTATGAACAGTTATTAAAAGAGTTTGGCGAAACTGCAGCGCAAATAGTAAGAAACGTATCAGATTCTCCAGGATACAATAGAGCTAAAAGAAAAGAATCAGTATATGTAGCTTTAGAGCAGACAGACATAATTAGTAAAATGTCTTTATATGTAAAATTATGTGATCGATTTGCTAACATGGTATTTAGTGGGTCTCATAGTAAACGCCGTTTTAATATGTATATAAAAGAATATCCTATAATTTCTGATCGTTTGAGTTCTACGTGTAATGTTGTTAATGAGAAAACTATAGAAGTAGACACAGAAATGAACCGAATGTTAATGAATATTTGGGGATCTTTAAACGAATTAGTTATAGAATTGGAAAAACAATGACAAAACTAGAAAAATTAAAAGAACAATATACCAAACTTGAAGCTGCATCTTGGAAAATAAAGGATGATACATATAGGGTAGTGTTTTACGACACAGATGGGAAGGTAGTTCATTCATATAATCGAAAGAGTTCTGCAGAGCTGTTGAATGATATAATAGCTGCAGCAAGATCTGCGCTAGACGATAGCCTCATACTTATAGAAGATGAGATTGCCGTAGAGTCGCACAAAACGGGTAAAAAACTAGGTGGATATTAAAAGACTTAAATAAAGGAATAGTAATGAAAAAAATAAAGATATTACTTCTAATGAGTATATTTGTATTTATTGGTTGTAAAGAGGCTGATAGGATTTGGGTCGTCAAGCAACAAGCTATAGACGCCTGTATTAGGGCTGGAGGGATACCTATAACAAGCTCGTACAATAGAGTTACAGATTGTATACTTCCTCATGAACCTTGTTGTGAGGAGGATTAATTATGGAACCATCGCAAAGATTATTGATAGTTATTAGGGACATGCTTCTTGATGCAGAAAAGGTGTTTAGATTAAAACCTAAGCATTCTCTTGGAAATACTTGGGGAATTTGTAATTATATAAGTGAACACCTCTTGTTCCATACGTTAGTTGGGAACGATAGACACGCAGTTAATGATTGGCTCTTTGACAGGTTCCCTGATTACGACAGTGTGTATAAGTTCACTCACGGTAGAACTCAAGTACATGCTTGGGCTATCCAGGCTGAGGGGCATAACTATGAACGCTCTGATTGGTGTTTGGCGGAATTGTTGAAATTACCATTATTGATCAAGGAGTAGACTATGAAAACAAAAAAAGAGATCCAGGATAAGTTAAAAGAGCTTAAAGGGGATGAAAGGTTGGGGTATCCAGCGGCTACCGTATTTGCAAATGCACCACTAGCACTTATACAGCTGGGCTTAGAGTCCGAAATAGGTATACTAAAGTGGGTGTTAAAAGATAAGGAGAAAGAAAAATGTCAACAATAGTTACTACGGTAGATACAGTTCTGCCGACCCCTAGAGAGAAGATATTTATCCAGGGTAGGTACTACCTCGGAATACACAGTGATATAGTGGTAGTGGTTCGCTGTGCCAACACCAGCAATAAGGAGCTTTTGGGTATGTGTATACACTATAGTTATGGGGAAGAACTTGGCGGCACAGTATATACAAATGGGTTAATAACAAACGTATGGGATCATACAACTTTCGTAGAGTTTTTCGGCACTGTTACTATAACACAGGTCCCGTAGGCTTTTAAAATATAAATGATTATGGGAGAAAAATAATGAGACAATATATAAAAACAATATGGGAGACTGCCGATATTACTGGTGGGCTGTATATTGTGCATACAGATAGAGTAACTCTTGACGATAACAGAAGTATTACTAGTATGTTATACAAAATAGGCTGGCATGTAGACTACCTTGCAATAAAAAATCGTAAAGAAGATGACGACGACGTGGCCATTAGTGGCCGAGGCGATTACTGTTTAATATCCATGTCTGATGGTATGGTTGCTGCAGTTCATCCTAGAGCTAAATTTGCAGAACACTTAAACAGTAGCGGCCTTTTCAGACTTGCAACTAAAGATGAAGTTTTAAGAGGGTTGGCTGCCGGTGAAGCTAACTTTGCAGAAGGGCGCGAGTTTGTAGGAATTATAGATGAACTTAAAGGGCTTAGGAAATAAATGCAAGTACTAATATTAACCTCTGGTAGTGGGAATTGGGAAGGTATCTATATTAATGGAGAGCTTCATGACGAGGGACATACCCTTGGCGATGGTGATTCTAGGTTATATTTAATGAAAGTAGCAGAAGGCTTCAATTTTAAAGTAAAAGATATTACCGTTGACGAAGTTACAGATGAAGATGACTCCTATTTATATAAAATGGGAAGATTTCCAAAATTACTAGAAGATTTGCCTGATGGCAACACATATATAGGAGACTTATAATGACTGAATTTCAAATGTACAAAGAGTCCTTCAAAAGACCTAAAAATTATTTTGAACTAAGTTCCCAAGAGCAGTGGGACCTCGATAAAAACTTGGGTATAGAAGATTGGGAGGGGTGTAACATGACCTTTGCCCAACAACAGCGATACTGGGCCCATTATGACGCAATACCGGCCAATACGAACGGTAACAAGGACTCTTATATGACCGTAAATATTGATTCTATTAGGTCAATTGGGACTGCATTAGGATTAGGGCCCGTAACAAGGGACCCATTTCCTTTCGAAGGTAGCGGATCAACCTGGAAAAGTCTAGAATTTGAAGGACTTGGTGGACAGTTATTTAGATTTCATACTAATATGATATATGAAGAACTACTCACAGAGATGGGTAAGGCTCTTATGTTAATAGGAAAAATGCAAAAATGTATAGAAATAAAACAAGTTTTATCTACTAATAATATTTACTAATTAAAAGAAAACTCAAATTATTGGAGGCAACAAGATGTCGCATATCAGCCGAGGAGTAAGAAGTTATGTTTGAGACCCGTCCGCACAAGAAAGCCCGTCGAAGCGTGTGTGCTCACTATAGTGTATACTCTATGCGGTTTACCGACGCGGGTGGCGGATCTTATTTAAAAGTAGGATGTGAAAGGTATGGGGTAGAGTTATTGGAAAAGATAATACATCGTTCTAAAGGGCTATTTGGTAAGTTCTCTATAGAAATAGTCCATACGGATATTTTTTACGTAGAAGGCGTTAACACAGCTCCACATCGTGCATATTTAAAGGTTAGTTATAGTCCTAGAAAACTAAGAATACAAAAGATTTATCAAGGTTGGGGATTTTCAGAAGCTTCTGTGATAGAAGATCTTGTATTCTATAAATCAGACCTAAAAAAAGCATGGAAGGCGTTAATATGAGACACGCAGAATACTATAATAGCCGCCTACCCCATAAGCTAGGTATAAGGTTATGGGAGTCTGAAAAACACGGTATGCTTGTAAATATAGGCTGTAATAATTTTCACAAGTCTGTATTAGAACTCGCCCTAAGAAAAGTTATGTGGCCATTTGGCCGAGGTGATTTGTATATACGCGATCGTGGTGGCATTTTTGGGCTTAGCACCCGTGAAACCCCGAGTCCTGGAGTTAGTGCCACACTTCTAAAAATGAGTTGGGGTCTTAGGAAGGTAAGAATAAGAAAAATTATTGTTACTACTGGCTGGGGTATAAACTACGACATAGTTTTGCAGGATCTTGTATTTAAAAAATCAGATCTTAGAGAGTTATGGAGAGAGTTATTGGTTAGAGAGCGGGAAGCTGCAAAGCTTCAGCTAAAAGCTGATACGTTAACCGCTAATAATATCAAAGAGGATTTACAAAAAGATAAGGAGACAATTTTATGATGCAAGAATATAAATGGACTGCAGATGAACAGTTAAAGAGTATGCAGGTTACTAGAGGTATTATCGTAGATACTGAGGTTGTAAAGGTAGGTTGCCTATGTTTCGGCATAAGTATTTTGGATAAAATAGTTTCCTCAATGAGATATTTACCGTTTGGGGAATTTAGGCTTGCTATAGAAGATGTTGTTGATTTAAAACTTTATGATTTTTCCGAAAATGTTCTATATAACGCTCGATTAAATGTTCGGTTTGGGCCTAAAATTGTAAGGGTCGCTGTTGAAGGGATCAGCTGGCAAGGTTCTTGGTGGCCTGTAAACACCGTCTATTTTAAAAGGAAAGTTTTAAAGGACATGTGGGCTTATAACCGGAGTATAGTAGCTATTATGGAGAAGTTGTGATGAATGATAAATGGCCTTGGAAAGTCAAGGAACGCATAGGAGCGCTCGATCATGAGGTTATTAATAGGAATATTGTACCGCATCATGAAGGATTAAGGGTTGGTTGTCATATATATAAATACTCAGTTTTAAAACAAGTGCTTGATAAATTGAAATATTCACCTTTTGGGAGAATTAAGATAGGTTTAGCATGGCCTGGGGGCACGGATACCTATACATTATCTCCCGAAGGAATTTTAACCCGTATGCGCCTACATGGAACCTATGGGCCTAAAATCTTACGGATTAGGCTTGAAGTAGCTATTCAGGGCTATGGTTGGGATATTATAAATACCGTGACTCTTAAGAGAAGTGACTTAAAAGAAGTATGGGCCTGCCATAAGCACCGGGAAAAAATGTTGAAATCTGGGGAAAAAGTTTTAAAATAAAAAAAAATAAATTAAAAAATTTTAAAATAAAAAATCTCATATAGGAAAAATTTTAAACCCTTCAATTTAGTTTTATTCTGTGCATTTGGATAGGGGGCATGATATGGAACCTTAATCCGCAAGATCGAGTTTAAAACGTTAATAATTAAGTGTATGATGCTCATATTAGTCAAAAATGGGCTATTTTGGCCCCAAATAGGGTATAAGAATGATGCGCCAGAGGATACAATGAGAAAAATCCATGTCTGGCGTTAATTAAACAACTAAATAACGTAAAAGGAGACATAACATGTCTGATGAACTTAAGGTCGTTGAGACCCCAGAAGTAGGTTATTTTCGTAAAGCAGTTAATGGTATTAAAGCCGTTGCCTCAAAACCCGCAGTGAAAAACACTGGATTAGTAGTCCTAAGTGTTGCAGCTGGGGCATTTGGATTACGAGCCTATGATAATCGCAATACAGACCTTCCATCCTTGGAAGAATCTGCTATCGATTAGTAATTACGTTGTGTAACACGTCAGTTGCACAAAAGGAGAGTGAAAGCTCTTCTTTTTACCTTAAAAAGCTATTAATTGCTATTATTATCAATATTATTAAAGTTATTTAAGCCATCTAGCTCCATATGATCGAATATAAGTCTATTATCCTTATAATCTAATGTACTGCCAAGAAGATACATAGCAGTTTCCGAATCCATGGTGTGTGCATAGTCATCATCATACACTATATTTTTAATATCTTTTATGTCTTTATATGTAAAATCGAAGTGTGCCATCTCAGTTTCGTAATTTGGCGCCAACTTTATGTTTAATATGTGGGATTTTGGGTGATTTAAGCTAATTTTCTTAGTTTCTAACTGTATTGCAGCTGCTTTTGTAATCGAGAGAGGCGAATTGTGCATTATTTTTATACTGATTTAATACTTTATTCTTCAAATTGTCTTTTATAGAGAGACCCCAGTGTATTATCATTGGAATTACCCCCTTTCTTTAATATAGTTAGATTCTAGGTATTATACAAATATTAATTAGCGATAGTATCAGGTATTATCACTGGTTCAGGCTGAACATTTTCTATTTTTGGTGTATATTTATCTGAATATGGATACCAAGTGTCTGGTATGACCTGAGATAAGAAAGAGCCTATAACAAATGTCATAACTAGCCAGAATAACCGTGAAACGTTCGTATTAGCTTTTTTGACTAATTTGATCTGGTCTAACGTTTCTTCTTTCTGTAATTTGCCTACATATACCGTAGCTTCATTCATTTTGTGAATTACGCCGGTTTCAGGATCTAGAAGTCTTCTTTTAATCTCAGACATATCATTCTTAATGCCCCCAACTGTCTCTTTTAAAGTATCTACATTATCTTCTAATGATTTAAACTTACCGTTAGTAAAAGTCACTAACGTCTTTTCATGCTCATCCACTTTGTCTCCGATTTTAACGAAAAACTCTTCTCAGCTCATTGGTCCTTTTTTATCAGTCATTCTAATATTCCTATTTTATAATGTGGAGACTAAGCTCCAGGGTATCCTAACTCTTGTGGGATTGTTATTGCGATTATCTTCGTATCTTCTAAAGCTACTCCAGAATGCATAACCTCATCTTTAAGAATTACGCAGTCTTGATAAGAATAGATTACGTCATCTACTCCTTCTTGTGTAATTCTTATACTCCCCTTTAATATGATTCCATACTCTACTATTGGATTTTCGTGAGTATGTGGTGGAAACTCTGTTCCTTCTGGCAAAGATAATATCATTACTGATCCATCTTCTTCGTTATAAATACTTCGCCCTATAGAATCTGCCCCTGCAGTAGACTCGTACGCCTTTTCATATACAACCTCGTCTACGCCTTCTTGATCATTCTGGCTAACCACTAATTTCTGCAATGAAGTCATCTGTCGCGCCATATCCCCTAAAGATCTCATAGTATCTCCTAATTAGAGTACAGTTTGTTAACGCCCATAAGCAACAGTACTATTTTAGTTACTGAATCCATGGCGTTCTTTACGGCTTCCTCCGGAAGATGCCTCATACCTAACCTAGTCATAAGCAGCATTTTGGCTAATTCACTCATAATCATCTCATATTGAGGTAATAGAGCTATGTATTCTATAATATTCTGTTTGTTGATAGCTCCAAGAGACAATACAGCATCTACAGTGCTTTTATCAGATAAAACCGCAGCCTCTTTTACTAAGTCTACTTTTAACATCTCTATGTCATTAGTACTATCTTCATAAGTTTCTGCTATTTTATCAATAAACACTTTTGGAGGTATAGGAGCTTCAATTGGACAAGCAATTAGCATTTCAGTGCCTTTCAGCAACATTGCCGCCTTATTTATATCAGTCTTGGTTGCTCCACAATGAATTAATGATCATTCTGCCTCTGAGAGGCTTAAATCACGTAATTCATGGCTGTTTTCTGCATATTTAGAGAACTCTGCACCTTTTAAGTAATAAAGGCCTACAGAGTCTTTTCCAACTGTGTGTTTATTTACTTTAACAGTATGTGGTATTTCATTTTGTAAGTATGATCCTAGCTTAATGAAGCTCACGTCCTTAGATAAATACCAACTAGATTCTTTTTCTACATATTTTGCTTCAGAAGTAGTTGTGTTGTCGATGTAATAAGATACTTTTTCTCTTCCGGCCCATCCTGTAACTTTTAATGGGGTATCTTGATTATCCTCGCTAACTTCAGAAACTTTTCTTAATTCTTTGCCTAATTTAACAAACTTTGCTTCTTTAGGTAGTAACTTTCCGCCATTCTCTGAGTCCATCAGACTCTTAACAGGCATTTCAGTCAGGTAATACGCAATCTTCTGCAATCCATCCCAACCTGCTACTTGTACTTGTTTATTGCTAGAAGCTTCTAAGTCTTGTAATAGTTCTCTAATCTCAAAAGGCTTAGTGGCACTGCCATCAGGCATAACTCACGCTCCGAAATCTCCTATTTTAGGAAAATCTCCGTCTATTTCTACATTTTCTGAAGACTTTTGTCCTAATTTCTCTAAAATAACCCAATCTTTATTCTTACTGATGCTAAGATACCCTGGACCTCCGTCTAGTTTATAAAGATTTGAAGAATATGACGATACTTTGTCCATTCCTAGTACTTCAAAAGGTTCAGAGACTGATTCTCCAAATTTTCAAACGCCAAGATCACCAACTTGTGGTTGGTCTTCTTCTAAAGTAAATGCTTCAGCCGTTTTCACATCATTTCTACTAAAATCATGATAATCTTTGTCCGATGTTACCATAAGGTGTCTATCAGTGTCCCAAATCTTGTAGCAATTAGCATCTACAGACTCAGCAGTCTTTTCTTGGAAACTTGAAGCAGTTAATATCTCAAATTCTTCAGCTTCTGAAGCCTTAATAGGGAGTTCTCATACAAAATCTATGTTAGAATTAGCTTGTTTAACTGTGTGATTACCTAAAGAGTCTTTAATAACTAACTGTCTATCTATATCAAGGTCCCTAATGAAAGAATCCACGATTTCTTCTTGACTCTCTGTTTTTGACGCTAGTTTGTCTAAAACGTCTAATCTTCCGGTCTTTTTGAAGTTATTATGGATTTCTGGGTTGTTTTTAACAGTATTTAGTATTTCAACAACGGCTTTTTTGTCTATATGCTCAATTTTGTCAATAAATGAAGCTATTTTAGCAGGTCGTTCTTGTGAACTAGACTCGCTAGCTGAATTGTTTATACTCCCATCAGGAGAATACTGTAATTGTGAGAACATGTCCAGTCCTGATTTAGGAGGAGACGACGCTACTCCTACAAATGCTCCTGGCGAAGTTAACATAGTTCTTAACACCTCAGTATTAAGTGGTAAAGTTCTTCCACCTGCCATAACTATGTCTAAAGGAGATAATTTCCAATCTTTGATTACTACTGGTATGGATGCCCCGGATATCTTTAATACCCCTACCGCATATCCCTTTGTACTATCTTTTTTCTTCCACTGAACCACTGCAGGCTGATTTTGAGCGAACGGATATTGTTCGTAAAAATACGTAATTACATTTCTAACCCACTTCGTTGCGTCCATATCCACTGAGTATGACGCTGTTTTAGTAAAAGAGTTCTTTATAAATAAGTTGTCCATTATTATCTCCAATTAATCACTAACTTTGTTTCTTCTAACATTTCAATATAACTAAGCTTAGGTTTTTAGTCAAGTATTATCTACGTTATAGTCCATACTACTGTAAGTACTACACCACTTGCCGACGTTCCTGTCATTTGAAACTTTATTTGTTTTACATAGTTATGGATACTAGTTGCCAAGTCTTCACAAAAGATCTCCACAGTTTGGGCTATTAACTCTGCATTGCTGCTACCTCATGTGGGTGTTATAAAGGGTATTATTGGTCCTACAGGAGTATAAGTTATAAATCCTACTGCTGTAGGTACTAATGTAGTAGCTTCCGCTAGTAAATCTTCATCAGATATACCTCTAGACCCTGAAATCTCCGCCAATGGGTTAGATATAAAAGTTAAAGATACATCAACCTCTGGTCATTCGGGTATAGTTATTTCTACATTAGAAAAGTTTGTAGTGATTCCAGTAACTCCTACTACAGCCTCGCTCATATATTCACTAATAATCTCCCCTAACCTGATGCTTTTTTCATCAACTGTATAAGCTATTCGGTTATCGCCTTCTAAATAATAATACTTATAAAACTCCGCGATTAGCTCAGTCTTTAAATTAGTTTCACTTAACATTATTCTGATAAAGTCTTCACAGTATAAATATTCTCATCCAAAGGATCATAAATACTTGGCTGAATTATTGGAGGTGACGAAGGTCCCACTCCTGTACCATGTGTATGTCCCGCGTATAATTCTGTAACAAACTCTTTAGTAACTAACGTCTGACCCTCTGAGCCTCCGAGATACACATTTTTACCTTCAGGCACGTCAAGAGTTATTCCGCTGCTATCCAAAGTTATAGTAAGAGTAGTATCTCCTAGATTCAGTTTAACAGTGTATGCCTCATTATTTAACGTCTTTGTCAATTTCAACTCTGGAGTTGCAACATCCCCGGACTGCACTGTTGTCTTTAATATATCTGTACCGCCAAACTCTTTAGTATACATTTTACCATTAGTTGTGGTTTCTAGCTGATGGATGTGTCTTCCTCATATTCTACCCGTGTTTAACTTGCCAAAACTACTTACATATTGCTGTTTAATTCCGGTGTTGATAAAAGTATAATCGTAACCTTGCCCAGCTTTCCAGGCTGTAGCATCAAAAGTTCCATCATATATTTGATGTCTATATAACTCTCCCGCTAAACTCCCGGACTCTAATTTCCCAAATCTATTTATCATTGAGCTATTATTATTTGTTACTGCTCGTTTAAATACCCAATGAAATAAAGAACCTGCCGGGTGTTCTTCTCCTATATCAAATAGATCTGTAGCCCCTTGATACCCTAGATGTAACTTAGTATAGGTATTCTTCTGTTTAGAACCTCCAGTAGCTTGTCTAGTCTCTAATTGATACAAATGGGAATAAGGCGTGCCTTTTAAATTCTTAACATGAGGTATGTATCCAGACTTTATAATAGTTTGATCTGTGAATTGGTGCTTGAAAGGAATACTGCGGTGAGTCTCAGTGTTTTCTGAGATATGGTCAAGATACCCAGTAGTATCATCAAACTTTGAATATACTTCTAAATGTGATGTAGCTCCTTTATCTATTCCTGCAGATTTCTTAGGATGATATGAGTCTCTAACAAAATTAGTTGCGCTTCGTCTTTCATATCGTTTAGTTGTAATATTTAGTTTCTTATAAGCTCCATCCAAAGTTATTTCAGCGAAGGCGTTAGAAAACCAACTAAAGAATCCATCTGGAGCCATTAGGAAGTTAGTTTTGTTCTTTCCACCTATTTTTAATAACACTCCCCCCTCTGGTACAGCTTCTGCAGATAAACCGCCGAAGGCCGAAGATAGTCCTGAGGGGATATAAGTAAGAATCTGTGCAACATTATTTCATTTGTCCAAGGCCACCAAACACTCCTGATTTTCAGGAGGCACTGATACTACTCCCGACCCAAATGCAGAAGTTGGTATAAATATCGGAGGTAACGCCAAATACGTCTTCTCAGGATCTGTCTCATCTATTGCCTGAATATATATGTCTTTTTTATCTAGGGCGTTTACATCAGGACTCTCTACTGAAACTACCCTAGCTCTAAATACTTCATAATTTCTTTCCATACTTGAATATAACCCAATGTCTTTTAAAAAACAATATTTTCTGGTATAAGAATTTCGCAATCAAGGCTTAGCCTTAATTAGCACCTGGGTGGTATGACATCCAGTTAAAGATAACCCCAGCAATGGGACTAAAAGCAGTCGGGTCTGTGAAATTATACCTGGCATTGCGTTGTTCTCCTTCGGGAGTGCAAACATTTATACACTGCGAACTTCTATTTATCTTGTAAAAAATAGTCCAACACTCCAGGCTAACTGCGAGGCGTGAAGGTCGAGATACGTATCCCCTGAGGGGTAGGCAGAAATGTCTGTATAGTAATCGCAAGATATCCTGTCTGTCAAGCGGGTTATCAATTATATAGTTTGTCGGGATCAAGATATTGAGGCCTTCATTGGCTTCTAAGTCAAGAAGAGACAACTACTATGATGAAGGATCGGAGGCTGTCATGGCTAATGACTTACGAGGGCGAGTGGCATTATGTGGCTGAAAACTACGTAACCACAACCGGGAACGCGTCCTCCCAATCACAGAAAAACCATAATGTAGCTCAGTTGGTAGAGCAACGGAATATTAATCCGTAGATCACGAGTTCGATTCTCGTCATTTATAATGAAAGCAATTAGATTCCTGGCTGCTTATAATAAAAGATCACTAATATCGGCCTGTATAACGTCGAGCTCTGCGCCTCGCAAGGGTTGCAGCAGTATTTATAAGGAAGCGGTTAAGCTTGGCGGCAGCTAAGATAGTCGTGAAATTGTAGAGTTAATGTAAGTGGAAAGACCTGGCTCCATACCTGGAGCTGTGATTGGTGTATTACGACGACGTAAGTCTGCGTGGAAACGAGGGGAATTGAAATGATCCCTTTAAAGATATACCGTACTAACTGTATTCTCAGGAAAAGTACAAACTTCATAAAACTGGGCCAAAGACGTAATAAAAACGTTGGGTGTCTATCCGAAGGAGTTGCAAGGCTAGAGCCTTCAATTTGGAAAAGAATTTAAGATAGGGCTTCCTACTTAACGTAGGTGGTGCGGGGATTAATAAGTCTCGCAAAGGGAGTTGCATCCCTCGGAAGAAGAGTTTACCCCTCAGCCACTCTCATCTTCCATAAAAAGAATACCAGGAAAGCCACCTGAAAAATTGGCCTTACGCCCGTGCACTCTGTGCCATCTTACAAGCGTATTCTTTTTTTTACCTTAAATTTGTAGGTATAAGACCTATGACAATATTTAACCCTATAACATTATTTAATAAATACCGGTATAAGAATACTGGAATACACAGGAGACCCATCATTGACTAAATTCGATTTAAACAATCTCTTCGATAAAGAGGTTGTGTTCAAAATTAATAAAGCCTTACGTTCTACAAAATCAAACAAAGAACTAGAACTAAAAGTTATTATCTCTAAATACATGAAACAATTACCTAAAGACGTAAGCTTATCTGATTTTGCTAAATATCTTATCGAAACTAATTAACAAATAAAAAGGAGCAGTAATGCTTAAAACTATTACAGACAAATTAACATATGAACTTGCTAAAGAATATATGTCCCTGCAACATAGAATGGGGGACATACATACTCCAGTTATTATACAGAGAACTATATTCGGCGATGTTTCGATAGGGTATGTGTTGTCTACAGGAAAATACACAGCTTATTCTCGTAGCTATACAGGCTTACCTCCTACCAAAACGATTCACCATTATGAGTTTCCAGAAGAATTAAAGCCTACAGTGTTAAGTAAAAGTGGTACAGCAATTTACGCAGCTTTTAGAAATCATTTTTTAGTGTATCATCATGAACTTTCCGATTATATATATATTTCCAAAAACTTGATACGTAAGATAGGCCTTCCTACTAAAGTACTGGTACCCTGCGAAGGTGATGTTATATTATTTGAAGATACCCCACATACTATAAATTATGTAACTCTTCAAGAAAATAATAATCTTTTCAATTATTCTATAGCCACCACTCGGGGCTACGATCGTGAGGTATCTATGAGCTTTGTAAATTCTTGTGAATTTTTACAAACCAAAAGACCACCTCGATTGTTCGGGTATCACGCCAGATTTACTAATGAGGGTTCTCAGTCCCGGATTGTTCAAATTGGATGTCATAGGATCACTAAATCCTTGTGGGACGTGTTACTTGAATCCGCCAACAACGATTATTTTTAAACTATTAAAAAAGGAATAAATATGCTACAACATATTATTAACAAATATCATCTATCCTTAGTACAAGCTTATCTGCATTTATATGACGAAGTTCTGAGCGGATACAACACTTTTAAACTTAAAGACATCTCAATACAGCGAACTCAGGAGGGTGCTGTGTTTATGTGGTTCTCTAAACCCGGCTTCCCTATGAATCAACAACTGCCTTATAGAACCTGGCACTCAACTCATATAGGGGACCTCGCGCCCATCAAAAAGCTAAAAACTTACACATACCCTGAACACCTCATACCTAACATTATTTATGATAAGGATGGAACAAACGATTATATTGTTGCCGACATAGGAGAAGCCTACTTATTACTACACGGAGATGAAATCTGGGTATTTACAAAAAACCTCATTAGAAAAATACGACGAAGCGACCACACCAACCAACCCTGTGAAGGTGACGTAGTAAGAACTAAAACTGGTGAGATGGTTATGATCTTGGACGCCTGCATAGCGGGTAATAAACTAATGATGAGATGTACTAGAATAGTAGATGATTATGAAATAGGCATAGAGTACACAGACCTATTAGATTGTGAGTTTTTACAAGACCCTACTCCCAAATTTCTATTTGGTAGTAATTGTACAACTTACAATAAAGAAAGAAATGCTATATCAAATGTAGGTTGCCAAGATATTGACCCCAAATTATGGGACTTACTTCTAAAAAACGCAATGAAAGGATAACATGAATCTCAAAGACCATCCCCAAATAGCTAATCTAGCAGTAGAAGACTATATGTCAAGGCTCTATTATCTTATGTCTAGTCAGCAAAGCATTGACGAGTTAATAGGTCATCTACGAATATGTACTGATATCAATAATAATGTTGTAACAGTAATGCAACAAGACAGCGTATCTGTAGACACTCCTCATCTATTACTATATAGCTCAGGAGCTAAATTATCTCACTCAGCCTTTAATATATACTACCCCAGAGAGTTAGTACCTAAAGTGTTGTTCAGCTCTAAAGACTTTGTGTTTGCAATGTTGAAAGGTGCATTTATAGTATATTCTGCTACAGATGCTCGATCAATTATGTTTTCTAAAGATCTTATAAGAAAGCTATACAACCCCTCAAAAGTTACAACTCCTTGTGAAGGTGATATTGTTCAAATACCTGGAAATGTTGGAAATGACGAGCTATGTGTAATAATCGATAGCGCTCTGGACTCTTATTTAGAGCCAATATTTCGAATACACTCCTTAAAAAACTACAGCGATGAGTATGAGAACGAGACTCACCTAATTCCGGGTAAGAGCACATTCTTCTATCCAGGGTTCAACTACAAACACCTACAAGACCCAAAACCTCAAAGGCTTTTCGGATACAACATAAGATACAGAGAAAACGGTACCATCAGAAAACTAGGATGTATGAACTTACCTGAAGCAGCCTGGCGTGGGTTAGCTCACATAGCTAACAAACAAGATTCAGTAACTTATGAGTCAGTCTATGTACCTTGTGCTGAAGATTTAGTATCAAAAGCAGACACCACAACCAAATAATACTACTACATCCTGAAGAAGAATAATTGGCCGTAATTGGCCGTGCTATCTTTTTCTTCTCGAAAGGCCATTAAACTTCCTGAATGTTCCGTTAGCATATATATCAATAATGCGTACTAAGGAGAACACAAGTTGGTTGCTAGCAAACCGCTTGTAATTAACTTTAGGAAAAAGTAGGCTTGTAGCCTGCACGGAACACCATTTACACCATCACTTACACCATCATTTATATACTAAAAAGACAAGCGTATCCTAATTAAGGAAATATTTCCAAATTCTAAACTACACTTTTTTTTATCTATAACATCAGTATTTTTAAGCATTTATAGCAATTACCAATTTCATTACTACACGTTACTACACCTATTTTCAAAAGTGTAGTTTGGATATATTCTTTATTTACATACACTTATCAATACTAAACTACATTACTACACTTTTAGGCCAAAACTAGAGGGTCCTTAATCAGAAAAAAAAGAGATCGACAATTTATAAATATTTGCTGACGTGTCTCTCCTTCCAGAAAGCGTAGTAATCGTAGTAATCGTAGTTTAGACCAAATAAGTTATTGTTATTATATATACATATATTTTTTTACTATGTGTAGTAATGGTGTAGTAATGGATTCAAAAGTGTAGTTTGGATTTTTTATACTTTTCTCTTATCTTTATTATTTACCTATACTTACACCCAATTTCGACCAAAATGGCACTGGTAAGCAAAACCCCCAAACTGGTAAGCCAACCCCCCTAAAGTGGTAAGCGAACGCCCCAAACTGGTAAGCAAAACATCAAAAGTGGTAAAAAAACCATCAAAAAAAGCCAGTGTATTTCTATTTTAGATAGAGCAAGCAGCTATATAGGTTACCCATATGTTGTGCAGAACTATATCGTACACAAGCTATATACCCATTACACAACATATAGGTCTTACCAAAACTACACTTTTCTTTACCACTTTGAGCACTTTCGTTACCACTTTCGACCAATTGCTTACCACTTTCAACCACCTTTTGACCACTTTTGCGCTCTTTTTACCAATAAATTGTCCCAAAACACACAAATTATTACAAAAATTACAATCAAAATTAACCAGGAACTCACTAAAATGACACACACGTCCGAATATACTTCATTATATAACTCCTATTTAAAAACCGGTGATGTAGTACTAGTTACTCACCGAACATCACGCCACTTTGCAGGGAACCCATATTCCTGGGAATACTATATGCACCCAGCAATAGGTCATGTATTTATCGTAAACAAATTAGAATATAGCGGTATATCTCTTAAGATGCATCCAAAATATAGTATTATATTAAAAGATACCGTAGATACTGAGGAGTACGAAGCAATTGACTACGCTAGTAACTATCTATACCCGCTATGGAGTCTACAAAAGATAGTACCTCCACATCCAATGTATCCAAAAAACCCAGATGTACTCAAAGCTGTAAGTAATGAAATTCGTAGAAATCTAAGTACAACATTAGATAAAAATATGATAGAACAAATAGATTCTATAAATGTAAGCATACAAATGAGACAATCAATTGAATATATAGACTTAAATTTTGTTGTTGACAAAGATGGCACCTTGGCTCCTCCAAAGCCAGCTGATGTATCTTGCACTTATCCAGAAGATGGACCATTAAACAAGCCATCACAAGGATATGAGGTAACCCCTTCTCTCTTTACTTAAACATATAGTAAATTATACTTTCAGAATAATAAACAATATTAATTCAACACACTAACTTAACATATTAAAGGAAACACAAATATGAATAACACCCCCAAAAATATCATATTAAGAAAGGCTTATGAAACTTTACAAAGTTCGTATCTAAAGCCAGGAGATATAGTAGAAGTCCTAAATCCATACACAATCAACAGCCCCTCAGACACTAGCGACATTAGTAAAAAGCTAGGCTGGTCAACGGACTGGATACCAGAAATGGATGTAACAATAGGGCATAGATTTATAGTTGAAGGTATACATATAATAGACTCGCCTGAAACACTATCAAACGCTCCTTTCGGGCACAGACGTTCCTACGTGAATGGCGTAACTTTATGCGAAGATCCAATTTGGTATTCCGAAAGAGGCATATTTACACATACAACTGAAACAATATTAGCAGCAGTTAAATGCTATTTCCCTATATGGTGCTTAAAGAAGATAGAATTAGAAGAAACTACCAGCGTCTGCAGTAGTAATAATTATACTTCTTTATTAGTTCCTAAGTTAATTTCTGAAGTAATTGCAGAAGACGTACGTAAAGAGGAAGATAGCGTATTTGGCGCCGTACTTCAAGACCTTTCTATAAAAGAAGCTTACTCAATATTATTAGAGTCTTATATACACGCTGGTGACTCAGTAAAGATAGTTACTAAAGTGCCAGATGAATATTTGGGAGCTAAAGCTTGTTGGATTCCTAATATGGATGAAGCAATTGGTAGATTTGCTATTGTAGATCGCGTAGATATACATAATGCTCGTGTATGGTTAAAACCTAATCTCGACATTACCGACAAACGTAGTATATTTGCAGATGAAAGTTTAGTAAAGTGGTCATATCCCTTATGGTCATTAGAAGTAAACCCTAAAATACCTACACATGCTGAGCTATCTGAAGCTTTTATTAAAACAGTTGGAATGCCAGCTGATGACTACTATGACCATAATGACAGTATAGATAATACGTATAACAACTATGGCGAATCTAAACTATTTTCTGACTAAGCTATCAAGCTATCAAGCTATCAAGCTATCAAGCTATCAACCTGACGGAGTCTGGGTCTAGGAACCGAGGAACCGTCTCTAACCAAAAATGTGTATTACCTATGGATCTTCCACCGCCGAAGCGCGAAACACAGCCATAAGTATATATGACATCAAACATAAACAACATTTATTATAAACAATAAAAATAAGGAAAAGTCAAATGACTAACGAACGAGAATTATATAGACGATTTACTGAAAACTGCAATATTAGAGTCAGGGATAAAGTAAGAGTCATTAGAACGGCTAAAACTGGCGAAATGGGGTACGGCTGTGTTTGGACAACGGACATGAACAGTACAGTGGACCATATTTATACAGTAACAGCTGTAGACCCTAGACAGGGAATTATGTTAGATACACCAGCCGGAACTAGATGGTATCCATGGTTTGTACTAGAACCAGATACAAACACTAACTCATTATATGGAATTTTTGAGGAATACCACGCAAAGTGTGAGCTGAAAACAGGCAATTTAGTAAAATTAGTCAGAACTGCAGAAGAAGATGAATATGGATGGGCAGAGGAGTGGCCTGAAGAATTAGACGATTGTGATGTTGGCGATTTATATAGAATTACTAATAAAGATCACAATAGTTATGAAATTGAAGACCTAGAGGGAGATAACCCGTACTGGGTACCTTGGTTTGTTTTAGAGTTTGTGGAAGACGTAGCCCTAGTCTTTGATGGATCTATTATGCACTTCCACAAAGAGTATGTAAGGGTTGGAAACCTAACTATATCCAACGATCAATTATTAACTGTTGCCAAAAAACAAGGCATCATTGCCAGAAACTAATAAATCTTTTAAAATAAAGGAAACAAACAATGAACAATAGCGAAACAAGCGCAAAACTAAGTATGGCCTACATGACTTTAAGCGAGGCCACTGACTTCGAAGTAGGAGAATCTATTAAAGTTGTTAGAACAGCTGAAGATGGTGAAATGGGTTGGGGAGACAGCTGGATCCATGAGATGACCGAGGCTGTTGAAGAGGAGCATATCCTTAAAATAACAAATCTAGGCAAAAACTCTAACACAGGAATAGAGTTATCAGACGGTAATTCATATCCTTTCTTCGTTCTTATGAGAGTGGAGCCAGAAGAAATAGAAGAGGAAACCTTGTATATAGGTGAACATGAAGTAGTCTTTAGTGAGGATGATATCCAGGTAGGATGCCAATGTATCGATAATGATACTATTAAAATTGTACTAGAACGACAAGGCTTACTGTAAATGATTGACTATAATATAATCCCTAAAAATACTTTAGTGTCTATAACCCACGTTGGGCAACAATATAGTGGCTATGAAGAAATGGCGAGAAAACTTGGTCTCGATAAATACCAGGAATACCACTCAGTAGGAGCTAATGGTGACTTGGGAATAATTATGGATTCAGCAATTAATCCCCAGGACCAAAATATTACTATATATGGAGTACAACTTGATTCAGGACTACAGGGATTATTTAATCAAAATGGAATAAAAGCAGAAGCTCCTCATGGAGTAGCTTTCAGAGAAGGCGATTTCGCACGTATTCATGCGGATAAAGAATGGCGTAGTTGGCATGGATACATGGACGAATATATAGAAACTGTTACAACGGTATGTGAGGTGTCGGGTCCACGTTATTACCGCGGTATAAACGCCATGGATGTGTTATTACAATCGGGATTAGAGGGAGGTCATTTGTTTAGAGCTGGCTTCTGTTCCAGAGTGTTAGATGTTAAAACAACTCCATTAATATTCCTTGACGGCGACGTAATAGTCTTTGAAGACACAGGATTGAGTATAGGAAATCGTAAAGTACCAAATGAAACACTTATAGCAATCGCAGAAAGACAAGGATTACTATAGAATAATTAGGGGCGCCAGATAATTCTGTGCGCCTCTTTCTATTTTTAACTAAAAAGGAAAACAACAATGAAAAACAATGAGTAAAGTAGGAAACAACAGCGGAAAAGATTATATTCTATGTTGTTGTATATGCTCTTCAACTAGAAAGGACATCCACATGGTGGGGCATCGTAATAAAGATAACCACTTAATAGGCTTCCTTTATGTATGTGATGAACACACTAAACAAGTAGAAGGAAAAAACTTTCAAGTAAAGTTCGTAGATGAAAAAGAGGAGACTAAATAATATGGGAGACGGAACCCCACTAGGTGATCGTATGAAAGATTATGAAGCTACCTATAAATACAAGCTTCACAAAAGAATGCCAGTAATAATAAGAGTAGACGGTAGAGCGTTTCACACTCTTACAAGAAAATTATATGGAAGAGGATGGTCTACCGGATTCTCTGCAAATATGATGGAAACTGCTAGGGCTTCTATGGAAGATATGCAGTCAACAAAGTTTTGCTATGGTCAATCTGATGAGATCAGTTTTTTATTAACGGATTATAAAACTCATAACACACAGTCGTGGTTCAATAATTCCATACAGAAAATAGTATCAATTACAGCAGCTATCGTAAGCACTAACTTTTATTCAATAACTGGCGAAAAAGTGCAGTTTGATGCTAGAGCTTTTAATTTGGCAAAAGATGAAGTGACAAACTATTATATCTGGAGACAACAAGATGCTATACGCAACGCTGTCCAGATGGTAGGAAGAGAGCATTTCTCTCAGAAAGAACTTCACATGAGAAGTGTTGAGAATATAAAACATCTTCTATCCAAAAAGATAGGAATTAATTTTGATGACTTCTCTAGTTTAAGACGACAAGGGTACTGTATAGACAATAACCACCCAGATATGAATATCCCAGTGTTTGCCTCAGCTAGGGGTAAAGATTACATTGAAAAACATGTATATTTAATAGAAAATAATTAAGGAGTGAAAAAGAAATGAAATTAGAATTAAGTGTAGGAATGGTAGTTGAAACAAAGAGTGAAGGAAACTCAATAATTATACACGACCCTACAGAAAATGGATAAACAGATGAAAAACTATTATAAAGGAGCATAGTATGGTAATTGATTTCACCCCAACAAGTTACAGACTAACTAGAGAAGAGCTCGACCTAATTTTACATACTAAGCAACGAAAAAAGTGGTTTTGCTGGCATAGCTGGATCTATTGGACTTTTGGAATGGCTACAAAAAAGCACAGGGTATGTGAAAAATGTTTTAAGAAACAAAAAAATCGAAGTGTTGTAAAAGAAAGCCCATATTGGCACAAAGAAACATATTTTATCAAGGGGACCTAACAACAATGGAAGACTTCATAGAATGGTTAATAGAAGAAGGGCATCTAAGTCATTATGGACCGACAACTCAGTTAGATTGTGAGTTTTCAGCAGGTGAATTAGATTGCCTATATGAACAGTATACCAGAGAAACTGGAGGAGACTAAATGAAAAATGATTTAACACAGATTGAAAAAGATTTGCTAAAAAGTATTAATTTCTTTCATGACAAAAGATACAATTATAAAAATCTTATGGAGTGGGGCAATATTGAAGAAAAGGTGAGGGCGAATTTACAAGAAGGCGAAATAATATATAAAGCCTTAGATTTGTATGTTGCTATTAAACCCTAAATAAGGAGAAATAATGGAAAATAATTGGAAACTTGATAATATAAGTATCAGGTTTAAACAAGGATATGGTTGGGAAAAGAAAGAACATAAACGACATGATAGATATGAAGGTACAATATCCTTTGTTAACGAAGAGGACGAATCATTCTGTTTTAATATTCCTGAGAATTATACTCAACAGTATTTAGATATTATGGCTAACGACATAGTTAGATGCGCTACAGATCTAGGCAAGAGGCTTGCTGAGTCTATTAAGCCGAAGGAGAAAGAATGAAATTAACAAAACTAATGGAACAGTATTTGAGAGAGGAAAATGTAAGAGCTCAATATGAAGCCGGAGAATCTGGTAATTTTTATTGGGAAACTCCTTTCGTGGTATGGTTGGTGGATAAGATACCAGAACCAAAAGAAAAATGGGAAAGCTGTGAATGTGTGTGTCATACGAAATATCAAAAACATAAATATCATAGGACATGCTGCTATACCGAATCAGAAAAAGGAAAATGTTCAGAATTAGGTGATTTTTTTTACTTGAAAGAACCATATAATAAGCAAAAGGGGAGAACTCATGAATACTGAAATAGTTCGCACAACTAAAGGCGGGTGTGCAATAAGAAAAATAAAACATAACTTTCACGAATTAAAAGAAGCTATTGATACTATAAACTATTTCAACAAAATGGATTTTAACCAGTTTGTTGATGAAATGGAACATTATGTCTGCGATAAATACTCGAAAAAAGACAGAGATTCTTTCAAATTTACCGGGTTAAGTAATGTAGACTTTTTCAAAATGGGAGGGATCCGTTCCGAATGAGCACCCCAATGACTTTTGTAAAACGAATGAACAAAACCCTAATGATCTATACTAATGCTGAAATATTAAGAAAAATAGTAAAAGGTGAAATCTTAGAATATAAGGTAGAATTTCTCCCTAAATGTGGAGAAGTCCTTATGAAGTTAGAACCCGGCACTATCCCGGTAGAGTTCGATGAGGTGATGTTCTACATGGGGGTATCTTATGCTACTTATAAAGAAGATGCCTCTAGTTATGTAACTCGCAAGTGGATAAACACTAAAATATTATTTGAGGATACTACTATTTACTATGTTGTAGTTTTAGGAGATATCTTACGACAAAACCTGAGAGATGTAAAATTATGAACGACATAAAGCCTCTTCAACAAATTCTTAAACTTACAAAGGCAGATAGAGTAGAGCTTTCTCTTAGAAAAAATGCAGACGGTATCTTAGAAGTTAGAGTTTTCTGGTTTACTCCTGGAGAAGAGATGGTTTCCTTTTCTCAACATTTAAATATGGCTAGTTTCGTATCTGAAAAACTTTCAATGGATTATGCCAGTAGATACTCGGCATTAGCTAACAGCGAACGCCAAAAATATAACAATAAATAAGGTATAAGAAAAAGGAGATAACATGAAGTTAATGCAAAACTTATTAAAAGTAGTGCATCATAAAAATCAAGAAGATCGATTGGGAGCCTGTTTACCGGTAACCATGTACGAACTTGAGTCGTTAGTAAGGGCTGCTATAGCTTTAGACGACGGAGAAGCAATAGATACAATTAGTATCGAACGAGCAACTGCCAGCTCAGGAATAGAGGCAGAAGCATAAAACAACTAACCATCTAGACCGATGAGTACAGTAAACATAAAAGACAACTTATTCCTAATACTGAAAACTGAAGATATTGACAAAGGTCTAGAGCCTGATGAACGCTTAGTTCTGCAGGCAATAATAATAAAAATACAAAAATATAGAGAGAAAACAGGAAGAGAAGCAGCACCTAATTATTGGGTTGTAAATCAGGATGAAGAATATTCTGGAATGATTATAGAACAAATAATTAAAGGCGAAGCTTTAAAGAATTAAGAAAAATGGAAGGAGGTTAAGATGTTATCATGGATAGTAGGATTTCTAGTTATATGTTTTTTAGTACCGTGGTATTTTCAAGCAATTGGATTACCAAGATGGAAAACAGAAGCTATATATTGGGAGTTAATAGCAGTATTCTGTTTATTTGCCAGTATATGGATATCTAGAGACCTAGTTCATCATAAAATGGAAAACAGTTCGGAGATGGCTGCACGCGAGTACAACTTGTGGGTCAATCACGTTCAGTTTGATAATGAATATTACTACGATTGGTGGATTCCAGACGAAGTAGACACGTTAAAATACAAGGAGTAGTGTAGTATGAGTTATTTCATGATAGACATAGAGTCTGACGGGGAATGCCCTGGAATATTCTCTATGGTAGAGTTTGCAGCAATAAGGGTCACGGAAGCGAAGGACGAGTCCGTCCACGAGCGCCTAAGGCCTATTACTAACCTATGGAAACCTGAAGCTTTAGAAAAGATAGGGGTAACTAGGGAAGAAACTCTTGGATACGGAGATCCTGAAGAAGCTATAAAAACTTTAGCAGAGTTTGTAAAAGAAACTTCAAAAGGAAGGCCGATGTTTATATCTGATAACAATGGGCATGATTGGCAGTTCATAAATTATTACTGTCATAAGTACTTAGGGATAAATCCCTTTGGGCACTCAAGTGCAAACCTAGGAAGTCTTTTTAAAGGGTTGGTTCAAACTCCTTTTGAAAACTTCAAACACCTGAGAGATACTCCTCATACACATAGCTCTATCGATGACGCTATGGGTAATTTGGAAGCGTTTCTAAAATTAATAAAGACTTATAACCTTCCGGGATATTTAGATAAGGAGTAGTAACATACATGTTCGGATTACTATTTTTACGAGGGATTATTGGACTACTGATAGTCATAATGTTATATTATGCTTTAGTACCAAAAGAGGTTCGTAAAGTAAATAAATTAACAAGAGAACTAGGGGATTTACAATTAGGCAACCGCCTGAAAGAACAAATCGCTAGCCTCAAAGACGCCATAACAAAAGAAAAAGGATAACGCATGAACAAAGCGCTAGGCATTTTAATAGCTATAGTCGTTGTAGTGCTCTGGGGTACATTCTCAGCTGCATACACGCTAGACGCTAATGAACAAGCAGTCGTGCTCCGTTTGGGGAAGTACAATAGTACTACCGCTGTTGGAGGACTACAATTTAAGATTCCGTTCGGGATTGATGAAGCATACAAAGTGAGAACTGAGTATGAATATAAAGCCGAATTTGGATTTAGAACTGTATCTGCTGGTAAAAATACCAACTACAACAAAAGCGGATTCGTCGAAGAATCAGAAATGCTGACAGGGGATTTAAATATTGTGTACCTACAATGGGTTGTACAATATAAGATTAATGATCCTTATCAGTATTTGTTTGCCACTAGAAACCCTGAAGAGCTCTTGCGAGACGGTTCGGAAAGTGTAATGCGTTTAATGGTAGGGGATCGCTCCTTCTATGAAGTATTACAAAAAGATCGTGTAGCTATAGCCAATACGGCCAAGACTCACCTGCAGGATATGCTAACATTATATGAATGCGGCATTATCGTAGAGTTGGTTCAGTTGAAAACTGTTGATCCACCTCCGCTAGTTCAGGCTGCCTTTAAAGAAGTAAATTCTGCTGAGCAAACGCAGGAGACTACTATTAATGAGGCCAGGGAAGACTACACCAAGCAGGTAACAGAAACTGAAGGTGAAGCGGCAAGACTGGTTGAGGAAGCAAATGGTTATGCTATCGAAAGAGTTAACGAAGCTAAAGGTAACACAGCTTGGTTTACTGCAGTATATAATGAGTATAAAGTAAATCCTAAGGTAACTAAGGACCGTTTATATTTTGAAACAATGCAGAAAATTCTACCGACAGCAGAAAACGTTTGGTTTATTGATGAAAACATTTCAGCACTACCACACTTTAATTTGGGAGGCAACTAGTTATGGAATTGACAGTTAAAAAAGGGGCTTTCATATTCCTCTTTATGTTCCTGCTTTTTGGATTCTTTAGCGGTTTATACGTTATCGATGAAAAAGAACAAGTGGTGATTACTCAGTTTGGTAAAATTCGCGGCGAAGCGATTACTGACGCAGGGGTTCACCTGAAGATTCCTTACATTCAGAATAAGCATGTTTATGACAAACGTATTCTGGAATGGGATGGGGATGCCGAAGAATTACCTACAAAAGATAATAAATATGTCTTTATTGATGTATTTGCCAGATGGAGAATTAGTGATCCTCAGGAATATCATAAAGCTGTAGGTGGTCGTGAAAACCAGGCACAATCTCGAATTGATGATGTAATAGATGGTAGCTCACGTGACATAATTGCTGAGCATGTAATGTCTCAAATTGTACGGTCTAGTAATCGGGAGATGGTGTTACGTTCGCAGGAAACCTCAGATACAAATACTGAAGATCAGGGCACCGAGTCCAGCTTCATGCAACCAGGAATCCGAGACGAAATTGTGGCTAAAATCCTGGCAATGGCTCAATCAAAACTAGCCGAACGTAAATTAGGAATCGAAATTATAGACGTTCAGCTGAAACGGGTAAATTTTACCAATGTAGTCAAGAAAAAGATACAGGATAGAATGGTTTCAGAGCAGTCACGAATTGCTCAGAAATATCGCGCCCAGGGGCAGAAAGAGAGACAGGAATTAGCTGGAAGACGAAATAACAAAATAAAAAATCTAATGTCTGAGGCTTATAATGAGTCTGAGATGATTAAAGGTACAGCTGATGCAACAGCTACCAAGATCTACGCAGAAGCTTATGGCGCAGATCCAGACTTTTATAATTTTGTGAAATCGTTGGAAACGTTGGAGAAAGCGGTAACACCGTCGACCAACATAATGATGACCAGCAGAAATGGTGTCTTAAAAGTATTGTTTGAATAGATACTAGAAGCCACATTTAAAAGATTAGAAAGAGAGCGGTGCAATATCCGCCCTCTTTCTTTTTAGATAAAAAATTAGGGATGGTAAGCAAAATTGGTTAATGCGACAGGCTGCAACCCTGGACTGTGTCGGTTCGAATCCGACTCATCCCTCAATACTTACGATAAGTATTTTAATTAATAAAAATAATAAGGAACACAAAATGAATTTTAAATTTTTCGGAGCATTAAGATTACTACTGAACTTCTTGACAGGAGTATTTGTAATAGCTGGAGGAATTATACTACCTAGTACTCCTATTACGATAGCGGGCTGCCTTTTATTAGCAGGGTGGTTAGCCGCGTTTATAGAACGTTACGATTCCCACTATAAAGGCTGCTAATGTTAACTACAACATTTACAGTTCACATAATACTAGTTGTATTGCTAGTTCATTGGGTAGCAGATTTCTTGTTTCAAACACAGGAAATGGCTTCAAAAAAACATGAACACTGGGGCATTCTAATTTTACATTGTGTAGTATATGCCACTGTATTGACGGCGTTTATAATGCTAGCGCCCTCTCTTGGCACAATAATAACTATTTCATTAGGAAATGCAGCGCTATGCTGGTCTTTATTATTTATGTCACATTTATGGATAGACGCTGTTACTAGTAGAATAGTAAAAAAAAGCATTTGCTTTAAACAAAATTAGGTTTATGTTTAATACTATAGGTTTTGACCAGTTCCTACATTTTGTAGCACTACTATTAATATTAACACTCATAATATAAAAACTGTGGAGGCGTAGCTGAGTGGTTTAGCAGCGGCCCTTTAAGCCGCCGACGTAGGTTCGATTCCTACCGCCTTCACGCCCCCATTAAAAAGGAACCAAATGAAAAAAAATAATTGTTTATAATCATGAGCATACAGTAGATGACGCTGTTGCCAAAAGATATGAAGAGTTAATGGATAATCTTCGAGAAGGTTATGATAAACTATTAAATTCAGGAATGTTTTTTGAAATTTATCCAGAGCTTACAGGAAACTGGAAAGAAGATGAAGAGGCTTATTTAGCAAAATCAACCAATAAAAGATAAAATGAAAAAGTCAATTACAATAAATGTGTATATGCAAGACGGAAGAGTATTCAAGTATGAAGTAAGTGATTCAGCAGTGGCTCGAGAGCATGCACATAGAATAATAACAGAAGGATGGCGTAACGTTGAAAATGGAATTATGAGTTATTATCCAGTTCATCAAGTATTAAAAGTAAGCTTTGAAATGGAAAAACTGGATGTTTTAGCTGGTAAGTATCACGCCTCTTCCATTGATTATCCAAAAATGACCTAATAAATTAAATCTGTAACGTAGCTCAATTGGTGGAGCGCTGCACTGTTAATGCAGTGGTTGCGAGTTCGAGTCTCGTCGTTACAGCAATCAAAAAAGGAAACCTATGGAATTACAAGACGAAATTAATATACTGACTGATAAACAGCTGCACAAATTGAATACTAAACGCCTACTATCTTACTATAAATCGATTCGAAATAAGCTACGAAAAACTTGTATGTTTTACTGTTGCGAATTCAGATGCGAAGTTCTATGGTATGAAGACAAGGATGGAGTTGTTACATCGAGTTATAAAAATGTAACAGATGAAGAAGCTAAGGCTTTAAAGAAGTTAAGTGATGATTGGGAAGCCTTCGTTAAACATGTAAAAGCTATTCTAAATACTAGAGAGCATGTCAACTAAACTAAATCAAAAAAAAACAATAATGATAACTAAAATATGGTACAGTGTACAAAACGGTGGGGATGGAAGTGCTTATCCACAATTAATGGAAAGTGAAAAATTAGCTGAACTAGATCAAGAACATATGGATGAAGGTTGGGGTGAACCTTGTATCGGTTCAATTCGAATTGAGCATGACGGCCCTATTAAAATTCTCAACAACATTCAAACTGCACAAGAAATAAAAGAAGAAATGGAAAGAGTTTATAGTAACTATAGTGAGGCTAAAGAAGAGCCTAAAAAATACGAAGCTGTATGTAAACTAGTACAAAAACAAAAACAAAAGGAAACAGAAGATGATTAATATGAAATATAAGAAGACATTATTACTACTAATACCTGCAATAATGTTCTTACTTCACATAGAGGGACTAATATTCTTTTTCATAACTTTAACTACTATAGCGTTAATAACATTAGTTATTATACATATAGTAAAGTTAGCGACGACGGACGATTCTTCTGCTATAGATATAAATACCAAGTCAACAGAGATGTTAAAATTTACTGAAAATTTTTGCACTTCTAAAGAACTAATAATAATAACTTTTGGAACTGCGTTAATAAGTATGTTAGCCGGATTTATGGGTACTGGGATTCTTTGGGTAATTACAGCTATCTTAATAATAATACCGAGATATTTATTTAATTAACCAATAAACTACTATGAGTAGAGCTTATGCTTGGATTATAACCGAAAGCCATCTTGAAAGTTTAAAAGATGAATTAGGAACATTAGGCCCAGGAGGGGCTGTATATTCCGAAGAAGAAATTACAGAATTCGGCAGAAAATTCGAAATGTATGACGATGATGATATATTATATTACACCGGATATATTTGCGGAGAATACGACGGATTTGAACCACTAGACGATTTTGGTATGCCCAACGCAGGGTGCACTAGTATCAAACTAGATAGTGGGCATGGAGACATGCTTACGCTATAAATATAATAGTTGGTTATATTAAAAATAATAGTTATATTTAAGAGACCTGATAATTGTATCAGAGTGTCATATTAAATATGTGGCATTTGAGTGTGGCAATTCCACACAAATTTGACGTAAACACAAGGTAACAATAATGAATATAAAAACCAACCTTACAATTCAAAAGAATCGTTTAAAAGTATATAGCCAATTAGATGTCTGGAATGGCATAGAAGCAACTTATTACTTAAATGATAAAGACGAATTTGAAATCGAACTTACTAACTTAGAAACTTCTTCCTGTAAATTGAGGATAAAACTTAATGGAAAATATATTTCCAATGGCGGGCTTGTGCTTGACCCTGGACAGCATTATTTTCTGGAACGACATATCGAAGTAGATCGAAAGTTTGAATTTTCAACATATAACGTAGAAGATACTGAGGAAATAGACAAAGCTATAGCCGAGAACGGATTACTAGAGATAGAGTTTTATCGAGAGTCATTTCCTATCGAGCATAAATACTGTAGCCCATACACTAATCCTAATGTCTACCCAAGACCGTTTACATGGGAAGGTGATATACTAACCAACGATAATACTTGGTGGACCGACCTTGCTGGCGAATTCACGGGAATTAGCGGCATGTCAGCGCCAAGTATGTATAGCGCTAGGGGCACAAGATGCTCAAATCCAGCAGAGCCTCAAATGGCTATGGGTATGATAGAAGATAGTGGCGAAGTACTTACAACCGCATGCTTTGCAAGCGCGCCTATGAAAGAGACGGGTAGAATTAAACAAGGTAGTCATTCAGAACAAAAGTTCGGAAGAAGCTATCAAAAATTTGAGCATACTCCCTCTCATGTAGTAACCTATAAATTATTACCTATGTCATTAAAACCTATTACGGTAAATGATTTAGAGAAACGTTATTGCCAAAAATGTGGACTTAGACGAAAAAAGTCTACCTGGATATGTTGTCCAGCGTGTACAACTAGATATTAATATATAAACGGGGTTTCGGCCCCGTTTTTCTTTATGGAGATTTATGACTAGCAAAATAGAAGTAGATAAAAAACAAATTGATAAATTTAGGAAAAAAGAGATTACAAGTTCAGAATTATATAATAATAGTGAACCTGAAACTTTTTTATCCGAAGATAGCCAGAATAGCGCCCTACTCCCCGAAGATAAAAACCTAAATCTTGAAAACGTAACCTCTGGATATTTAACCAATGAACAAGGAACTTTTTTACCAGCTTCAGCTTTTGTAAAAATTTTACCAGCAGGGTATTATGAAGTATTAGAATCTAGAGGAGCCGCCGTAGAGTTCTTAAATATTGAGCTAGAAGCCTCGGACCTAATTTTATTTAGTAATTCAATAGCTGAAGAAATATTATTAGAATTAGGAAAATTTTGGAAACTTGGATCAGCTTATAAAGCTTGGGGAGAAAGCCATAAAAGAGGAATTCTAATTTATGGTGGAGACGGCTCAGGAAAAAATAGTACAATGAAAATAGTAATGTCAAATTGTATTCAAAAAGGATATTTAGTATTTGATAGCTCTTTTGTAGTATCAGAAGGTATTACTAGAATAAGAGATATTGAGGGGAATAGGCCCATACTTGTTATAATTGAAGACATTGACAGAATTATAATGGATCCAGTAGCTGAAGCAAAGATTCTGGATTTACTAGATGGAATAGGAGTAATAAATAATGTTGTATTTTTAGCTACAACTGCTTATCCAGAACGGCTTCCTACATCTTTAAAAAATAGACCTTCGAGGTTTGACAGGGTTATGCACCAGGATTACCCAGATGAAATTACTCGTAAAAAATATTTACAATTAAAGAGTAGTTTAAAGGGTAAAGAATTAAATACTTGGGTAAAAGATACTAATAACTGGTCTTTCGCACATATTAAAGAACTCATAGTAAGCGTCATAATGTTAGATACAGATTATAAAGTATCAATAGACAGAATTAATAAACTAAGGCAAGAGGTAGCTACGTCTGAAGTAGCAATTTCTTCTCATAATATAGGCTTTAAAACAAAAAGGTAAATAATGAATACAGTCCTAACAGTTTTAGAAACCCAAATAAAGGAAGGGTGGGTAAAGCGAAGAAAACATCCAGAGTTTCCACTTTGGATATATAATTATACCCATGCCACACAGTATGCTCGAAATTGGAACGATACCACTACTAGATGTAGGGGTCTTATACTAGATGAATATGGAACTGTAGTAGCCAACCCTTTTAGAAAATTTTTCAACTATACAGAATTAGAAGGACTAGGTATCGAGCTCCCAGATGACCACTACAGCATTTTTAATAAACTAGACGGATGTCTATTTATAATGGTTATGTGGAGGGGGCATTTAATTAAATCTACAAGAGGCTCTTTTGATAATGAATATATTACAGAGGCCAATGTAGTCTTAGAAGAAAAATACCCTGACCTTACTATAAGGGAGGACTTCACATACTGCTATGAGTTCTTAACACCTACTCTTAAGAAAGGGGGGATGACCTGTATCACCTACCCAGAGAGCGACCTAAGGCTATTGGCAGTACGCGATACGTTTACTGGCAGAGAGATAGGGTTGCACGCTGTTACTACTTGTATACCAAGAACAGAGCTATATGAACATGATTGCGATGTAAGTGAGTTATATAATGTACCAAATCAAGAAAACAAAGAAGGATTTGTGTTAGCATATGATAACGGGTTCAGAGTTAAAGTAAAATTTGACTGGTATGTAAGACATCACCGTATATTGCAGCTTTGCAATGATAAAACGGTATGGAAATACTTATCAGATCCAGAATTAGATATACAAGAGTTAATTGATATTGTACCAGATGAATACTATAAATGGCTTCATACCTCTATAGATAACTTTAGAGAGAATTATGTGATATTAGCAAACACTGCTTGTAAACAATACATGCACCTTATAACTAGTTTCCCAGAATCAATTGATATGAAAAAACGAACTTCCAAAGCAGTAGCAGAAAAAGTCATAAATATTGGAAATAAACAAATAATTTCTTTAGTATTTACAATGTTACAAGGGAAAAACATAAAGCCCTTAATTTGGAAATATTTAAAACCAAAACAAACGGAGAAAAAATGAAAAATCCCGGATTCATACTATTTATAGTATTACTTGTCCTAAAGTTAGTTGGAGTCATTACATGGAGTTGGTGGTGGATAACTGCCCCGCTGTGGCTTGGCTTCGTCTTATTATTTTTAGCTGTAGGCGGTATAGCTGCAATTGCAAGTTGGCTCGATTAGATATTTACTAATACTACTCACAAATATATGTTTATGCGTTGGAGCCTTACCTGAGGAATGGAAAGCTTTAACAAGCCATCAACAAGAATCAATACGGGCATCCTATGAATATGGGGTGCCCTTTGATTTAGGGTGGACATTAGCTGCTATTGAGTGGCAAGAATCTGCAGGAGGTAAATACCTTGTAAATTTGCAAGACCCTTCCGCAGGAGCTCACCATATCAATATCAACACATATATGAGTAGACATAGAGATGAGATAGAGGACACACCCTTTAATAGGAATGTAGTGGCCCAATGGCTCATAGATAGTCACATACTTAGTTGTAGAGAAGCAATAACTGAACTAACCTATTGGAAGAATGAGAGACATAATGGTAGCTGGTCCAAAACTGTAAGATCCTACAGGGCGGGCAATCGCTGGGAGTCTCCAGCAGGTTGGCAATATTATAAAAGTATAACAGCCAGAATAAACTTTTTAAAACAAGAATGGAAATTATAAAATGAGACATTTAGCAACAATCCAACTCATAGCTAATTTAGAGCCTATCTCTGGAGCAGATGTAATTGAAAAAGCAACTGTAAAAGGCTGGCATCTAGTAGTTAAGAAGGGGGAATTTCAAATAGGTGATAAATGCGTCTACTTTGAAGTGGACTCTTTGTTGCCAGAAATAGAGCCGTTTGAATTCTTAAAGAAAAACGGTGTCAAAACAATAGATGACGGCACAAGAGGTTATCGCTTACGAACTATAAAATTGCGTAAGCAAATTAGTCAAGGGCTAGCCATGCCATTAGATACTTTCGAAGAGCTCGCCGATGGCCCCGAAGTGGGAACAGACGTAAGTGAACTTTTGAAAGTAGTAAAATATGAAGCACCCATTCCAGCATGCTTAAGTGGCCAGATTAAAGGCCACAGACCTTCCTGGATTCCTAAGACGGATGAAGAACGTGTACAGAATCTTGTAGATGAAATAAAAGAATGGGCAGGAACAGAGTGCTACATAACAGAGAAATTAGATGGATCGTCATCTACCTTTTATTATGCACCTAACTACCGAAAAGCAACACCTTTCGGAGTATGCAGTCGGAAGCTTGACCTAATAGAGAATGACAAAAATTCTTTCTGGAAAGTCGCTAGAGATATTGACGCAGAAGAGAAAATGTCTAAACTTGGTATAAATGTAATTTTCCAAGGAGAATTACTGGGGCCAGGGATTCAGAAAAATAAATACAAATTGTCTGCTACAGAAGTAAAAATGTTTAACGCTTTTACTATACAAGATGGTGGCTTTGGAAGTATTGAGAGCTTTCTAAATCTTATATTTGGGGACTACACAACTGAGGGGGAAGTTCGCGTACGAGGGTTAGATAGAATATTTAATACTGTACCTGTCCTTAATCCAAAGATGGTGTTAAACCATACAGTAGACGAATTAGTAGAGCTTTCTAAAGGCCCAAGCCTTCTAAATCCTGATATCCCAAGAGAGGGAATTGTGATTAGAGCGAGAGATGGTAGCTTTAGTTTTAAAGTAATTAACCCTGACTTCTTAATTAAGTTTGGAGAATAAATGAAAAGTAACCAGCTTTTAAAAACACTGAAAGATGGCGATATAGTATTAATGGTGCTTCCTGGGTTATATGAGCCTTCAGTGTTAGAGATATGCCAACTCAAAAATACTAAATTCATTCCAAAGGGTGAGGGGCGCTCTTTCGACTGGTTAGACTTTGACTCTGACACTTTGTATGTAAATACTCGCGTACATAGTTCACAGTTAGGTGAATCAGCTGGAAACTGTTTGTCAATAACAGAAGTGATAGCTCCCGAGCATCTTGAACAATTTGCACGAAATAAAGATATGTGGAAAGCATCTTTATACCAATACTCTGACGTTGAGTACAAACACGCCCAGAGTACGGCGGAGAGTTCTATAAAGTTATGGGATAGAGACTAAGCCATAAATAAAAGGAAATACAAAATGAGACAAGTAATAATACTACGGGGGTTACCCGCAAGCGGTAAGACTTCGTATGCCGTAGATATGATGGATAAAATGCCAGATACATACAAACGTGTAAATAGGGATAGTCTACGAAGCATGGTTGATGGTGGAGTATACTCTAAAGGAAATGAGAAAATAATTAAAGCAATTAGAGACTCTTTAATCTTTAGATACTTAGATGCCGGAAGATCAGTATTCGTAGATGATACAAACTTACACAGCTCAAATGAGGAGCATATTAGAAAAATAGTGGCGGACTATAACATTTTACGGGAAGTTAAGCACGACGTATTAGTTGTGGTTAGAGAATTCCCTACAGATGTATTTGATGCCATTGATCGAGACGCATTACGTACAGGATCGGCCCATGTAGGCTCTAAAGTTATTTATGATATGTACAGTAGGTTTCTAAAGAAAGATGAGCCTCACGACTATCCTGAGCCTCCAGGCACGGTTGAGTTGGTAGACGGCTTACCTAAGGCAATCATTTGTGACTTAGACGGCACGATGGCATTCCTTAAAGGCCGTAACCCTTATGACGCCTCTACTTGTGAGAACGATACTTACAATGCGATTTTGGGGGAAATTCTTCACGTTATGGACAAACAGGGATACCAAATAATCTTTTTATCTGGAAGATCGGAAAAATACCTTTCAGAAACTAGACAGTTTTTGAAAGCAAACCTTCCGTTTCCTCATTGGAAGATGTTCATGAGACCATTGTTTGAGCATAATATAAGAGATTCAATTCTTAAACGCAAACTTTATGATGAACACGTTAAAGATAAATACAACGTATTTTGCGTGTTTGATGATAGAGACCAAGTAGTTGGTCTATGGCGTAAAGACTTAGGTCTACAATGTTTCCAAGTAAACTACGGAAACTTCTAAATTAATAAACTGACGAAATAATAACATACAAGTTAGAAAAGGAAAAAAAACAAAATGCAAAAATTGCACTTCTTAATAATTGATCCACAAAACTCTTTTATGGATCGAAACAATGATTTAGTCTTACTTCAAAAAGCCGGCATAAATTTGGCGGATATAGGATTACGACTTCCAGAACCAGAATTACCGGTACCGGGGGCTTATGAGGACTCTGAGAGGTTAGCTATGGTGCTTAACCGCTTAAGAGGTAAAATTACTGGGATCCACGTGACGCTAGATACCCACCAATTGTTGGATATTTCGCATCCATTATTTTGGATGAATAGTGCTGGAGAACATCCGGGCCCGTTTACACTTATAAGTCTAGACGACTTAAACGGATCAGTTTGGACACCGACTAGCCCAGATCGAATTCCAAGAGCCAGAGCTTACCTGCAAGCTCTCCAAGACAACGACAGATACCTTCTGTGTATATGGCCACCACATTGTAAAGTGGGCACATGGGGCCACAATGTAGTAGATGTTGTAAACGCAGAACTTGAAGCCTGGGAAGAAAGCAGAAAACGCAGAATAAACTATGTTACAAAAGGACACAACCCTTGGACAGAACATTACTCTGGCGTTATTGCTGATGTACCTGACGATGAAGATCCTACTACGCAGTTAAACGTCACTCTTTTAAAACTTTTAAAAGACGCAGACATAATTGCCCTTTCAGGTCAGGCTCTATCACACTGTGTAGCTAATACAGTTAAAGATATTGCAGACAACTTCGGAGAAGAGAATATCAAAAAACTAGTACTGCTTGAAGACACTTCTTCAAATGTTACTGGGTTTGAGAAATTGGGTACCGACTTTGTAACGGAAATGGTTTCACGCGGTATGCAGATCTGTAAAGCTGAAGACTTTTTGAAATAAACAAACACACAAAGATAAAGGAGATTATCAATGGTAGATACCATGCAAAGTGTGGACTTATTAGGAGCTGGAAATTTTAAGTTTTCAGCAATAGGCTTAGATGAACTAGAAGCCTCCGAATATACCTTAGTAGGTATAGTCGTTGACATTACCGGATCAGTGGGCGGTTATGAAACTATGTTACAAAAGATGATTGAAGAAATAGTGGGGGCATGTAAAATGTCTGCACGTTCTGAAAATCTACTTGTTAGGGTAACACTGTTTAATAGTCAGACTGATATTTTGGAAATCCATGGATTTAAGCCTGTAAACGATATAGATTTAAGTGAGTATTCAGGGAAATTAGTACCTGACGCAGCTACTAACCTGTTTGATGCCACTTATGATATGATCGGATCAATTGAACAGTATGGTAAATCCCTAGCGGACCAGGAATACAGTGTAAATGCTGCCGTGTATGTTATTACAGACGGAGATGATAATTCTTCGACTATGACAGCCACTAATGTAAAGGACAGAATACACTCCATTAAACGTGCCGAAGAATCAATTGAATCTTTAATTTCCGTATTAATCGGGATAGGCACAGACGGCAACCATGGTTGGGGCTCTAGGGTTTCACAACTATTAAAAGAGTTTAAAGATGATGCAGACCTCACGCAATATATTGATGCGGGCAATGCAAATGCTAAAACTCTTGCAAAATTAGGGAATTTCATTAGCCAAAGCATTAGTTCACAGAGCCATTCACTTGGCACTGGCGGACCTTCTGCTCAAGCTAGTATGAAATTCTAACTTACAAAACGTACGTAAGAAACGGCGTAACGGGGCGGTATCTCAGCAGGGTAGAGTTAGGGGATACCCTAGACATTGGTTCGAATCCAATCCGCGCTGTTACGTTCGTTCTTATTAAAAGGAAAACTATGAACATAGATTCACATTTTATTCAAGGGGCCACTCATCGGGTTTGTGAAGATTATACACTTCATGGGGAAACAGATGAGATAGCTTATATTATTGTATGTGATGGGTGTTCAAGCGCTCCTCACACAGATTTTGGAGCTAGATTAATAGCCCATAGTGTAGAACAAGCCATTAGAGAATTTGGAGAGCTGACTCGTCAAAAATTAGAGTGGCAACTTCAATTATGTAAAGGTTATACTGATGTCCAAGGCCTGGACCGCCGTATGCTGCTGTCAACTGTGTTGGTAGCTATCTATAATAAAGAAAAACAAAGCTTTTATATTCTTATGGCCGGAGATGGACATTGTTTCTTAGATTCAAAAGAAGGACCGCTTCATATAGATATTCAATCACCTCATAATACTCCATACTATCCTGCGTATAACATTACTCGAAAAGATCAGGAAGAATACAAAGAGTGTTTAAAGGACAAAGGACAAACAGTTGTTCACATGAATGATGGTGACGAGGATCCTACCAATGTAGCATTAGAAACTGGAATGCCCTTTATATTTCAGCCTGATTACCCGATAGCTTCGGTAATTTTAACTACTGATGGTATAGACCAAGTAATAGATAGGGATACTGGAGAGAGAGTAGTGATTGATGATATCATCACTCATTTCCCAAGTGCCGCAGGAGCATTCGCTGTAAGAAAACTAAGGTTTCTTAAGAAAACCTGGAATAGAAATTATATTACTAACGCAGACGATATTGGAATTGCTGGAATAATATTATGAAGGTTTTAGTACAAGGAAAGGGGCAAGTATCATTATTAGACTCTAATTTTGTAGCTCAAGGTGGAGAGGGTAAAGTATATGTAAAAGGTGGAAGAGCTTATAAAATATTTCATGACCCAAAAACTATGATACCTGAAGAAAAAATTAGGGAACTGTCAGTTCTTACTAAGAATACCATTATAAAACCTGAGAATTTAATTTACACTACAAAAAACACGTTAATAGGATTTATGATGCAGACTGTACCTCAGTCTATTCCATTACCAAGAATGTTTACATCTGCGTATCTTAATAGAAACAATTTAAATAACGATACCGTTACTAAATTAGTTACAAATATTAAGGATACAATTAGTCATGTGCACGATCATGACATAATAATGGTCGATGGTAACGAATTAAATTATTTAATAGAAACTAGAAAGCATACTACTGCTTATTGTATAGATGTAAACTCATGGCAAACTCCTAATTATCCAGCTACAGTAATTATGCCCTCTATTAGAGATTGGCATGCTACAGAATTCACAGAAATTTCAGATTGGTTTTCCTTCGCTGTAATAGCTTGTCAACTGTTTATAGGAATTCACCCATATAAGGGAAAGAATTCTCACTTTAAACGAGCTACATTAGAAGAACGTATGAGAGCAAACGTATCAATCTTTAACCCTGAAACGCGTGTTCCGGGCGCAGTAAGGGACTTTACAAATATACCTAAGAGTTATTATGATTGGTTTAAAGAAGTATTTGAAAATGGTTATAGAAGTACTCCTCCAGACATGAAAGGGCAGTACATTATACTTCCAATAACTCCTATAATAACAACACACACCGGAAGCAAATATTTTACAATACAACAATTAAACGATTATCCTGGCGACATAATTGACTGCACTTATTTTGGTAGACAGTATATAATATATACCAAAAAAGATGTTGTCATATATAACAATAATAGTTATATTAAAGATACCACCTCCAAGGTTTTTTCACACAGTATGTCTCAAAAGACGTTTCTTGTGAAAACTAAGGATGAATCTTTAGTATACAGATCATTGGAAGATAGCCAATCTCCTTATCATAGTACAAATATTAAGGTTGAAAAAACTATGATATACGAAAATAGGCTATATGGCGTAAACAAGGATAGATTTTTTGAAATAGATGTATTAGATACCGGCTCAAAGCCTACGTTTTATATTTTAAATACTTGGGAAATATTCAATAATTCTACAGAAATGTTAGATGGAGTATTATGTTCTAGTATTTTAGGTAAAACTCATTTATATTTACCATACGCACCCAACAAATGTGCAATTGTAGCAATTCCTGAACTAGATAAGTACAAGATAATTGATGCAAAATGCCGAGACAGGGTTTGTATGATAATAGGACAATCAGGCAGCAAGTATGATAAATTTATTATCGTATTCGATGAAAATTTCAAAAAATATGATATAAGAATCTTGAAGGACGCAGATAATATGTTGAATTTTATCTGCCTACCTAACGGATTAACTATAAGTATACATGAAGATGGCGCTTTAGAAATGTTTCGCGCTAAGGCTTCAAGTGATGTGCAGGTCTACAAAGACTCTGCCATCAAGTCGTCGATGACACTGGCCCACGAGGGCAATATTGTTCGGTTCTATGAAATGAATCGGATGTATCAACTAAAAATGAAATAATCAAGACAACAAATGAGCAATTTATACTCAAAATTAAGTGACGATAAAAAATATGATGCAGTAGACTTCGTACTGTACTGGAACGAGCCAAACGTAATGGTTGAGCTATTAGTACCAGGTTATCAGGCTTCTAACATTAAAATTAGAATAGCTAAGGCTGGAACTGCGTTCGGCAATTCGCCTTCAACTCATGACCGCCTGTTAGTGACAGCTGGACCGGATAAAGAGATTGGTAAAGGAACTTTCTGTAAAGGTTTCTATAACGAATTTCCATTACAGAACGGTGAACATTTTAATTATGGAAAATTAACTAGTTCGCTAGTTCGTGGTGTTTTAACCATCGCCATACCTGTAAAAGGGAAATTCACTCCACAGGAGTTCACAGTTAGCGAAGGCTAGCGCTTCTATGTAGATCGTCAATAAAAGACATTATAAAGCTTAACCGCTTTATATCTTTGAAATTAGGCCCGGCGATCACTCGCTGGGTCTTTTTTTTAACAATTATTAACAATAGGGAATTATAAATGAGATTATTAATGAGAGCGTTAGTAGGAAGTAGATTGCATGGGTTAGATACTCCTATAAGTGATTTCGATTATAAAACTGTATTTATTGAGACTACTTCAAATATTTTAGCTTTACCAGAGCACCAGCCCAGCGATCCAAAGGATCCAGCAGATACCTGGGAATTAGCTAGATTTCTACATTTCGCATTAAGAAGTAATCCTACAATTCTGGAAACTTTTAAAGCGACATTTACTACAGAAAACGAGAACTGGTGTGAAGAGTTAAGAAGTCTATTTCCAGACGTTTGGAGTTCTAAATTAGTTTTCCACTCGTACAGGGGTTATGCTCAATCGCAACGCAAAAAGCTTTTAGAAAATGATGAAGCCCTTAGTAATGGAAATGTAGAATTAGATACCATTAGAAAAAGAAAATCATCAGCGGCCTGGTTAAGAATGTTATATAATGGATACGAACTATTACAAACTGGCGATTTTACAGCCAGAATAGCTGATACAGAAGTAGGCATTCTTTGCAGAAAATATAAGGAAGGCGAATCTACTATACCAGAGGTTATAAAAACTTGTAGCTCTTGGGAAGAAAAACTAGAAGACGCGTTTAATAAGTCTACAAAAAAAGAAGCTAACTCAAAATTAGTAAATGATTTTCTATTAAAAATAAGAAAAGTTTCTTGGTAATGCGGCTATCGTCTAATGGTAGGACACAACCTTGCCATGGTTGGAATGTCGGTTCAAATCCGTCTAGCTGCTCAAATAAATAGAAAGGGCAACATGAGTTATAAACACAATCAACGACAACACGCTGTAAAAAGATTTGAAGAGCGTTATGATATTACGTTGACCAAAAAGCTAAGAAAAGAATTATTGAATAGAATTAGGAACGAGTATAACGACCAAGGAGTAAGCGTTCTAGAAAAAGTAGGACACAGGTTAGTTATGATTATTGAGCAAAATAGCATTAGATACAAAGTAGTATATGATAAGAAAACTAATGAAATTGTCACAGCTTTACCAATTAAAGCGGCTATGGTCCAACGGTAAGACTTCTGACTTCCACTCAGACGATGAGAGTTCGATTCTCTCTAGTTGCTCAAATAAAACCAATAAAAAACAATGGCAAGTTATGAAAAGAAAACAGTTAAAATAATAATAGCACACCCGTATGATTATGATGATCTAGAAGGAAAACTTGAAGACGTACAAGAGGTACTAAGGCACATCATAGCTCTTTCTAGACAACAGACAGGGGTAGACAACCCAGATGTGAGGTTTACCGCAGTTTGTAGCCAGTTCAACTCGTGGGACGATAGGATAGAGCTCGACGAATTAGAGGTTAGCGTGAGTCGAAAAGAGACGGATGAGGAATTTACTATTAGAACGAATGTATTAAAAGATAGAGCAAAAAAATCTGAAATAACTAGAAAGCGAAACGCGACAAGACGGAAGAATAAGAAAGAAAAAGACGATTTTGAGCTTTATAAACAATTGGAAAAAAGATTTAAAAAATAAGGAAAGCTAATGTCACAAAAATCAAACTCTAACAAACAGGGTAGAGACAAAATAAAATGCCAACGATACCTGGGGCGTGAAACACGGGAAATGAACATAGCAAGACGAATTGTAAAATTTGCAACAAGCAAACCAGGGCACAAAGGTAAAGAGGTTAAAATTGCGTTACATATGGCTAGTCAAAATAAACAGCCTGTAATTACAAAACTACATGTAAATCGTATTTTAAAACAAAAGAACCTTCTATAGAAGATTCTAGTTTTTTGACATAGAGAGAAAAAATTAATGGGGGCTCATCCAACGTAAAGGACGTCTGCAGAGGCAGGCGAATGTGGGTTCAAATCCCACACCCCCAACCAACGCCGTGGTCGTCTAATGGTAAGACGCTCTTAGTCCGCTAAGAGAAATGGAGGTTCAACTCCTTCCCTAGGCTCTAATTTATAGGGTGGAAGTGTTAATGGTAACACGCCGGCCTGTCACGCCGGAGACTGCGGGTTCGATCCCCGTGCGCTCTGCGAAATAAAAAGAAAGGACAACGTTATGATGGGAATTATAGTACTTCTCATACCAGTGGGAATTATATTTGGGCTTGGAACTATGTTCCTAGTAATGTCGCTAATGCCAAAGTATACAAAGAAAGCCGGATGGGCAAAAACATATGGACTAGCTTGTTATGCCATTTGTGGAATCGTGTGGTATCTTTTAATACTTTCATGGGCCGAATCAGAAGTAGTCATGGCAGAAGAAGAAAAACAAGCAACAGAACAAACAGAATAAATTAATGGGGTTGTAGCTCAGTCTGGGAGAGCAACTGCTTTGCACGCAGAGGGTCAGGGGTTCAAATCCCCTCTTCTCCACTCATTAATAACGGCGCATTCGTCTAATGGCTAGGACACCAGGTTTTCAGTCTGGGTACAGGAGTTCGATTCTCCTATGCGCTACGAAGGTAACAAACCAGAAAAATAAAATGACAAGACAGAAGAATTTATGTGGAAAGACCAGACCTCTTGACAACCCATATGAAATATGGAGAACTTTAGATCAGTCTTGGGAATGGAAAGTTTTAAAAAAATGGCAAATAGATGATAACAAAGAAGGCGCTAGATGGTTTTGCGGAGTTAAGTCTCCCTATACTTATGGCAGCTATGAATTGGGAGATGTATTTGTACATGAAATAATAGCGGTAGCTAGGAAAGTTAGGTAGCTAAATAGGTTTAGTGCGGTGACCGGGGGCGAGGCTCTTGGGTTTTGGAAACCTGGGAAGGTGGGTTCGACGCCCACTCGTGCTACAGAAAAAAAAGAGAAATAATTATGAAACAAGAAACTAAAGATAAAATTACTACCGGGCTTTTCCAAGTAATTGACACCTTTTTAAAAGGAGTACTATTCGGAATAAATACCCGTATAGCCCCAAAAATGACATGCCATAGTTGCGGACTATTAGCAACCAAAGTTTATAAAGGACGCTGGGAGTGTGAGTGCGGGAGACGTTGGTAATGAATAAATTAACTCAAGAGGAAATGAAAACCCTCTTTCAAACAACAAATAAAATGGGACTAAACAACCCCCTCTGGAGACGTGGGCAATGTATTTTTAATGCACTTTATATACTTTATCCGGAAGTAGCAGAAGAGATTAGAGCTACAGCAATGGATCCATTTTACCAGGATAGTAGAATAGCTGCCTGTATAAACCACATTACAAAGGATGAAGGATGAAAAATAAAATATTTGTACTGGGAGACGTACATGGTAATTACCAGGGCATGCTCCAATGTTTCGAACGTTCTAACTTCAATTATGAGGAGGATACATTAGTCTTTCTTGGCGATATAAATGACGGGTGGCCAGATACGGCAAAGTGTTTCGAAGAACTTTTAAAGATTAAGAATTTAATATAGGTTATAGGTAATCACGACGTATGGCTACTTGGGTGGTTAGAATATGGACAAACTCCCTCATTGTGGACTAGACAAGGTGGTATGGCTACAATTGCCAGCTACGTGTCAGCCCCACTAGAATGGAGAACTAAGCACCTACATTATCTACGTAACAAAACAGTATTTTACCACATCGATGATGAGAACAAAATCTACGTACACGGAGGATTCGATCAAAAGGTCCCTATCCGGGATCAGGATCCGTATAATTTGTATTGGAATCGTCACATCATTGAAGTGGCAAAAATTTACGTAACTCAAAAGCGTGAATTTAAAGATTATAAAGAGGTATTCGTTGGGCATACAACTACAGGAATGTTTGGAACGGATAAACCTTTAAATATTTCCAATCTATGGATGTTAGACACCGGATCAGGTTGGGAAGGAAAACTTACTATCATGGATGTAAATACGCATGAGTACTGGCAATCAGACTTATCAGAAGATTTATATCCGAACGACTACCATGGAAGAGAACGATAATTAAGTTGGGCAGCTGGCCGAGCGGTCAAAAGCGCCAGATTGTAGATCTGGTCCCTACGGGGTTCGGAGGTTCGAATCCTTCTCTGCCCACACTTTTAAATAATAAAAATCAAACTAACAAATGAAAAACACAAACCAAATAATTTTCTCCGCAAAGAAGCCATCAGGCTATGATCAATATTTTTCTAATTTTGCACATTCCCCTATTACTATAGAAGGTATTGAATATCCAACAGTAGAGCATGCGTTTCAAGCACATAAAACATTTAATAACACAATACGTAAAGAAATAGCACAGTTAAAAACCCCTGGCAAATCTAAACGTGCGGGTAATAAAGTAAATCTTCGCCCAGATTGGGAAGAAGTAAAATATGACATTATGGTTATGTGCTTAAGAGAAAAATTCAAAATAGATCTTTACAAAAAGATTTTACTATGTACACAAGATGCAGAATTAATAGAAGACGCGGCTGAATGGAACGACGCAATATGGGGCATCGGAAAAAATGGTAAAGGTACAAACCTTTTAGGAAAAGCATTAATGAAAGTAAGAAAGGAACTAAAAGAAAATGAATGGAAGTAAAAAAGGATTTACAATAATAGAACTAATTATTGTTCTAGTAATTGCAGGGATTATAGGCTCAGTGGCAATACCAAAGCTTTTTAATTCTGGTGTTATAGATGCGAATGGTACGAAAACAGAATTAGGTTATGGAAATGATTCTAGAACTACCTATACTCTTACAGTTTATGACAAAGCTTATAATATTAAATATGACAAAGAATACTTAGCGGATCGTGTGTCAATAGGTGACAACAAACTAACTTTTTTTGTCAATGGCGAAATAGTTCAAGTAATTAATATTCCCGAGGCACGTTGGGAAATACTCGAGAAGGTTTATTAATGAGTGAGGTTATACTACCTTTAGAAGCTACCATAGATGAGGATTTACAACTTATTTTGGAAACCAAATTTGGAAATGGCAGACTAACCCTTACAGATATACTTCTATTACAAATTTGTAGAAAACTCGATAAACTTAATGGAGAGGAAACAGATGTTTAAATTAAAAGTAGATGACGTTATAACGGTACGAGCTAGTACTGGCGAAGACCACATTCCGTCATACTGGACACAACGTAGGTGGGCAATAACTAAAGTTAGTCCCACTAAAATAGACGTTCAAGGATACGATAACTACGGTTGGAGAAAGATAGCAGAAAGACACTTTTTATTGAAAGACTATGCTATCGAGCGTTGTATAATAGAGGTGGTTGACGGTTCTTCCAGCCTAACCGTATTACGTACAATACACTCTGGAAAGGATACCAAATAATGTTAATTAATTCAATTTTAGATAACGACATATATAAATTTACACAACAAATGTTTGTTTGTCAGCAATTTCCAAACCTGGAAGTAGAATACAAGTGGATATTGAGAACTCCAGTTGAGTTTAGTGACTCGTTTGCTACAAAATTGATAAGCAATATTAACGCAATGGGATCACTACGGTTAACTGATTCAGAAGCAACTTTTTTAAAAAAGAAATGTTATTATTTCACTCCCGTGTATAGGGACTTTTTAAAAGGGTATGCGTATGACTCTTCTGAAGTAGAAGTAATTTATGAACCCGGTAAACAACATCAATTTGAGATATGTATTAGAGGTCCCTGGTATAGGACTATACTGTGGGAAGTACCTATTATGGCTATTATTTCAGAGATGTCTAATGGGGAATTAAGCCCGCTGTATGAGTTAGAAAAACAGAATATAGAAAAATTGAGAATTATACACGATAATCATTTAAGCGTAGCCGACTTCGGAACTAGACGAAGGCACTCTTATGACGTACATGATAAAACTCTTAATATTTTAAAGCATGGATTGGTAGGAACCTCTAATGTTCATTTTGCCAAAAAATATAATTTAACCCCAACAGGTACACAAGCTCACGAAGTATATATGGTCTTATCACGCCTATACGGTTACAAGATGGCAACTACTATGGTATTAGAGAAATGGGTAGAAGTGTTTCAAGGAAGTCTGGGAACAGCTTTACCAGATACCTTTACTACAGACGTTTTTCTTAAAGAATTTGCCATGAAGTATTCTAAACTATTTGACGGTGTGAGGCAAGACAGTGGGGACCCGCTTGTGTTTGCTAACAAAATTATTAACCACTATGAGCATTTAAACATTGATCCGAAAAGTAAATTAATAATCTTTTCAGACAGTTTAAATCTCGAAAAAGCGGTACACATCGAAAAAGAAGTGAATAAGCACATTAAAACGGCTTACGGAATTGGTACCAACTTCACTAATGATACAGACGTTACACCATTGAATATGGTAATCAAAATTAACGCTGTTAAATTAAATGATGTATGGGAACCAGCTATTAAGTTGTCAGATTCCCCGGGAAAACATACAGGCGATCCAGACGAGATTGCGTTATGTAAACAAATATTAAAGGTTTAAATACGTGGGGGCCAAGCGTCCCCACTTTTAAATAGAGCTGGTGTTACCTGAGCGGTCGAAAGGTCCTGATTTGTAATCAGGTGACGAAAGTCCACGTAGGTTCGAATCCTACCATCAGCCCGTTGTCGGTGGCAGATTTGGTAATGCACTCGGCTGTGACCCGAGTTGGAGTTGCTCCTCATGCGGGTTCAAATCCCGTCCGACACCCCAATTAACTTAGGAACTAAAAAATGAAAAATCCAAAATATATAGTCAGGCCAGACGATTCCTATATATGGGAATTAGACGAATCAAACAATTGCTATAGAAGCTATAAACCTATAAAATATTCAGACGGCACAAGAGCAAACGCTCATGACAACTACACCTTTAAACGTTTAACAGAAATTTATGACTTTTTTCCTATTGAAGAAGACGAATTAGCGAAATATGAAGCTAAATGCAAGGATCATTATGCCTTTGTTGGTTGGCAGATCAGATCAGACGGTCACGGAGGGTGCAAAGGCGGAACTCGAGCCGAGTATGAGATATATTTGGAAAGAGTTGAACGTTACCAGAAATGGAAAAAAGAAGAAGGAATTGAATAATTGAAAGTAATATTTTTAGATATCGACGGCGTACTCAATAATCGTGAGTCGGTACATAAACGACATGAAGAAAAGTTAGGAAATGTATGGCTTCCAGACATAACGCTAGTAGAACGCTTAAAGCAAATAATTGACGCAACTGGAGCACAAATAGTAGTATCCTCAACTTGGAGACTTCATGGTGATTCATTTATGTTTAGACATCTATTTGCTGCCTTGGGATTCAATTTACCCTTCGTAATAGGGAAGAGTACCCCAAGACTACATAAAAGAAGAGGCATAGAAATTCAACAATGGCTTGATGAGCATAATGCCGAATACGACGCAGATCCTGAGTTCTCTAAAGAACATTACCACGAAAGAGCCGATTCCTTCATAATTTTGGACGATGACTCAGACATGGAGCATTTAATGGATCGACTAGTACAAACAAAAACAGATTTAGGTCTACAAGATGAGCATGTAGAACAAGCAATTAAATTATTAAATACTCCGGCGGGGTAGCTCAGGGGTAGAGCGGTGGATTGAAGATCCACGCGACGGTGGTTCGATTCCATCTTTCGCCACAGACTCATCTGCCATCGCTTGCGTGTAAGAGCAGAAGGAGATGGGAGCGCGCAATATAATAACTGCAGAAAAAAGTATCGCGTCGCTCTTTACGGAGAGGTGTAAGAGAATGGTATTCTGCCGGTCTTGAAAACCGGTGCGCCCCCGCAAGGGGGTCTGCAGGTTCGATCCCTGTCCTCTCCTCCAGGGCCTTTAGCTCAATTGGCTGAGCAACACACTCATAATGTGTAGGATGCTGGTTCGAGTCCAGCAGGGCCCACAAAAAAAATGGTTAGGTGATGTAATTGGGAAACATCTTCGCGTAGTAGGCTGTTCGACTCAGTAACACTTCAGTAGATATACTATATAGTGGACGCATGGTGCGTATGCAGGTTCGAGTCCTGTCCTAGCCACTAATAACAAAGAGGATAAATGAAAGAAAAGAAAGAAAAACCACAAGTCACATGGACTGGGTTTCTAAAATTATGGGCTATTGGAGATGATCAAAAACGAGCCAAAGAAAAAGCTAAATTGTTAAAAACTTATAACAATATCCAAGATGATTTAAACAGTAAAAAAGGAAAGGAACAGTGATAAACAGAGTATTTTTAGGAGGCACTTGCGCACATACAACCTGGAGGAATCAAATAATTCCTCAACTAACTATAGACTACTTTAATCCAGATGTGGAAGACTGGACAGAGGCGTGCCAAGCAATAGAAATGGATGAAAAAGACAATAAATGTAATGTACATTTTTATCTTATTTCTAAAGAAATGCAAGGAGTATTTTCCATAGCAGAAGTTGTAAATAGCGCACACACCCACGGCAAACGAACTATATTGCACGTTAGGCCTGATGGATTTGATAAAGGACAGCTCAAAAGTTTAAAAGCTACTGTAGAGTTAGTAAATGCTGCAGGAGGAATAGCTTACATAGATAACAACATACACAGGGCGGTTACCATATTAAACAACTGCTTTGCTTAATTTAAAAAGGAAAACAGATGAAACTTAGACAAGACATAATTGACTTACAAGATTTTATAAAAAGAACAGTAGAAGATGCAGGTGCTGATGGGGTAGTCATAGGATTATCTGGAGGAGTAGACTCCGCAGTAATTGCGGCTTTAGCTCAAAGAGCTTTAGGGCCAGAGAAGGTTATGGCGGTGTGGCTGCCTTACCATGAAACAGTTATTCCCTCAATATCTAATTTATTTCATGGAGCTGATAATATACTAGCTCTTGCAAAACATCTCCAATTAAACCTTAATTGTATAGATATTACCACTTCTGTAGACGCCATGATAGAGGGTATGACTTATATCCAAACAGAGGCAATAACTACCCTCACAAAAGGGAATATGAAAGCCCGGGCCCGCATGTCTGCACTGTACCTGCTAGCAAATAGTACCAATAACCTCGTAATAGGAACAACTAACAAGTCTGAATACGAAATAGGGTACTTTACTAAATATGGAGACGGTGGAGTAGATTTTGAACCATTGTTAGAGTTTTACAAATTTGAAGTTAGAGAAATAGCTAGAGAATTAGAGCTACCTAACGAATATGCAAATGCGGTAGCTTCTGCGGGATTATGGGAAGGACAAACTGATGAACAAGAATTTGGATTTACATACCAAGAACTAGATTCTTATTTGATTTGGTGGAGTACTATGGACTGTGAAAATGTACCATCTCCGGTTTCTGTAGAAGTTATGAATAATATCGAAAGTATGATAAACAATAGCCGTCATAAACGCGATAATATTCCAAGCTTTTTAAGGGACATAGCCTAATGCCAAAAATTAAGATTAAATTTGTATCAGACGCTTTAATAGAGCCCCAACATGTAATAGCTGAAACATTAAATCTAGAAAATGAAGCTGGAGAAACTACTGATTGGGAAATAGTTAGAAGAATTGGAAACCAAAAGTCTGTAGCGGGAGTATTTCATGACCGCTCTGGAAGATTCTTACTAATTAAGGAGTGGAGACCTGCGTTAGATAACTACATTTGGTCATTTCCAGCAGGTATGATAGAAGAGGGAGAAACTCCAGAAGACGCTATGCGTAGAGAATTGTTGGAGGAAACTGGATATGAAGTAGACGGGGCTTGTAGAGTATTTCCTGCAGCCATCAATACCGCAGGAATGTCAGATGAAGCAACTCATTTAGTAATGGGAGCTTTAGGAAGTTACTTACCAGAGCAACAGTCGTTAGGAGACTTTGAAGATATAGACCAAATAATCTTAATTAATGGTTATAATTTACTTAGTTTCATAGCCTCTGAAAAAGCAAAAAAAGTAGAAATCTCAAGCAGACTTCTGTCATTTGCAGCAGGATTATCTTTTATGGAATCTCCAAATTACGAATATATAAGGATGAAATAATGAGAACAATTCACATATACGGGGGGTCATTTGATCCTCCTCACTTGGGACATATGGCAGCTGTTGAATACTTAAATAATAAAATATATAACTCCGAATACCCTAGTTCAGATTTATTACTTATTTGCCCGTCATTTAATCCCTTTAAAATAGAACAACCTCTTCAAAGCGATTACAACGACAAAGTAGCAATGTGTGCTAAAGCTTTCCCAAATAACTTTATATTACATTATAACCATACGTATATGATGAGTTTAATTAATCATATACAGATTATGTATTATAATGTGAATATTGTAATTTATGTAGGCGATGATGATACTGGGTTAGAAGTTCATAAGTGGCAGGATATTGATGAAATTAAAAAATGCGCAGCTATAGAGTCGATTGATTTAGGAAAGATTTCAGAGTATACTCACGCAAGTAGCGGTAAAGTTAGAGAACACATTTGTAAAGCTGAGTATGAGTTGGCTGGAAGATTACTCGACGGAAGTATCTTTGGCTATATTATAGGACATCAACTATATAAAGAATAAATTATGGAAAGAATAATTACAGAAGAATATCTAATAGAAAATCCCACACACATTTTTGTGTTTGGAGATAATTTATTACGAAAAGGTAAAAAAGGTGCTTCAGAGCTTAGAGACCTCCCTAATGTCCTTGGGTTTATTACAAAAAAGTATCCTAATTATAAAGATAGCTCATACTACCATCCGGAAGAATACAAAACAGTTTTTGAAAACGAATTTGATATGTTAACAGCTATGATACAAGTCAAACATGATAACATATTCCTCATATCAAAACTAGGAAGCGGGTTGGCTAATAAGTACGGTATCTGGGAAAAAATCATTTGTAATAGACTAAAAGAATTAATTGAAGTAGATAATGTAGAATTCTTATTTGATTTTGAGAATTAAAACCACTATACTTAAGTATATAACCAGTATACAAAATAAAGGAGCAGTTATGCAAAAAATGATAAGGGTGGGAAGTTGTTCCCAATGCCCTAAATGGACTGGATGCCCTCTAATCAGCAAACTGTCAGAACCGGATAAATGGACGTTACAATTTGGAGAAAAGGCGGACTTTAAAAATAGAGGTCTTTTAAAAGGTTGTCCATTGGAAAATGCTCCGGAAAAGAAATAGACGCGGGAAGGATGTTGGCTTCCGGAAAGGACTCATAACTCTTTCAACGCGGGTTCGATCCCCGCTCCCGCTACAAGGCTCTCAGTGCACAAAACCGTGGCCTCATGAGCTGAGGTTGAGAGCTACCAATTTAAAAATCAAACGCGGGGTGATAGCAGTCTGGTAGCTTGCGAGGCTCATAACCTTGAGGTCGGGGGTTCGAATCCCTCCCCCGCAACCAATTCATTGTCGGAAGGCAATAATCCTATTAGTTAATAAGGTACAATAAACCTAATAGGCGCGGTGTAGAGCAGAGAATAGCTCGCCCCCCAGGCAGGGGGGAGGACACAGGTTAAAGTCCTGTCACCGCAACCAATAGTTAGGTCGTCCAAATAGACTAAGACATGTGAAAAACGGGTGGCGTGAACAGTCACTGGCGATTAGTAACATATATAGGTTTAAGTCCTATCCTAACTGCTAGAGGGGAAGTTATCCGGATATATGCTGATGCATATCAGCGCAGGTGCAAGATCCTGTACTTCCCCACCAATTAACGCGAGTTCGTCTAAGTCTAGGAACCTCTTTGTTAGAGAGGGAATGTAGTGTAATAAACTACACTCGCGACCAAATTATAAGTAGGAAGTAGGCTTAGAAGCAGCCATCTTTTAAAGAGTGATAACTCATGCTCTAAACATGACGTAGCAGTTGGATAAAATCTACCTCCAGGGAAAAGGCATTGGGGGCTGTAGCTAGGAGTGCCTCCTAGTTGTCTTTGGCGTAACAGCACACTATTTATATACATTAATTAAACTTTCAAGTTGCCTTGAGGGCACAGAGGATGTACGATTGGAACAGAGGATGTATCGCACACAGCGATCTGTTGAGAGGGCCTACGCTATCGGGTTGATCACCGATCGAACTAACGCCAAACATTCATGAGATCCTCGGTGAGCGACCTGAACAACTTGAAACACCTTTACCCAGTAGCAATACTGGAGAAGAGTCGTCGAATAGAGCCCCAAGATCCCTTCTATTCGGCGATTTAGTTTATAACTGATAACTTAACCAAAAAATAAAATGATACAAATTAAAACATATAAAGATTATACTAACCCAGTAGTCCCTACCTATTCAGAAAAAACTTGGCAGATAGAAGCCCTAACACTAATACGAGGAGCTATAGTACAGGCAGGACTCCGCGACTCATGCGATGTTAATAAGTATGCCCAAATAATAGATCCTGACATAATTAGCATATTACATGGGACTCCGTATGCTAATATGGATATCACGGGCCCTTGTATGGCAGTGGCTTATACACTACATTCCATATCTAGTACTTATATACAATGCGGATATAATGATAATGTAATATCCATTAGATTAGACCATGCAGGAACCTGGGCAAAATTTGTGGAAGAGTTTAAGGAGCTATAAATGAAGCCTAAAAGAATTAAAGGTATATCTCCTGCAATAATGCTGACAAACCCAAAGTTTGCAGTTAACGTTGGAGCTACAGTTAGGGCAGCGTCATGTTGGGGAGCAGAGCAAGTTTATTGGACTGGACATAGAGTGCAGCATCCAGATGAATGGACAGAAAAATATAGACTTCCAAGGGAAGAACGTATGAAGGGATACAAAGAAGTATCTATGCATAGAGTTGATACGTTAAAACATACATTGAAAAATTTTAGCGAAGACACAGTTCCGGTAGCAATAGAATTAAGGCCTGGATCTGAAATGTTATTTGATTTTGAACATCCTGAAAACGCAGTGTATGTATTCGGCCCAGAAGATGGTGGGCTGGATTGGAAAACATTACAACATTGTCATCGATTTGTGGTACTACCCACGGCCCACTGTACTAATTTAGCAGCAGCCGTAAATGTAGTATTAGCTCATCGGAAAGAACAAAGATTTAAAAAGGGGTTAATTCCCGATATTTATGATTCTTTACAAGAGGATCGTGGATTTATAGGTAACTGCTAATGAAAGTAAAAATAGTTTGTAAAACGTGCGAGGGTAAGGGTAAATATGACGCTAAAGGTTTAGTACCGTGGCCAATTCCTTGCCCTACCTGTGAAAGTAAAGGATATGACTTAGCTACCATTTGGGAAATAGATAACTACGATCAGTATTGTAACGGTTGTAAATACTTGGTAGATACTCATGAATATACTGCAAATGGGCAGGGAATACAGTACATGCAGTATTGCTGTAAGGTAACAACTTTTCCAAAAATTGGAGGCGAAAACTGCTTTACTACTTTTGGAGATATACCAAGTCCGAGATGGTGCCCAGGAAAGGAACTAATTCCCAAAGATACAAAAATAACGATAACAATCAAAAATAATTAATGAAAGACAATCGCCCTAATATTCGACAACTGAAAACGACGACAATATATTATAGAATTGTGGAAGAGTATAAGGGCGGAGTACGCACACTATTCCATGGAACAAACCGATCTAGACACTTAGAGCCTAATAAATGGCTAAAGTCTGATCAGAAACCAATAAAGGATGGAAGTCATGCTACGGTATATACTTCAGGTTGGCATTTATTGCCTACGAAAGAAGCTGCGGAGGCCTTCAAAAAAGCGCAGTTTAAAACACGTCTCAACAAGCTCAAAATAATCCCTGTGCAAGTTAGGGGACTTATTTGGCCAAAAATACATTCTCGAGCAGATATATGGCTTGCGGAATGGATAAAATATAAAAAATAAGAAAGGAAAAATATGTTCTCATTTATACAATTAGGGAATATACAAATAAAAAACGGATTTAGCGTTATGATTCTATGGTATTGCATTTTTCTTGCAATAGGGCTCTTAACTACCTCTGTGGAAATAATAGTATGCAATTTTATATTTGCAGGGTTAGGGTTACTCTCAATTAGCGCATATAAAACCGCAGGGGTACAGTATAGTCAACAGTTAAGTTTGACTTCAGCTAGTTTAAAAGTTATTGCCGCAATAGCAATAATCTTAATAGCTAAATACATAATAATCTTACATATTGTAGGGGTGGCTTTTTTAGTACCAGCTTTTGCAGCGCTTTATCACTTTATAGAGGCTGGATACGTTCAACACTTATTATTAAATGCATCTTAATAAACTGGTCCGGTAGCTCAATTGGTTAGAGCACCCGGCTGATAACCGGGAGGTTGATGGTTCAACTCCATCCTGGACCACATATTAAGGCGGTGGCGAAAGATAAAGAAAACAATTGATTTAACCAAAACTAATAGTTATATTTAAAAATGAAGAAGAATTACATAATGCAATTTAGCTAGATTTGTTTGCGAGGTCCTCCTTGAAACTTAGATTACATAAAAATACAAGTAACTAAGTAACAAACTTCAAGGAGAAGACATGAACAAAACAATTTTAGAAATTAAAGAAGAACAAAAAAGTTTAGGAAAGGGGATCAGAGATCTCAAAAAGGAAAGAAAAGGAAATGGATCAGATTGGCAATTACAGTGTAATATTGAGACAAAGTCTACAGAGTTTAGACATAGGCATATTGCGCGCTGTGAGCTTAGAGGTCGCACTCGTGAGCAGATCGAGAGACATACCAAAAATCCCCCAAATGAAACTAGAATAACATTATATAAAGAAGAATACGTCGAAAGAATTCAGGAGGGGTCATAATCATGTCCCCTTTTTTATTTATATTATGTAGAAAGGATTTAGATCCAGTTTACGCAGCAGTCCAAGGAGGGCATGCAGTTGCAGAAATTTTACTTAATGGCAACACACAGGAATGGAATAACGATTATCTCATTTATCTTGCAGTTCGGGATGAACAGGAGCTCGAAAAATGGCAATACAAACTTTCATCCCGGGATGTTAGTCATTCCTCTTTTTATGAGCCTGATTTAGACGGGCAACTAACTGCTATTGCAGTTGAAAATAATAATAAATTATTTAAAAGCTTAAGAACCTTATAAATAGTGGCTGGGTAGCTCAATTGGATAGAGCGGGGGACTCTAAATCCCTGTCAGCTACAGGTTCGAGCCCTGTCCCGGCCACAATGCCTTCGTGGTGGAAATGGTATACACGGCGGTCTTAGACACCGTTGGTTGAAAGATCTTGAGAGTTCAAGTCTCTCCGAAGGTACAGTGACATGTGTCACGATAATAGAATAATAAACAAGGAGAAATATGAAAAAGATACTTTTGCTATGTGTAACGCTGTTTACATTTACAATGGCCCAGTTCCCTACATTTGATACTACTGTTTCGCAGGATATCACTATTAGTGGGGATTTTGAAACCTTTTTAAATGTTAGCGATAGCGATTCACTAACAAACGATCTTGGCTATCTGGGATTCCAACTTCAAGGCGAAAATTGGAACCTGGGCCTCAACATTGAGAGTCAATTGGTCAATGTAGAAGAAGCCAACATCCGTTTTGGATTGTTTACAGTAGGACTACAACCACTTCCTTATGGAAATGCTTGGGCCTTACATAGACCTTCTCAAAGCAACTTCTATTCTACTCCTAGAATGCACGACGTGCAAACTGGAGTTTTAGTAGGAGATAGAGATTTTGGAATTTTCTATCAGAACAACGATAATTATTGTTGGAGAATTGCTCCAAACTTTAATGATCTTTTAGGAATAGACACGCTTCAGTTAGGATATTCAGATAGTAACGCCCCCGGCGCAGAACCTATTTGGGATTTTAATACAGAAGCTTCATTTTTCAATATGACTGAAAAAGTTCAGTTTGAATACGTTGAAGATGAGATTCTTTGGTATACTACTTCACTTCAGTGGGGTAATATGGTAGGTTTATATGGCGAAATGGATGACGAAGCCCTTTGGGGTATTGGTTATAAATTCGGCAACGCCTATTTAGTATACGAAGACGGAGAGTCTAAGATATTGGCACTATCTGTCGAATTCTAAAGAAAGTGTAGCGGGGCCTATACCTCGACGAGCGGGTGAAAAGCCCGCCCTTTGGCTCCTTAGCTCAGTCTGGGCAGAGCACCTGGTTTACATCCAGGGTGTCGGCGGTTCAAATCCGTCAGGGGTCACAAATTTAAGAAAAGGAAAACAAATGAAAACTACAATAGTAGGAGGCAACTGGCAAGAACCAATTTTTGGAGATAAAACTTTAAAAAAAGAATCAAGTATTATAATTAAATTAGCACGCTTTTTTGAGGTTCCTACAGTTTATAATGGTGGAGATGTCAAAGATTTACCTGAAAAGGTTGACGGGCTTACAATTTGGATGCCTAATATTTCTAATGCAGTAACTAAGCAGTATCCAATAAAAAAAGTAGGTTCTTGCTTAATTGTTTCTAAAGTGGTTCGTAGGGCGGAAAGCACAGAGAGGTTAATAGAAAAAGCTCTAACAGGCCACCATAAATATTTTGAGGCTGTTCAACGAATTTTTAAAATGCGGGCAAATGCAGTAATTGCAATTGAAAATACTCCTAATTTTAAAACTTTTAGTCTTATTGACGCTTTAGGAAATATTTGGATAACTACTTGTAATACTTCAGCATTAGCTAATACTATTCATACATTTTATAACTGGAATAGTCAGCAAAAAAGAGTTTCTACACCAAAACATACTGAAATTGAAGAATTTATGCATTTAGTAAGAGAAAATGCAAAAAATATAATGGAAGGAACTTCCGATAGATACTTTGGCAACTGTAGCACTAGATGTATGTCTACATTTCCATCTGTAAGAAGTGAAAGCGGTTGTTTAGTTTCCCCTCGTAACGTTAGTAAACTTGAGTTAGAAGCTGGAGACATGGTATACGTAACTAATGACGGCTATGTTGGGGATAATAAACCCTCTGTAGATACACCGGTTCAATTAGAATTATATAAAAAGCTTCCTAAAATTAATTTTATGATTCATGGGCATGCCTTTTTTAAAGAGGGACGCAGTACTGAACATTATTACCCATGCGGGGATCTTAGAGAGGTAGAGGAAATTCTTAAAATAACAAAACCATTAGCTACTCTATTTGCTATAAATTTAAAGAATCACGGATTCTTAATAGGGGCAGATACGGTAGGTACTTTAGAATGGTTTTTAGCAGACAATGTACCTATAATGGAGCCATTTAGAAAAATGGCATAATATTAATTAACGAAAGAAATTTAAAATGAAAAAGGAATATATCGCACTTTAACACCCTTAAATAGGAGAAGTTAAAGTGAAACACAAAATGTACGAAGAGTTTGTATGGACTACTATTAATAGGCTATACAAAATACTCTATAAAAGAAAAGAGCTCAGCCGCAGAAATATTAATTGCGACAGATGCCCATACCATGGCGGTTGGGAAAATGGCTCATTTATTCGTGATAGAAATTGGAAACGATTTAGAAAAACTAAACGACAATATAAAACTAAGTAACGGCCAGGTGGCGGAGTTGGTATACGCACGAGACTTAAAATTTCGCGGGCTTTATGCCCATGAGGGTTCGACCCCCTCTCTGGTCACTTTGAAAAGACCTATCCCATGACTAAGGTGTCGGAGGATACGCGATCTGTACTACAGGAGCCAAGCCCCAATAAATATCTGGTATCTCCAGAGGCCGTGAACCTGTAGGCAACACTATAAACTAGCTAAACTGCTTTAAAGCCGCATAGTAAAGTGAAAGTGGGAATAATTGGCCCATAACGTGCAGTCAGATAGGAGGAGCACTCGATTATCTGCGAAGATGCTGTATAACTGATCATAGCGTAAAAAAGCCTTCATAGGTCTTTTCAACTAATGCCTCGTGGTGAAGTGGTCTAACACACCGCCCTTTGACGGCGGTATTCGTCAGTTCGAATCTGACCGGGGTTGCAAATAATAAAAGGAAAACAATGATACCAAAAGATAAAGATGAAAAAGGATTTGTATTCGCTATAACTGTACTTGCAGTTTCATTTATAGTGGGACTAATAGTAATCTTTTTATATAGTACAGTCACACTGGAAACCACAATAGCAAGTAGAAGCGCGGCAGCTCAAGTAGCGTACTGGAAAGCCCTATCTAAAATTAGAATGGTTGAGCAAGTTATTGCTGACTATGGATTAGAGGGTACGGACGGTATTCTTACTAGCGTAGAATTTATAGACATAGATGAATGTAACAAAAAAGCTATAAGTACTGTATACGTAGGAGACTATTATAGATCTGTAGAAGTGCTGTTAGAGAATCTTTCCTGTGAAGAACAGGATGACCATGGGTCTAAAAAACGAAGACATGACAATCGCGATAAAAACGACCATGGAGGAAACGATCATGACGACTGGGATGATCATAATGATGGTGACGACCACAACGATAATGATCACAACGACGGTGACGACCATAATGACATATTTATAGAGGATGTATGGAGAGTCATACCAGGATCAATAAGGGAGATATAGACAACTATGAAAACATATAATATAAATCAAATTAGAAACTTTTTAAAAACGCAAGATAGTTTTGGAGACATATTTCATCACCTATCTGAAAAAAGTATAGACGAGGCTAACATTCCGTCTAAAATCGAAAACACAGAAGAAAATAGAGAGCGCTTGGCTTTAAAGGCTTATGATCATATGGATGAGAGCTCTATACGTGGAGAAATGGTGGACCGTTTTGAAAGAATTTATGAAAAAGATGATGACCACTTTCAGGATGACTGGAATACTTTTATAACGGATGCGGAAGAAGAGTAATGGGTGTAAATGAATGTGATAGAAGGGGTTGCGATAATATACTATGTAACAGGCTTAACGCTATACATGGGTATATTTGCGACGAATGTTTTAATGAAGCAATAACTAGAAAAATAATTAGCGCTTCCATATTTATGGAAGAAGATAAGAGTAGCGTAGAGGAAACAATTCCAGAAGAAGCTTATAGGGCTATGTATAATCAGTTATTCCCATGTATGTAGAAACTAATAAACTAATCGCCAAATTTATGGGATGGATACAACGAAATGAAAGAGGAAACTAAATGACACAACCAGAATTAAAAGGGTTTGAGCTTGTCGAAAGCTTAGCTTCAGGAACAGTATTTAAAATTGAAACTCCTGGTGATAGGAGAGATTCATTTTTATACTGTAAAGTGGGAAAAGACATAGTGTTCGATTTAACTCACACTTTTAGATATATTCCAGAATCATACTATCACTTGAAAGATGGAAGTTTAACAGTAAAAGCATACTTCGGAAAAGTAACCCCATCAACTCTTAAAATCATAACCATACTACCTTTATAATGTATATGGTTGTGAATGAAGGGACTAATGGACGTACAAGCTGGAAAGAAGAAGTTGATATAGATAAACTCTTAAATCCATTTGGCGCTCTTATGTATAAACAATTTGAAGCTAAACTAAAAAGAGCTTATCCTGGAGCTAATCCAGATTATGGAGTAGTTATGGGACAAAAGAAAATGCCCTTCTTTTTTATAACGGAAGCGCAAGTAATAGAGGGATTAAAAAACAGAAAACTGTAAAGGTTTATGCCTCCGTAGCTGAAATGGAATAGCACCGGGATTCTACCCCGGGTTATGTAGGTTCGAGTCCTGTCGGGGGTACACAATAAAAAAAGGAAGTATATGATATTTCATTATACAATACCAGAACGTGAATTAAAAGGAAAGGGTTATACTTTTCAAAAGCTATATGCAAGCAACCATAAAACTTATAGAAAAGAATTTGGGACGCATAAGGAGTATATAATTTGGTTATGGGTCATGGAAAAACGGATACAAATTAATGACTGGTATGGCCGTACTAAAGATATTATAGATTTATTTAATAAAGCTATAGCCGATGGATTTGAAAATAAAGTTAAGGTTGACCTGTTTGGTAATAAAGTCTTATACATTTTGCAGGATATGTCAGATAAAACGCGACCAGTTATGCTTAAAAGTTCATTCCCAATGGACAGTATACAAACTCTTGAGGGTTATGGGGCGTTTCATCGTAAATATCGAGAAATATACTTAGACATACCTATATTTAAAGAAGTAGTAGAAGAGATAAACACCCTAACCATTAAGAAATAAATATTATGTTACTATTTAGTATAAATCCACCATTTTGGGGAGTTGGACAGGTGTTTGACGATCCTGTATTAGACAGCCCCCTAGGAAGACAAGAGGGTATAGACGATGTCAGAGATGGGGGACTATTTTATATATCACTAAGTGACCTTAAAACAGTCGACGAACCTTTATTTAAAATTATAGTTTCAGGGAAAAATGTTTGGGCCAGAACTAACTCCTATTTAAAAGGTAGAGGGTTTACATATTCTGCAGAACTATATAATGATAATGGAGAATGGAAAAGAATTTAAGAAGTAAGGAGGGGTGACAGAGTCGGTAATGTGCCGGTTTGCTAAATCGAGGCCCGGGGAAACCCAGCATGAGTTCAAGTCTCATTCCCTCCTCACAAAACATTATTGGTATTCCCCGAATTAGGGGACTGAAAACAGCTGGAGCAGCGTAAAACGTGTGGTGACGCCCCCAGGAAACTGGACGTATTATCAACGTGGTCGAAGCATGGCATAGGCGTGGACCCTAAGTGTAGATCAGGCCAGTACCAATAACTTTGCCTCAGTAGCTCAGATGGAAGAGCACTTCGCTACGAACGAAGAGGTCGGGGGTTCAACTCCCTCCTGGGGTACAAACTTAAACCTATAACCGGTAAAACTAAGTGATAATAACAGTAGCGGGATCTCAACGGTTTTTAACTGAAAGGATCCCTATGGAAACTATTGAAAAAGCGTTTAAGAGCTCTAAGTTTAAATTATCCCAGCTTTTAATAATGGGAAATTTAAAGAGTTCAAAAGATATCGCGGAATACGCAGCACGACGTGGAATTAATTACCTTCGGTTATATCCACGATGGAGGAGTACTTCTCATAATTATTTTGATACAAGCGCAGGATACAAAAGAGATGTTCTAATGTTAGAACACTCAGATTGTTTATTATATTTTGTACATAACAAAGTTATGAATCCTATCAAACTAGGGGGATTAGCTAGATCTCTAGGTGTTAAAACCTTCATACATTTGGTATAAGAACTCTAGCAATGGATATATTATAAGCAATTATTTTAATTAACAAAAAAAACATGTAATCACGAAAGGGGTTACAAGGAACGCACAATGATAAAGTTAAGATTTCATTCACAACGGGAAGAAACTCACAGCAAAGCTGTACCTATTGTGAGGAAGACATCTGTAGAAATCACTGATGAAGATGCCCGCTTTCCAGAATTATGGGGAGAGGCTGTCCAGAATATCACTGATTTAGACAATAGAATAGAAGGCCGCAGATATGCGATTAAAAATGCCTTAAAAGAACACGACGAGATAACCAAAGTAATGCGACAAGAGATTTGGACTTCATTTTTTACACATTGTAGAAAAGCAAGAAAAAAATATACTGATGTCACAGTTACACCTCAAGGAGGTAATGCTACTTAATGGCAAAACTAAGACAAACAAATGCTGAACTAGCAATAGAAGTAAGCAAAAAATTTCGAGCAACAATTAGCGCTCGACAAGTATCAAAGTCACGAAAACGTGGGTGGATTTGGGTAAATGACAAACAAGTTAAATATAAAGCTCCCGCCCCAACTAAACGACAAGCTCCAAAGACTGGAAAAAAAGATGCAAAAAAATCCAAGAAAAACTATAGACAGTAGAATAATTTTTTGGGTAATAGCTTTCTTTTTTGCTTTATTCTTCGAACTCCTAGTAATTAGCATATATCATATCTTTTTACTAGGAGCTTTAGCTGGCATCGGCCTGGCTACTGTAGGAGATTTTATTGGGGGATTTGGAAAACCTAGTCCGCTATTTAGTTGGATTGAACAAAAGTTTTCTACAAAATGCCAGTCTTAAAAGTTGATTTTGAAACAAATCTTTTAACTTGCGAAAAGTGTGATTTACATCAGCATAGAGAGCAAGTTGTGATCGGTTCAGGGGAAACCCCTGCAGATATTTTATTTGTGGGAGAGTGCCCTGGAGAAAGTGAAGAAAAGAAGCAAATTCCTTATGTAGGAAAAAGTGGAAAATTATTAAGAAGATTAATAAAAGATACGCCTATATCTGAGGATGTATGCTATTTCACAAACATAGTTAAGTGTAATCCATTTAACGCAAGAGATCCGTTTCCTTGGGAAATAGATAACTGTTTACCACATCTAGTAACGCAAGTTAAGTATGTGGTGCACCCGAAAATAATAGTTGGTATTGGAAATATAATTTGTAATTATTTAAGCAAACCACACTCTTATGTATTATACAGGGAGCATGGTAAGATTCTTGATATATCAGGAGGAATTAAATTTATAGGAATTATTGACCCATATAAAGCACTAGAAGATTCAGCGATAGAAGATTTATTAATAAAAGATCTAAAATTAGTGTTGAATTTATGGAAAAGCTTATAATTATCAACAGAAAATTAAAGGAAAAAGTATGAACTTTTTACCAGGATGGCTACAAAGCTATTTAGGAAAACGACAAATTGCAAGAGTTTTCAGTAACTTTGATAGTCTGATCAGTAAATTAAGATCTGGAGCACAGAAGCTTGGAAAAGCTATGGAAAGCTTAGATAAAACTAATTTAGCTTATCAGAAAAAAATAACTGCAAATACCTCTCGAATTGGGTTATTTAATGATAAGATAAAAGAAGCTTCCACCTTAATTGAAAACATTGAAAAGTTAACTGGAGTTGACATCAATGGTGACGGAAAAATTGGTGACGAAGACTAAATCCAAAAAATTTAAGAGGCTGTCTTCGGGCAGTCTCTAAAATAATCAAATAACAAAAAATGAATTTAAAAAATTTTAAAATAGACGATCAGGGCCGCATAGAATACGAAGGAACAAAGCCTGCTATCGTTGATTTTTGGGCAGAATGGTGTCCACCTTGTAAAGTAATGGGTCCAATATTTGCCGAAGCAGCAAAAGTCTATGGCGATAGAATAGATTTCTATAAAGTTGATGTAGATAAAGAATCTAAAACTTCTCAAGAATTTGCAATTAGAGGAGTTCCAGCATTTTACTTTGTTAATCCTAATAAGTTTGTTACGATTCATGTCGGAACTATGACTCAAGAAGAATTGTATGAGATTATAGAAAATAAACTATTAGGCGAATAACAACAAAATTTCAGTGGGGGTGCCCGGTTTCGATTAGTATGGACAAGTATACAGGTGCACGCAGAGTGATTGGCTAAGCAATCAAAACAAAATAACTGGCAGACCAGCAGTTAAATTAGCGGCGTAGACTAACCTCTACGATTTCGTTAATGTCTATTTATTGACTCCGATAGTTAAATAGGCATCATTTATCGGATAGTCCAAGTGTTGTGGGACGAATAATCCAGACGCACCGTCCCAAACGACTTACGGGGGTTACGACAAACATTAAAGGAGCGAGGTACAATTTGTCAAGAATGATGACCTTAACTAGCAAACTAGACTAAGCATGTGAATGACCTGATATGGACCATGTTAAGACGGGAGTTCGATTCTCCCCACCTCCACACCCGAATTAACCAAATAAGGAAAAAAACAAATTATGGCAGAAATACTAGATATGAACGGTAATGTAGTTTCTAAACCTAAAAAAGATAAATCCAAAGATCCAGATACAAAAGAAAAATCTACAGAAGAAACGTTTGCACTATTGCAGTGTTTAACTAAAGAATGTAAAGGTTCTACAGTATTTTTTCAAGGGATTTCTTTTGCATTTATACCAGCGGTGCACCCCAAGAACCCTCATGGAGCACCAGCCCTTAATCCAATGCCTGTAGGAAATATATGCGCTAATTGCGGAAGTTTTTATAGTACAGAAGAATTGCTGGAAGGGCATATGAAGAGCCTAGAAGTTGTTACAAAAGCAAAAGTACTTTCAAAGAAATCTACAAAGAAATCTAAATAAAGAAAAGGATTCGTAAGTATGTTTGCAGAAATTAATGATCAAAAATTTAAAATATTGTTTCAAGGAGCTGCGGTAAGATTGCCAGCTACTTTGGAAGAGCGTTTAGAACTTTTTGCTTTAACTTCAGAAACTGGAAAAGTGTTAGTAATAGATGAAAATAATGTTATTATTTTTGAGCTAATACCTGAAGCAGATATAGTTGAGCCTCAAGAAGAAGTTCAAGAAAATCCAAAAGAGATACCTTCAGAAGTAGAGGAAACTGTTGAGGATAACGAGGAACAAACCAAAGAAAAAGATGACTAGAATTAGAAGAAGTAAGGCGGAAATGGCAGCCGGTATGACCGTAGAGGACAAGCGGGCCGGCCTAACGATGGATACCTTTAAAGCCTCAAATAAAGAGGCTGAAAAAAAACCCTTAAGCACTTCAGCTAAAAAAGCTACTAAAGAATATGCGGATACAGGGATCAAATTAATATTTGAAGAAAGAATAGTTGAAAAGGAAATTCCTGTTATAAAGGAAGTTCGAATTTTGAATAGCACTGAGGGTACAGAGAAAACTGTACAAGAAATAATGAATCTTGAGCTAAGAAAATGTACTTGGGAATGGATGCAACTTCCTATCAAAGATTTTACAGTAGCTCAATTAAAGAAATTAGGTAAAGAGGGCTGGCATATGGCGTTTACGCATAATCCAAAAGATCACATACCTTCATCGACTAAAGGAGAACAATTATGTTTTCAACGTCCAAGATACCAAAAGAAGTCAAAGAAATAATTGACGATGTAACTAACATTCTTGAAGGAACCCAAAAAGGTCCTTTAGATGTTAAAAAACACGACCTATTGGAAACAATAAAACAAGCTTTATATAGTATGCTTGCTGCAGCTGATTGCTTAGATTTTGATACAAAAGAGGATCGTAGAAAGTACATCGTAAAAGATTTTAGTCTCTGGGTTCAGAGATATCTATTAAATAAATTTTAGAAAGGTTAGAATGAAGATTTATACTCATCAGCACGTAGATTTAGATAACTCTTGTTGTTTAGCGTTGCTGTTATTACACTATCCTGAGTTGGATTACAGTGACATAATTTTTGTACCAGCAAATTGGGATGGAGAAGGTTTAAAAGAAGAAGATATAGCTATAGATATATGGGCTAACGGAAAAGGTATGAAGGGGGATGGTAAATCTGGGGAACTTACAGGAGCTGCGTTTACAGAACTTTTGAATACTCTCAATAACCGAGAATATAATAGCGCCTATAGTAAATTAAATTTATTACTAAAAGGATTAGAGCGCTACGGACACATATATCATTATATAGAAAAAGCTGATTATTTAGGAATTTGGGATGTATGGAAATTCTTACGACTAGAATGTCCCGACGACGCCGAGTTCGTTCAACTTTGGTATCCTGTAATCGGTGGTATGTTATTAGACTATAAAACTAGAATGTTAGCTAAGACAGAAGCTAAATTAGCTAATACAGTTTATGACAAAATTGCTATTTTAAAAAATTCAAAAAGTAAGTATACAGGCACCCATCTATTTAGACGTGGGGCTCTTTTTGTAATTTATGAAGATGGAAACAATCTAAGTGTGAAACGCTGCAATGGTTCTCCAGAAATACATGTGGGTAATCATTTAAAAGAATATTTGCCAGACTGGTTCCATCACCCAGACGGATTTTTCAGTGCTTGGGGTTCTCCTAAAGCGCCTGCGACAGAGCCTCCAGCCATAAATGCTGAAGACTTAGCAGAATTATTAGTACCATTAACTAAATAAAAAAAAGGAATAATATGACAACAGAAAATTCAATAATGGTTATAAGACCTTACTGGGATATGGGCACCTGGGTCTTCGATGATGAGGCCGTAGGCCTATTACGAGAACCATTCGTATCCGGGGCTCCAGAAATGATTGATGCCCTAATAACTATGGCTGGAGGGCATCCAGAAGATGTTCGTACTGGTTTCAACTTATTCTTTAGCGGAATCAAATACCCTGACAGTGTTGTGGAGGCTACAAGAATGGAAGAGGATGAATTTCCAATGGGAACTTGGTATGAGGAAGCAACTACTGGAATGACTTTCTGGTTATGCCCAGCGCTATTAAAGTATTTTAGTACACCTCCGGAGTCAATATTCGCGCATGTAACGCTCGACTAAAAACTAAAAAAATAGGCGGGTTACATCCCCGCCTACTTTCCTTTTTACATTAATTTCTTAGTCTTCGTAACAGTCTAATATCTCTCGTATCAAGCCGTGCCTAACAATATCCTCCCTGGTAAAGTTTGCAGTAGTAATATCTTTTATTTTGGATAGACGTGCCATGGCGTCTTCTAAACCGCTGATATCATCCTTATCACTTTGCTTTGGATCTCCAGTTATAATCATTTTAGAATCTCTTCCTAATCTAGTTAAAAAGGTCTTCATAGCTGTACAAGAGGAATTCTGGGATTCGTCATATAAAACTACTTTGTTTTCAAATTCCATACCTCTTAAAAAAGCTGGTACCACAATATTAATAATACCAGTGGTTTCCAAAATATCTGTTATTTGTTTCCCAATTATTTTTTCAAACTTTTGCCAATATGGGTTCATAAAAGGATCAGTTTTCTCTTTCATACCCCCCTTTAATCATCCGAATTTTTCATTATCTACGCAAATTAAAGGTTTACAAATTACTATTCCATCGACAGGAGATTCTTTATCTGCTAATTGTTTTAAAGCGAAGTGCACTGATAAATGAGTCTTACCTGTACCTGCAGGACCTTTTGAGAAAATTATTGTTTTCTTCTCCATAGCTTTATAAAATTTTTCCTGAGCTTTAGTTAAAAATTTCAAATCCCCTAATTTTACAGGAGAAGATTTTGAAGAAAAAAATAAATGGTGCAATTGTCGTAATGCTTGGTGTTTATTACTACAGTCTTGAGAGTTGTGTTGCATTGAGCCTCCTTAGAAACGTTGTCCGGGAGTCTTATATGTATATATTGGAGCTTCCGAATCTTTCGCTAAGCGTGTTTTAGTTAATCGTTTTTTGGTAAGTCCCGGAACCTCTTTTTTTATTTTTGGTATATCTATAATTGTAGGTTTCGGCTGTTTGATCGGAGGAACTACCTTTGGTTCAGAGGCAGTTTCTAAATTATCTTTATATTCTGGATGTATTTTTAGATAGGTTTGGTATTCATTTTTAGGTACAAGTTCGTAAAACACATTAGGTAGCTCTTTAGCATGACCTAATCGTTCTACCTCAGGCCAACCTTCTCCAGCACTAACTAATTTTATAGTACCAATATTGTACCCCCATTGTTTATTAGGGTGGTGGGATATAAGGGCGCAAGGCTCCTCATTTGAAATTAATATAATACGGCCATCTAAGGCCTCAGCATTAAATTCATATTGTCGTCAAACGACTATAGGGTTATCTGCCTTTTTAAAAAAGGGCATTTATTAAAAGAATTCCCCCTTTTGATAATTAGTGTTTTTACCAAAGTTATCTCCATAAATGAACGCTGGTACAGGGTCTTTACCTCGAATGTTAGCTCATAAGCCTTTTGCAGCTCCTACAGTTAAGCCCCGTTTTACTCTGTTCGCACTAACTCTAGTTAACCAATCGTCGCTATCAGCATTTAATGAGTCTATTGATTTAAAATATGCGTCATATTCGATTAATGGAAGTTTTTCTTTTTTTCTATCTTTGTTTAGAGCGTTTAAATAACTTATAGTAGTTCTATCTCCTCTTAGGAATCCGCTACCCTCAGGAGCTACTGTAATTTGGGCATTATCACTAATTCCACGAATTACGGTTTCAAATGTTTTATTAAAGAATTTTCCCCCATAAACTTTTGAAGCTTCTTCTACTAAATACTTCTGAGCTGATAAGTGATCCTTTAATTCTCCAAGTTCCTGAGGTTTTATAATTCCATCAGATATGGCGTCTCCAATTCCTATTTTAACTCCTTCTGTTACAATAGGCAGTCTACCGGAAGGTATAGTAAAGGTTTTATCATTCTTTTCCCCATAACCCTCTATCCTAACGGAGTACCCTCCAGTAAGATTTTTCTTAATAGATTTTATAGTCCCCTTTACAGTAGATAACGTAGCTTTTCCACTTAATTTTTGAGGTACAAAAAATAATTGTTTTAAACGTGGGAAACCAGTTACAGCACCACCACCACCGCCACCTAAGGCAGTTCCCCCTGTATGGAAAGTTTGCATAACTAATTGTGTAGATCTTTCGGTAATGGCCTGTCCGTCTAATACTCCTACCGCTTCTCCTAATACAGATAATTTTCCATTAGGCATTAACCCATAACAGGCTTGACAAATCCCTTCAACTGCTTCGCAAGTTAATGGCGATCTAACCCATAGAGTTTTTAATTTATCCTTTTTAGCTCTTAATAAAACATTTGAATCTACAATGTCATTTCTTTTCCCCACACCCGATACAGAGTTAAGTAACATGCGATCTATAACATTCTTGTCATTTACGCCAATTTCTAAACCTTTACGAGTATTACAATCTTCTACAGTTATTAACAAACGTCTATTAATGTTTAATAACGCTTTGTTTAAAGCACCAGATTGCTCTGTATTTACGGACCTGTCAATATTACCTTTACGAACTCCATATAAGGACGCAAAATAAGAAGGGGTATCTAAACCCTCTCCATACGATTTTAACACAGGATAGGGGATAGGACGGCCTTTGGTGTCCATTAGAACCCCAGGCATAGATAAAATTTGTCGTACAGAATCAGTTTTACCAAATGAGCCTGAATCCAACATGTCGTAGATGTTATTTCTACCCCGTACACTTTTATCCTGAGCTTTTTGAACTTCTATAGTTAATTTGTTTAAAGAGTCAATTCTAGTCTGCCCTTTTAATTTATTAATTGCAGGAAGTTTTTCTTTTAAAAGATCATCTCTATAGGCTCTATCTATTACAAAGTCATTTAATGATAAGGTATTGCCATGTAAAGTGGCCTGCATAGCTCCTAAAGATTTCCAAGAATTAATTACATCTGTAAAATAATTAGGGTAAGTAGTTGCGATAGTGGTTAAAAGTTTTTCAGACACTTTAGCAGTTAATACTCGTTCGTAATCCCTTAATTTTTCAGGTAATTCAGAATTAATATAAAACTGCCCTATAGTCACTTTTGTACCGTTAAGATCAAACTGAGTAGTCCATGGAATTTTGGCTTTTTTAGCGTCAGAAATAGATTTAAAAGATTCTTTAGATTTTTCTTTAATAAGACTTAGCTGGTGTATTCCAAAAACATATTCTTTACTAATCTCTGGAACAATAGAGTTATCTCCATGCTTAAATAAGATCTTGCTAGGCATCATGTTTTTAGCTTCCTCTACAGATTCAGCAGAAACAGGTACCATTACAGACATAGTATCGCCGTCAAAATCAGCGTTGAAACCTCTCATAACAAGAGGATTCATTCTAATAGATTTACCATCTACTAATTGAGGTTTAAAAGCTTGAACTCCATGCTTATGAAGTGTAGGAGCTCTGTTCATAATTACGGGTCTACGTTTCATTTCATCAACGAGAGCTGATTTTGCTAAATCAGTTTCATCTTTGTATTCCCTTACTGCGGCTGTAGCTTTTAATCCAAATTCCTTTAAATTCTTTATAATAAAAGGTTTATAAATAGAATAAGCTATTTTAAATGGAGTACCTACCTCATTTAGACCTAAATCGGGGTCAACAATGATAGTACTTCGAGCACTTAAGTCTTGACGCTTGCCCCAGGATTTTCCTTGTATTAAGCCTTTTTTACTTTCTCCTATTTCTTCTAAAATCCCTTTATACTTTTCACCGCCATAGGTTATAGGTTCTATAAAACCTTGCATAGCTCTTACAGAATCATACAATGATCTATTAGCTCTTAAAACCTCATCTGCGCCTATAATATCTTTAGTACTTTTTAAAGCTGTGTTTATAACCCCAATATCTCTATAATGTTTATTGATATCGCTAGTCATTAAATCACCAGTAGGTAAAGAATAGATAGGTCTAAATTTAGGAGGTAATATTGGTATTTTAGTAATAGTATAGGCTTCTTTTGGGTTTAATTTCATTCTACTTAAATTTTGTAGATACCTAACCTTAGTATTTAAACTATTCACCGAGGATACAGGGGCAGTTTTTAAAGCTGCTGTAGCCTTAACAAGCTCAGCGTCAACATCATAGGCTTCTAAAGCAGAGATAATAGCCGGAATTCCAGACTTACCTTTTAGCTTTAATTTCCCATCTATAATGTCGCTATATTTCTTGTCAGTAATACCTAATATTTTAGTAATTGCAGGAGCAAACATAGGATTAGGTAAATTAGTTGCTAAATTAATATGAGACCATAACGTGCCGCTAATTCCACCAGTAATCTTTTCATCGAATAATCCACCGGCTCTAGTCATTAAATTTTTACCAACTAACATAGTTCCTGGCTTTTCTAATGCGCCATTAGACAGCTTAGTAACATCTTTGTCAGTTAATGGTAAAATTTGTAGTTTATTACCTTTTTTAGTAACATTAACACCTAGACCTTGAATATAGGTTGTTAGCTTTTCAAATACAAAGTTTCTAGAAGGCTTACTAGGCGGCAGTCCCAATTGTAGGTCTCTTCAGTATTCATCGTTAGACCTTCCTTTAATCTCTCCAATATCTCGTAAATTGGCTTTTGCTCCGTGGGCCAGATATGCATAATTATCTAAAATCCCTACATGCTGTGAACCCTTTCCTACAGGCTGTTCGTCTATATCATATTGGCCGATACCATGAGCCCCTAATTTTTTGTTGACTATATGTCGAAGTTTGAAAAAATACTGTTGTCCTACAAAAATTTGATTATCAAAAGCTTTGCCAGTTTTACCATCTGTTAAAGTTTCATCAGGTTCTATACCAAGTTCTTTCATTTCTGCTAAAACTTCTGCAGATCTGTCACCTTCTGGATTATTAAAATTCTTAACAATATAAGGTTTACCAGTTTTTTTAGCAATTTTACCAGCTGCCGTCTCTAAAATTTGACCAATGTTCATACGAGAAGGAACTCCATGAGCATTTAACATTATGTCAATAGGGGTACCATCCTCTCTATGAGGGGCATCTGCGTCTGGAATAATTTTAGTAACAATAGATTTATTACCATAACGCCCAGAAAGTTTATCACCTTCTTTAAAAGGATGGGTAGATTTAACATAAATATCTATGTTTCTACCAGTCTTAACTACATCAGTTACCACTCCCGGCTCATCTTCAGACCATTCAGTTAAATTTTTATTAAATTGTCCAAAAGTATATTTACTTAATTTATGTAAAGCTACCTCATGGTCGTCCATTTCACGCTTAACTAAAAATGCAATTAATACATCTTCTGGATTAACTGTTTCTCCTACCTTAATAATACCAGAGCTATCTAATTTTTTTCTATTATCTGGGGTTATAGCGTCTGGGTACCAGGCACTAAATTTTTCTAAACTAAATGCAGATAATTTAGGAGTAAAAAATACATTTACTTTATGGAGCATAGAATGAGAAAGTTTATTAGCAGCTGATTCTGTAATTACAGCGCCATCTTCATAATTATAACCCTTATAAGTCATATAGGCTGTAGTTAAATTTTTTCCTATAGACAGGGTATCTCCACTGGAATAATTATTTTCAGCTAATATAGTTTTACTATTAACCTCATCTCCCACGTTTACTAAAGGAGTAGAATCTAAATAACCATCTTGATTTAATGGGAAATTGTTATATAAACCTTTTTTAGTTTTAGATCCATCTTTTCCAATGATATAAATATAATCTTTAGTAATTTTACTAACTGTTCCAGTACGAGGTTTCCCTTTTAAATTAGGTCCGTATACTGGATTAAGAAAATTACCAAGAATCTTTTCATAAGTAGAATCTTTATCTCTATAGGTTTGTACTAAAGGAGCTTCTTTATTATCTAAAGCCATAGCTTGAGTCATCATACGAGCACCAGTAGCACTTCTATTACCCTGAACTGCGTCTAAAAATGGAATAGCATTAGCGGCAAAAGAAAACATTGATCTTGGAGACCTTATATAATAATTAGCCTTACTTGGGGCAATACGTATAAGTTCACCCTTATACATTGCGTGTATTGACTTAAATTTAGGAGTAATAGTAGAGCCAGATATTTCATATTGATCTGGGTACACTACATAACTTTCAAAGAATTCTAAAGGACTAATATATACTAGTTTACCAGAAGTATTATATACTGGAGATTTCAGCTCATTACCTTCTTTAACAACCTCAGAGGTCATTCCTAAAGTTACTCCAATTTTTGAACCTTCTGGAGAAGCTGTAGAGTCTATAAACCCTAAGTGTGTAGGCTGTACATCCCTAGTTTCTTCAGTAATTGAGTGCTTACTTTTTATTCCACCAGTACCCATAGGAGAGGTTTTTCTTCATTCGGATACAATAGCTACAGGATTTGTTTGTGGAGGAGTTGAGCTTAAATCGCCAGTAGTAAAAAATAGTTTAATAGGTTTTGAAAAAGTACCAGCACTTACTATTTCTCGTACTTGATCTTTGAACATCATAGATGATCGTAATTTTTTAGTAAGAGAGTCTTTTTGTTTATCAAAATGATTAATAAGTAAGTCATCTACTGATAAAATTTGTTTAAAAACTAAACTATCTCTGTCATCTGGTTCTGCTGTACCTTTATTAATATCTAATAATTTCTTAGAAGAGTCTAGTAAAGCTTGTCCATTAACATTAGAGTGTTTTCGACCCAAAGTTAAGAGGGTAGTGTTGGGGTCTACTTTAGTGAAGTTTTCAAAATAGTCTTTTAATTTGGTAAGAACTTCTGAGTAGTCTTTAGGATCTCTATGATAAATTTTAGTGAAAATAGAAGTCATTTCAGAAATTTCTGTGTTGAGAGCATTCTTCTTATTAACTTCTAATAGTTTGGTACCCCAAACCTTACGCATAGCCTCATCGCCTACACCTAATAAATTTAATAAAGTTCAGAGTCTATATTTTCTATTATCGAAAATAACTACAAATTTTTCAGAAATAGGATCTAATTGCATTTTAAAATTAAGACCTTTTTCTAAATTGAATTCATTTTCTAACTCACCATTCTTCTTAATACGAGCATATATACCCGGCTTTCTTCGAAGTTGATTAACGGTTTGGTATTCATTTCCTTCAATAATAGTAGTAAACCTATTTGTTAATTTAGGGATATTTCCTATCTTAGCATTCTTTTTTTGGTTAATAACTTTTCCAGTGCTATCTTTTAAAAGTATATCAGCGTATAAAGGTATTTGTCAGCTACGCCTATTGATTTTTAACTCTTTCTGTTTAGGGAAATCGTCAGAACTAAGATTGTCAACTATTTTTAAATTAGCTATTTCTAGAGTTCTATCACCGGCGGTGACTGGAAAAACGTTATTTATAGACTTTAGGATAGCCTGTTGGATATTTGAGTTCTGTTTGTTGTAATTTAATAAATCTGCCATATTGTTTTTAAATTTTTATGGTATAAGAAGTTAGATGAAGAACCTATCTGCATTTTAAACTTTGTCTTTAAATATAAAGCAAAGTAGGTTAAGAGTCAAGGGAGGTTTGAGCAAAATGTTCATCCCAATTTATATATTCAAGAGCTTGATATTTTTTAATGCAAGAAAAAGAATTACAGATGGAGAGAATGAGAACGCAAATGACGAAATATTTACTCCACCAAAAGACTAAATAAAATAAAAAAAATACACGCTATAAAAAAAGAAGTCAACATCGCTTGATTTCTTTTTTACATTAAGTTATTGTAATCAAAAGAAATAAAATGAATGAGAAGAAAGAACGTATTAAAAAACTGATTACGAAAACGGTACAAGATATAACTGAATTAACAATAGAACTAGTATACAACGATGAAGACAACGAAACAATTAAAGATTCAAATGATGGAGAAGATAAGTCCTCATCTACCGAATCTAACTAAGGACGGGGCCTGTGTACATTTAAATACTAAATTTATAACAAAAATAGATATTGCAGTGAAAAAGAATGCATTTAATATGGTTTATACTATATTTTATACATTTCATAGCAATGTTCCAGAATTAAAAATTATACATTTAGGACTTACCCCCTCCAGTATGATAACAGAAAATGATTTACTAGAAGTTCTTAGTAAGTATTGTGTATCTCTTGAAGAGGACGCAGACGCTTTATTAAGGCAATATAATCTTTTTAACAAATGACAATTTACGAATTAATAGAAACACCAAAAACTGAAATAGAACAATTAGTAACTACTAAAATAAAGCAGTATAGAAGGTTCCCGATTACAAAAAAGTCTGGAAAATTAAGGTGGCTTAATGAGCCGTCTGAGGCTTTAAAACAAGTTCAAACAAAGTTTTTAAATAATTTCTTATATAAATTTAAGACCCACCCGATAGCGGTAGGGTTTAGACGTAATATCAGCGTAAAAGAAGGTGCTAAACGACATTTTGGAAATAAGACTTTATTAAATATAGATTTAAGAGGTTTTTTCGATTCTGTAACAGCTAGCATGGTTTTACCTGAAATGATTAAGAGGCTTCATAGTTATAATAACCAACACACCCTTGAATGGGATGAAGCAGACGCAAGACTACTTACGTCTTTAATTACGCTAAATGGGGCATTACCGCAAGGATCTCCTACGAGTCCGGCTATGGCTAATTTAGTATGTTACAAAATGGATATAGATTTACAAGACTTTGCAAAACAAAATAAACTAATAGTTACTAGATACGCTGACGATATTAGTTTTAGTCATCTCTCCAAACGCTATCCGCTTTTGGATCATATAATAGAAATTACCAAAATGGTACAAAAATATCATTTTAAACTAAATTACAAAAAGACTAGAATTATGAGGCCGCATAGACGGATGTCAGTAACTGGAATCGTAATAAACGACAAATACGGTATTCCAAAATATAAACGAAAAATATTTAGAGCTATTTTACATCAAAAACGAAACGTCGACATAACAGAAAGGGAATACCAGCAATTAAGAGGTTATGCCGAATGGATTAGATTTTTAAATCCTGAACAAGGGCAAAAATTTATAGATGAAATAGCTAAAATGAATGTAGTATGAGGCACTAAAAGAAATGGACGTCAAGCTAGGCAAAACAATTGGACTGATGCTAATAATAGCTTTTGCAAAAATTGCAATCCTATTAGCAGAAACCAAAGTTATTGATTTGACAACCGAAGAACCTAGCGACAACTCAAGTGACAGTTAATAATGAGAAAATATAAACATTACAAGATAGTTTTAGAGACCGGAAAGAAAAAAAGTACCAACAGGATATTATATGTCAAAGTACCGGCAGACCCGGCAGTTGACGGCATAATATACGCCCTGGATATATCAAGGAAAATTAGAGATTCAAGATTGAGGTCAATCGTAGGAATCACCCATGAACATTATATGAAGGGTATAGATATGAAGTACACCAACGAGAGCCACGCTGTATTCTAAACCACAGTAGCCTATGCAGTTGCGTGCGTTTACAGAGAATAGCAAAACAATCCTTTCAGTTGATTTTAACAGAGATTTCACATGTGAACAGAAATGTGAATACTGTTATGTCGAAAATATGGAAAGAATTTATTCTGCTTATCTCAATAAAATCACGAGAAACGCACAATGGGCAACTGAAAACCCACAAGGGTTCGCCCAGCAACTGAACACTGAATACACAAAACTGACAAAAAGCAAAGCTAAATCTTATAAAAGATTAGGAAAAATGCCCGTAAGATTATACGGATCAGGAGATTTTAAACCAAAACATTTGGAATTCATTCAAAATTTAGATTTTAAATTTTTTATCATATCCAAAAATTTAACAAAACCTGAATATTATACTTATATAAGTCAGCTCTTAAAAACACAAAACGTTACAAAAATTCTATTAAGTTTTGATAATGCAAATCTTCAAAACTACATAAAATTAGGAAAATTATTTGGAAAAGATAGAATAGGCTTTTGCTATACAGGAATGGCGGATGAATTTAACGAAGTAACCGAACCGTTCAATGTCTTTTTCAATATATCCAAAAAACAAAAAGAAAGAGCGAAATCCAGATTAATTAAAGAACAATGCCCATGTGATAGTGGGGTTTTAGCGCATAAAGAAAGTTGCTCTTATTGTTCAAAATGCTGGAGATCGTCAATAACCAATATACGCAATGGATAAAGAAATAATTAGTGATTTAAATGAAGCGTATGAAAGCGTAGCGATTGAATTTTCAAATTTTCGCAATGCTCACCAATTATATGCCAAAACATGGCAAGTTAGATATGCCAAAATGGCTCGAAGTAGTTTATTAAAATTAAAAAGAATAATTAAGAAATATAGAGTCCTTTCGTTAGAAGAGGCCAAATAGCTAATTCTTCCTCACAACTCTTAGCTGTATTTATATCAACGATCCTCGTAGTATAAATGTCGTGTCTGCTTCGGACACGGAAAAAACTAATAATACCCCAAACTAACAAATCCCCGAGCTAAAACTGTTTAATCCAGAGGGTTAAACACTTATGACCACGGAGATTTACTTCAAGTTCCCTTATTAGACTAACGAAGGAATCAGAATGGGAACTAGTAAGAGTTGTGGGGACTCTATATACAAAATTTCAAAAGTGTGTTAGGTAGGGATTTTTTCCTTATCTGCTTTCTTAGTTGAAAGTCTATACAAAATAGACGGCGTGGCTGTTTCGGCTACGTAGTAGGTTAACAAAAACCAAACACAACGGACCTTCGGGACCTCGAGAATGCTTTTCGATACGCCAGAACAGTCTCCACCGTATTCCACATTTTGTGCGTTAACAACTTGGAAGTTTTTAACCCCCAAAAATGATGGAATGACTACGGAGAACCGTTTTGGCCACGAAAATCATTCTCTCGGATCTCAGGAACGTCGTCCCGAAGATTTTATAACAGTAAAATCATCGGTACGTGTGAGAAATCGCAAAAAAAACGCACTTGCTTGCAGCGTTGTACAAGGATGTTACGTCCTTGCAGAAAAATAACCCGATTCGAACTTAAATGGAAAGAAAGTAAACAAAATGAAAACGCCCAAAAAGAAAAGTGATACATGAAACAACGGAGCGACCACGGGTAAAACCGGGTAGCGAACGGCCCTGAGAAAGGTCCGCTCCCTACCAGCGTTTTACCACAGGTCCCCCGTGTTTCAAGTACATTTTCTTTTTTCTGGGATTTCCATTTTTCGGTTTACTATCCTTTCCAGACTAATTCGAATCAAGCCCGACGGCGGCGCCTCCGGAAGAGTACTGCAGCAGCAGCTGACGCGTACGCCGACACCGGATCCGGATCTCAAATTGGACACGTGTTCGAAAAGGTTCCTCCCACCTGCCGCCCGGCCCAGTCCGCCAGGGTACCTGGTAAAGAAGACGCCGTAGAAAATGATGGCCGTTAACTAAGGAAGATGCTGACAACTGGTAGGCCTGCTACTCGCCGCGTCGTCATCATCCAGATCTACGTGATCATACCGACCGGTCAACAGCTGGCGACCGCGACCGTCATCGGCGATCGCTCCGTCGACAGAAGAACCACATGGTGGTGAATTCATCCAGCCGGCCCACTGGCCAACAAGGCCCCCGGGGCCCGGATGAGCTCGCGTGCCGAGACGTCCACGATTTCGAAGCCTACCTCAGATCGAGCTGATGCCGTTTAGGCCGCACAGCCTTCAGAGCGCTTCAGGAAATCCCGTCCCCAAAATGGTATACTAGTATACTAGATTTGCCCGCCGCTCCGGCCAAAATTCTAGTATAATCTGGGAAAAGGTTATTAAAAATATCGGAATACTCCGAGTGTGCAAGCTCAAGTTAAGAAAAAGGGTCCGATTTTCGGATCGGTCCTTTTTTTTATCTTAAAAATTGTTTATATTTAATAAAGGACATAACCAATAATTATAAATGAAACCTAAATTATTTATCTGGAGTGATTTTTTAGTACCGACGGGGTTCGGAATAGTAGCTGAAAACTTATTTAAAGATTTACACAATTATTATGAAGTATCTATACTAGGTATAAACTACTTTGGAAATACTAAATACGATACTTCTAAATATTTCGTATACCCTGTAACTAAAGAAGATCCCCTGGGCGGCCAGAAACTGTGTGCCCTTGCACAAGCAGAAAAGCCTGACGTAATATTCTTATTTCAAGATATCTTCCATATTTCAGAAATCATTCCCGAATTAAAAAAAGTATTACCAAATACTAAGATAGTATCTTATTTCCCTATAGACGGTACACCTCCTAGCGTGGGATGGCAGAAAATATTTGAGCATTCCTCAGCAGTAGTAGCTTACACAGATTGGGCAATTGAAATTTTAAAAGATACTTACGAGATCAAAATACCTATACACAAATTATACCATGGTGTAAACGAAACTACTTTTTATCCACTACCTTACGATAAAATCCAAGAAATAAGAAAAGACTATAAATGGGCAAATAAGTTTGCTGTTTGTAATGTTAATAGATTTCAACCACGGAAGTTTATACCCGGAACTGCACGAGCCTTCAGTATGTTTGCAAAAGGGTACAAAGTTTGTAAATGTGGAAATCATATGCCTATTAATCGTAAAAAATGCGATTTAAATATGTGTCCTGAAAGTGATATTGTAGAAGTAGTTAAAAGGAATAGACGGGACGTTTATTTGTATTTACATATGATGTCAGCAGAAATGACTATGGGGCCAGGAGCCGCAAACTTATTACAGAATCACTTATTAAATGCTGGATTTGTAGATAGCGACACTGATGGGGACGATACTATACTAGGAGTAAATGCTAGGAATATATACAGCGGTGAAGTACCTTCTTCAGAAATTAACAAAATTTATAATGCCTCAAATATTAATATATCTTCTACAATAGGGGAAGGAAAACTAAACGAAGGCACCTTAATTTTATGTAGAGATGGGTATAAACGAATAGAGCATGTTACCCCTGAAGATGAAGTAATAAATGACGAGGGTAATTGGTCGAAAGTAAAGAAAACATTAGGAACTCCTTTTGATGGAAAAATATATTCCATAACTATGGATGTGTTTTCAAAACCAATTCTTTGTTCTCACGATCATCCTTTTTTATTAAAAGATAAAAGTTATAAGCGTGCGGAACTATTGAACGTCGGAGACATAGTAGCTTTACGACGTCCTAAATGGAAAAATAAAATTCCAACACAAATAGACTTAGCAGATATGGGACTTCCACACCCTAACTATGAAATAACAGATACCCAAATAAATAGTAAACAACGAAGAAGTAGTTTGCAAAGGTTCATACCAATAAATGCGGAGATTTTAAAGTTTTTTGGAATTTTCTTAGGATGTGGGCATGTAACAGATAGAGGTATAATGTTTAATTTTAAACATAGAAAAGCAGAATTATTTGAGTATGTTGATTATATATTTAATAAATATTTTAATGTAGAAGGTTCATATGATGGTACATATTCTGATCAAGCTGGCTATGTTAGAATAGCAGCAAAACCTTTATTAAAATTATTTAGACATCTATTTGGAGAAAAAGCATCAGAAAGAACTATTCCTACATATTTTTTAGCATTAGATAAAGAATTAAGGGGAGAGTTACTAAATGGTATAATGTCTGATGTAATTCACGGACAAAATACTTTATCATATGAAGTTAAGTCTGAAGAGTTTGCATACTTGTTAAGAGACTTATATTTGAGTACAGGGCTATTAAGCTTTATTAGGGAAGAGAATTACAAATACATCATAACGTTAGTGTTTGACCAAACTTCTCATTCTAATATAGAGATGGATAAAGAGTTTGTGTATTTACCTATTGAGAGTATAAGTTCTTCAGATGAATTTTCAAATAGTCCTAAATTTTTAGGCTATGATTTAGAAGTACCTAATGGAGAATCATATACCTGCGCTCAAGTAACTGTCCATAATTGTGGTTTATCATTAATTGAAGCGGCAGCAACAGGTACTCCAAGTATAGCCCCAAAAAATAGCGCTATTCCTGAAATGTTAGGAGACACGGGGCATATAGTACCTAATTTAGCAATATTTAATATGTCTATGGATAATGGGCATTTACGCCCAGTGGTAGACCCTTTTGAAATGATGAAAGCTTTAGATATTGAATACAAAAAATGGAAAGAATCCGACAAAGAAAAGGATATTAATCTAGAGTGTATTAAGAATGTTGAAACTAAATTCAGATGGGAAGATAAAAGAGAAGCTTTACTCAAAATTTTAAAAGAAGTTTAGATGAATATTTGTCTCTATAAGACAACAAATTTGGCACAATGTCCAGATCATTTAGCTTCTGGTATAAATAAGTATTCAGAGCATCGAGCAGTAGTTAGCCAAAATACAAGTATAGGGGACTTTGTACACTTTAATAATAATTTTGTATTTACTAGAACTCCGTCGTTAATGCACTATCACAGTGAACCTTGGAGAGTGCTTTTAAATTATAAAGGCTTTAAAGTAGTTAACCCCCAATACCATGCCACTTTACCAGAATATCAAGATTGTATGCCTAGTAAATGGATGTTTATGGATTTAGAAGATAAACAGCTTTATAGTCAAAAAATAATAGATTCTAGAATAAAAGTAGGGTATTCACCTAGCACTTTAGAAGGAGTAGATACTTACGATAAAGGAGTTAAAGTTACAACGGCTGTACTTAAAAAACTTAAAGAAAAATTTCCCGAAGACTTTGATTTTGATATTATATATAACGTATCCTTTGAGGAATGTATGTCTAGAAAAGCTAATTGCAATATTATTATTGACGAATGTGTCACTGATAGCTTTCACATGTCTAGTTTTGAGGGATTAGGTTTAGGAAAATTAGTAATATGTTCTATGTCGTCCCAGATTTCTAATAATTTATTAAAGATCTCCGGGGCGTCAACTAATCCTATACGAAATGTCTATATAAAGGACTTAGAAAACTTTTTAGAAAATCTTGTAGTAACTAACCAATTACAAGAAGTTTTAATAGAAGGTGCAAAAAATAGAACTTGGGCAGAGCAGTATTGGGGTCCTCAGGGCATAGTTAATTACTGGATCGATATTTATACCACAATTTACTCACAATATTAAAATGAATAAAATAAGAATACATATGATTGGTGCTCCGCATCAAAATGTTATTATAAATGATCCACATATAACTACAGATCCTTACGTTACTAAAATGTATCTTCTATGTAAAAAGTTTACTGAAGAGGGTCACGAGGTAATATATTATGGAGTAGAGGGGAATGAAATGATTTGTACTAAAAATATAGAATACATTTCAAAAGAGATGTGGAAAACACATTGTGAAAATAGAGATCCAAATACTTCCTTTGAAGACCATTTATATAAACCCGAATCAAAGTTATATAAACATGCGGAAGCTACACTAATTGAAGAAGTTAAAGAAAATTTTAAAGATATTTTAACTGACGTTATTTTAGTGGGATATGGAAATTGGTCTCCAAAATTAGGAGAATTAAAAGCTATAGGAGCTACCATAGAATATGGTATAGGCTATTTATCTACTTTTGCCGACTACTTATGTTTTGAAAGTAACGCCTGGATGAATACTTACTATGGAGTTAATGGGTATATAGACACCAACAAATGGTTTCATTCAGTTATTCCTGGGTATACTGATCCTAAAAATTTTGAATTTAAAAAGAAGAAAGAAGATTATTTTCTTTTCTTAGGAAGGTTAGGAGACGCTAAAGGGATGAATGTAGCGGTGCAATTGGCTAAACATTTTAAAACTACACTATATGTGGCCGGCAATGGGGATTCTTCTAAACTAAAAGATAAGGAAGGTTTAATTAAATATGTAGGCGTTGCTGCTGGAGATAGAAAAAAAGAATTATTAGCTAACGCAACCCTTACTTTTTGTTTAAGTAAATATGTAGAGCCGTTTGGCAACGTGCACATAGAAAGCCTAATGTCTGGGACGCCTGTAGTAACCACGGATTGGGGAGTTTATACAGAAACAGTTCCTCATGGAGTTGTAGGCTTTAGAGGAAGAACCTGGGAAGATTTTACTTATGCTATAAGAAATATTAAAGATATAGACCCACAAGATTGTAGAGATTGGGCTATTAAACATTTTAGTTTAGAATCTGTATACCCGAAATTTATTGCTTATTTTGAAAAATGTATTTCTCATAAATACCTACAGAATGGGTGGTATTTTGATCGATTTTTGGAAAGTGGGCATAAAGATTTTTATACCTATAAACCTTATATAACTAATTATCATAATTATTTTAGCGATAAAGCATTAGAGAAATCGCCTGTAGAATTATGCAAATTAAAGAATATAAAAAAGAATCAAGATGTTTGGGTTTTAGGTTCCGGAGCTTCTGTAGAATATATAGATAAAGAATTTTTTAATAATAAAACTACTATCTGTGTTAACCAATCAGCTTATGCTATAGATAATCCAGAATATATAGTAATAAAGGATCCTAATCCGGAAGTCATAGATTATGCAGAAAAAACTAACGCAACTTTATTATTCTCTAATTTTAGAGAAGGCCATTCTAGACATCCACTTAATCAAATAGATTTAGAAAACTCAATTAGGTATTTCCATAATGAAAATAATATAGAAATCCCAGAAGAGTTTGACTTTAACTTAGATAAACTAATAGTTAGCCAGTCTACTATCACTACAGCTATACACTTGGCGGCTTATATGGGTGCTAAAAATATTATTTTAGTGGGCCATGATTGTGGTACCTTAGACGAAGTTACAGAAATAAAAGAATATAATACTTCCAAAAGGGGTGAGTCAGTAAGAACTAATGAAAAGTATCTTAATTGGTTAAAAACAATAGAAGCTCATACTCTTAATTTAAAAGAAAAATTAATAAAACATTATGGTGTAAATATTACATCTTTGAATCCATTCATAAACTTTAACCTAGAAGGACATACTTTTAAGACTAGTGAAAAATATTAAAAAATTATCAGGTATGCAGGCAGCTTCAGACATATACATATTATGTTCAGGGCCTTCCGCTGATTACCTACAATCTCAATTCCTTAATGATAAAATTGTCATAAGTGTAAACGCTTCATACAAGGCTTACGGAACTATAGACATATGCGATTATATAGTTATGCAAGATTATAATTCAGAACTAATTGAGGAAGCCGGGTCTGGTTTATACGACTGGCCAAAATTAATAATTCCTGAGCATGCGGGCGGGATGAAGACTGCAAAATCTTTTGTTAAATTAGAAGAGCAGCTATTTCCCGAATTTAAGGAAAAAAGGTACAACAGGCTATTTTATTATAAACACCAACATAATGTAGGAGTAAATAATAAAAAGCTAGATTGGACTAATAAGGAATATCTAACTATAACTAAATGTAGTACTCATACAGCAATGCATTTAGCCGCTCACTTGGGAGCTCATAATATTATTTTAGTGGGCCATGATTTGGGCAGTATAGATGGAAAATTGAATTATAAAGACTATAAACGTTATGGTAGCAAAGACTCTTATGTAAAATGGATGAAGAACAACGAAAACATAGGGCTAGACACTGTTAAACGTATAAGGGGTGCCTATGGTGCATATATTAATATAATGAGCTTAAATCCCTTCCTATCGCCTAATTTAGATGGGCACTCTTATAAATTTCTAGGATAAAAAAAAGACCCTCTATTCGAGGGCCTCATCTATTACTGAATCAAAATATCAAATTGTGATAATAGGCTTACCAAATTTATCGTAAGTAAACTCAGTGAATCTATCTTCCACTAAGTAACGAGGGTTATTTATAATATCCTCGTATTCAGCCTTTTCAGACTCATAGTTAAGGCGAAAAGTGCCTACTTTTTTCTTTCCAAAAAAACTAACCATTAGCCACCCCATCTTTTACGATCATTGGCTGCTAAATCTTCTATCCCCATATCTTGGGGGTCATGGTCTAAATGTTCCCAACCATCTTCTGCTAATTTTTCTAAATCAGTAGTTTCCTCATAAGGGATTCTTTTTATTTCATTAGTTTTTATGTTTCTAAAAACTTCGTATGTTCCATATTTTTCCATCATATTCTCCTTAAGGCGTTCCTCTGGTTTGTCCTTTAGTTTTTTCCGGGCCAGTTTTTACCTTATTACTATTACGCTGTCCAGGCGTTTTTTGATTGGGCTCTGTTTGAGTTCCCTGGGCGCCAATTTCAGAAACCTCTGCTGCTTGCATATAATAATTTAAACGCTCCATAACTAAGTTTGCAGTTACTGGTGCAGTTTTACTAATTTCCTGTATAGCCTGAGTTTGTTCCTCTGGCCCAAAGAACATTAGGGTTTTAGCATATTTTTCTATAACTTCATATGGGTCAATTGGGGAGCCTGCATTTTCTTCCATAAGTTCTTTTTCAAAAACTTCAGCTCTTAATCTTAATAGCTCGTCTTCAGCAGCTTTTTGCGCTCTAGCTTGATACCTAGTCATTATCACAGTAGCTTGGCCTTGAGCCTCGGCTTCTCTAATAGCTTTTTTAATTCCTTGATCAATCATTGCGCTATTTTCTTTAGTATTAGATATCTCTTCTTCGACAGCGGAATAACCAAAGTCTTGAAGAAGTGTAGACGCAGATAAAGCTCCTAATTCATTTAATTGTAATGATAATTGTTTAGATTGAGAGTCATCACTCATCTTAAATTTCTTCAATTGAATTTCGATTGAAGGGTATTTTAATAAGGTAACTATCTTATCGATAACAAAATAATTAATGAAATCTAACATATCTTCTCTATAAGTTAGGAATCCATTTTCTACAATACGTAATGAAATAGAAGAACCAGTCCACGAAGTTCCACCTTTAATAAATTCTACAGGAACTCCAATACTGTTAATAACGTTTTCTTCTAAAAATTTCATTTCAGGAGTTAATAATAGAGATCTAGCATTTCCACCAAGCTCTTGATATTGAACTGGAATAGGAAAAATACCTACATGGTTAGGGTCGCTTCTCCATTTTTTAACTTGCTCTTCAATATTAGCGCGCCATTTCCCTAAGTTCATCATAGAATAAGGATCCATAGCGCCTGTATTAGCTGGCGATATTAATTTTTTAGGTACAATATGGTCATTAGCTATCGCTTCATTACCACGTTTTAAAGTTTGTTGGTAATAAATTAGTCTAAGAGCGGCTAATATACGAGGTTTGCCCCATCCCATATCTTCCTCTGCTAAAGTAGGAGCTTTAAAATGATATAAATTATTGTTATCTAACATAATTTTTTTCTTTTTCTTTAAAGCTTCTAAGAAGACTGCAGGTATATCTTCTAGTATGGCCATGTTCCCTACTAAAATTCCTTGCTTAATCTTATTAGGCATTGCATAATAATAACGAGCATTACCTGATATAGGGTTATAGTCTATATCAATATTTTCAGGAGACCATCTAACGAATTTTAAACTACTAATTGTAGTTAAAGGTTCATCCTTAATATTCATTGGAGTTTCGTGCCCACACTTTTCACAGATAGCCTGGAATACAAATTTCTTTAATTTTACCCCACGCATAGAAGCTATTTCTGCCTCTGTACCACAAACATTACAAGCTAAAAATCTCTTTTGCTTTAGAAAGGCAGATACAAAACAGTTACCATAAGTATAGTAATCTAAACCAATTTCAATTAATAAATTCTTTAAGCGTATTTCTTTTTTAAACGCTTTAGCATATAGCTCTTTTATATCTGGTTCAATAGAGGTGTCATATATAATATCCGTTATAGGATACTCAGTCATCTTACTAATAACATTTCGTAAAATTTCATTAGTATAATAAAAAGTTTTACAGAACTTAAATAACGTTTTTATATTTCTTGGTAAAAAATTCTGTGATAAATCAAAAAATGGATTAGGGTACTTCTTACCTTTATATTCATCTATGTCGTTTTCTGTTAAGTAACGTACTGGCATTATTTAATGTACTCCATGATTTTTAAATATTTTGCAGCCTGTATACCCAACCTATCCTCTTCAAGAGGAAAAGGCCCGCTGCCTGCTTTATCTTTTACTACGTCAAGCATAGAATCGTCTATATTAGCGAATGGGTGGAAAAAGGTATATCCATTATCTATAAACATAAATTTAATATATTGAGTCACTTCAAAACTAAGTTCTAAATTAGGATGCATATTTTGTATGATATCCAAAGCCTTCCAAATAAATTCAGGAAGGCATCCTTCTGTTTTACCTACATCCGGGTTAATACCATTAAGTACTAAACATACGTTCTCAAAGACATCCATGTCTTCGTAAGCCTGTCTAGTTTCCCTTAAAAGCTTTATTACTAACACTTGCTGTCTTTCTAAATTATTTAATTTAGGAAAAAGCTTATGTAAAGTTTCCGGCTCTATTACGCCTGGTATTTTTAGTAAGTCTTCTATTAACATTTTATTTTTTGAGTGGTTTTCTCCAGATGCTTTCACGCCATTTAGGTTTTACTATATCTTTAAATAAACCACCCTTTGGGTTATTTAATGCAGCTTTATTTTTATATAAATAAGAATCTAATCTGCCACCTTGTAACATTCGAAGCTTAATCTTTAAATTATAATCTTTAGGTTGCTTGGTAATATGTAATATTTTATTTTTATTTTTAGCAAAAGGTTTTGCCCAATTGGGAACCTTCATTACTGCGTATTTTTCAAATACATATTCTGCTTTATCCATTTTAATTCTCCTCTAACTGAGCTTCTACGTAGCATCCTCGTGCTACAGCAGTAAGTGGTTCGTCTACTAATTTTATCTCACTAATCTCTAGTGGAAATTGTTTTTGTTGAAATTGGTCCTTAAATACATCGATAAACCCATTAACCATTGAAGACCCTCCACCAATAATTATGGGAACTGCGTCTGGGAAATTAGGCATACTTGTAGATGCAAATTGATTTGCTATATTAGATAGTAAGTACCGTACCATAGCTTCATAATAAGTTTTTACAGCTTGTTGCTCTCTAGTGCGCTCTACGTCGGAAGTAGGGGCTATAGTGTAGTCTCCAGCTTCTTTAATATACTGAGCTTTAGCTGAGGAAATGCCACAATCTCTTGCTACATTTTCATCGATCCAATCTCCCGATTTAGCTACGCTAAACTCTAAGGTAGACATCCCCGCATACATAATAGCTAAATTACACATACCAGCCCCCATCGAAATAGAAATACCAGTTAACCCCGCAGTTTGTAATCCAGCTAATCCTAAAGCTATTGCTTCATTTATAGCTCTAGCTTCATATCCTAAAGAATCAATTATTTGTTTTAAAACATCTTCATGATAGTTAACTTCTTGGACTTTATCTATAGGTTTTCCAGGAACACAATATACTATGCGTTCTTTTTCTTTTTCTGCTTTCCCTACTAACCCTAATATAATTTCCCTTAATACTGGAAAAGCATCCTGTTCTGTAGGGTTTAATAACCCTTGAGACATAGGCCTACTTAATTCTTTATTACCAAAAACTTGGGCATATTCGTACGCTTTCTTACCTATAATATGCAATCTATTATTAATTTCAACGTATGGTACTTTTAATAAATTTAGCTGTCTAGTAGTAGTAGTAGTTTTATCAATAGTTAAAAAAGCATTACGTTGTAAACGCATACCGTTTTCATCTACAGCTACAAAATTACCAGTTCCACAATCCAATCCTTTCATTAGTTTAAGCTCCCTGCATTATTAATTATTTCATCATCTATACTTTTTGCTAAGTTTGAAGCCCCTACTTCATAATCAAACATAATTTTACCATCAACCTCTTCTATAGGTACTTCAAATTGTTCAGCAGGTATATACTCTGCTGGTTTTGATTTAAGCTTTCCCCGTATAGGCCCTTCGTCTGTTAAACCATATTGTATATATTTATCATTCTTAATATTAATTTTTTTATTTTTAATAACAAAAGCTTGATATAGAGAAACGGCCGCATGTATGAATACGGCTCCGGCTAAAATAATTATTTCCATTATAATAAATTGATTACGTCTTTTTTAATAGGGGTAGGTAATGATTCTAAAATATCTAAAGCTTCTTCACCTCGTAATTCGGAAACAACCCCATTACCAACAACAGCAGCTAAATCCATATCTGGGACATTAGCTAATTTTTCTCTCGTAACTGTCACTCCGTCTATTACTCTGGAGGCTTCCTTAGTAAAGGCCATAGTAGTAACCATCGGGTCTTCTACTCCATGCCCATACCTTCCTAGTAATCCTACCTTCTCATCAATCTTATATAAAGCTTCGGCAGTCTTAATGGCTCCAAGGTCATCAGCTTGTTTTATTAAATCATCATATAATGAGTGGCTAGCTGTGTCAGATTCGCCAATAAATCCTTTCCTAACTTGTATTAAATTAAAAAAGTCCTCATTAAATTCATCTCGTAATTCTGAATATTTTTGAATAGCAGTACCACTAAGTTCAATATCTATATCTTGGGCAGCTTCCATAGTATTATTTATAAATTCTATTTTCTTAACTGTGTCCATTTTTTGATGATGTGTATCAAAATAAGATGCTGCTTTTTTTACAGCTAACTCGGTATGTAAGGGATATTTTTTTTCTTCAGCCCACGCATACTTTTCAATTGATTCAACTACTTCGCTAGTTTTTTCTACAAAAGCTTTTTCATTAATAGTACGAATATCTAAAGTGTTTGGAACAAATTTATCAGAATGATAATTTTTTAAACCCTCAGGAACTTGTATACCATAATTAAAAGCGGCACATGTCAAGTTAGTAGCTGCAATTTTTACGACTTCTTCTGGTAACGAGTTTTTCTCCTCATCTAAGAAAGCCATATTAATTTCTACAAGTTCTGGGGTAGTAGTAGCAAATTTTTGCAATTTCCCATGACTGGGATGCCACAAAATTAAAGCTACATTGGATTCGGATAACGCTCCAAGTTCTTCAAGTGATTGTACATGAGCTGTCTTAACAGAGTCAGATAATTCCTCTACTACTTCAGCTAATTTTTGTAAGTCTTCGTTAAGAATAAAATCTGTTACGTCTAAGCTTCTGCTCATTAATTTTTTCATTTTTAGTGTCTCCTAAGAAAAAATAAAGTTTTTTATAAAGTTGATTAGGATATATCCAGGGCAAGCTGGCTTGCCAAAAGAATCATGTCCATAAATTTCTGTTTCATCTAAGTCTAGTTTTTCATTTTTTAAAAGAGTATTTAATAGTTGTTTTAAACTATGCAATTGCTCTTTAGTAGGGTGAGAGTCCATTCCTGAATGATCTACACCGTTAAAATCTCCCATAACTAGAATACCTATAGAAGAAGTATTTTGGCCTTTACAGTGCCAAACAATACTACTTAAGTTATTACAAAGCAACACTGAGCCGTCTTTCTCTATAACATAATGATAACAAATGTGAGGGGCCCCATTAGGTGAAATATGATTATTTTCTCCTGGAGTAATATGATAGTTATTAACAGACTCTGCTGTAGCACCAGACACTAACGCTTGATGTATAATTATTTTATTAATCCTATTAAAAGCTCTATTAGCCCATACCCTAGTTTCATGCCAGGGCAGGACACTAGTCATATCTTTTATTTCTAATGGAATTTCTTCCTCTTTTTTGAATTTAGTAAATATATTGCAAATATTCCACATGTTTTTTTTATTTTGGTTTAATTTAATTTAAAATTGGCAGGCACGGAAGGAGTCGAACCCTCATAACCGGCTTGGACCCCGGCATACGGTTTTGAAGACCGTTCCCATAAACCAAATGGGAATACGCACCCATACTTTTATAAGCTTTTACAACTCATACTCATAGGTATATAACTGGGAAATAGTTTATCTTCATGTTTCTTCGCTAACTTTGAGAGTTCTCTTTTAATTACAAGCTCCCCCTCTTTTCTACTTTCTACAGTCTCATCTAAAATATAAGTAGTTTTCGCAATATGATCATTTATTTGTATTGAAAAATTATTTGATCCCGCAATTGGGTCTATATGCCCTTCGAGAAGAGTACTCATTATTTAGTGTTAACTCCTTTCCATTTTTCCCAGCTTCTCATTCCACCAATACCTAGTAAACTAGTTACTAAAGGAAATAATACTGCCATATCTAATACAGGTAAAATAGCTACAGAGCCGAACAGTGCAAGTATAGCTCCCAAAATAGGAGCAAATACATATTGATACCCTAAGCCAAAGACACACACCCAGCCTATGAATGGGCGCCAACCTGCTACAAATATAGATTTATGAGAAGCTTCAGCCAAATTAATTTTCATTTGACCAGCATCCAACCACTTTTGCATATCAGCTTTTTCATCAGCACTTAATATGTATTCTCCTACAATATCAGCACCCTTGCCTAAAATTTCGCCAACCCCTGACTTGCCTAAAACAGATCCTAAAGCTTTGCTTAAAACAGACATTATTTATCCTCCGTACTTTCCTTAAGTAATTTATCCAATAACTCTATTTGACCTCTAGTATAGTCGTGAGCCTCTTTTTCTAAAACAATTTGAGTTTGTATATTAGTTATTTGCTCATTTAAATTATCAACAAGATGTTCTCGTTTTAAATTTTCCTCAATTAACTTCTCTCTTTTATCTTTTAAATCCATAATACTTTATTTTATTGGTTTGTATAATCTTTCTTTATTAAATATAACAATTATTAAGGTAAATATCAACTAATATTATGAAGTAGTATCATATAATCACTTCAAAGTTATAGTTACAGCCGCCGGCGCGGTAGCTGGATCTACTTTAATAGAAATAATATCACCTTTTGAAAATTCTGCAGAAAAATTAAAGTTGGTAAGAGTCTTTGCTGTGAGAGTTTGCTTGTTAGTTCAGCCCCCTCCTCCAGGAATAGCTCCGTTTATATATATGTCAATATCCGTAGTACCGCCAGTGGCGTCAGGATATACTTGGGCCACAAGTAGTTTGCCATCTCACGGAGCTATCATTTTAGTAGAATAATCAACCGCAGCTTGTTCATTTAAAGTTCCAGCAAGTGGTATGTAATATGCTGCGGCATCTGACGGCCAGTATGCGTGGGTTGAATAATGATCTAATAATCCTTTATAAGATATAGCTGCAGAGCTCATACTTTTTTTAGGAGTAATAGTTCCGCCAGTAAGATCAAAAGAAGAATGTAAATCACTAATTAAATCGTTATGTACTTGATGTCTAGCTACTAATTGGCTTTGATCTCTATAATAATCAGCGGCTACATATATACCCGATTCTGCTATATTATTAACTAGTATAACAGCTCTAACTTGCGGGTCTATATCATAGTATCCACTGGAAGTTAAGGTGTTTACAAGACCGATTCCACTAACCGTAGTAACTACATAAGGATCTATAAGCTCTAATGCGTCTCTAATAGTATCTACTTTAGTTTGTATATCACTTATAAAATTATCAAGAGTTACAGTAGTATTTAATAATTGATCTCTGAACGGAAGTCCAGATAGATAGTTAATACCGCTAATAGTTCCACTAATAGTAGCATTAGCACTAACGGCTTGGAATGTGTTAAGTTTTGTTAAATCTAAATATGCTATCATGATTAAGTTGGTATTTTTCTAATAATTAAATTTTCTCCAGAACCACCACTAGTTGAAGGGAATCAGATATTTGCACCATCTCACACAGCGTTTCTGATTCCAGCGTAAGCACTTCCTACGGGAATACTGCCCTCCTCTACCGCTGTTTCTGTATTAAATATGGTTAAACTAGCACTAGACGCTAATGTTAAATAGGCTTTTCTTCCGGCAAATATCCCGCCAGTTACCTGCGTAGATACAAGCAATGATTGCCATTGAAATGGAACATCTCCAGATTGCTTAAAACGCGCTAATGTAGGGTTAGCTGATTGTGATGCTCCATAAAAACATCAGACATCTATACCATCATAAAAAATCGGTTTTATTCCTCACGCAGGAAGAGAGGTATCTCAGGACGCTCCGTCAATATTATATTTTGCCATTTTACGAAGTCCATTTCAAGTACCTTGTTCCGCTGTTCAAATATAAGTACCATCATATAATATACGATCTGTTCACATTACCCCATCAAATCCAGCAATAGTAGCAGAGGAATCTCCTGCTATGCTATATTTCTCAAGAGCATTAGTGTCTCAAGTAGCTGCACCATCATTACACGATCAAATATTACTACCATCACATATTAACATAGAAGCGGCAACTGCTAGCGTATGAATGTGTGTATGTGTTGACATGTCGTCCGGGTCTACGCTAAACAAATAGCTTTCTTCGGTTTCGTCATCGATAATAGCCGTATAAAGCAGAGAGCCGTCTGTAGTAATTGAGTATAGTGCTGGATAATCTGTAGTGGAAGCTCCAGGAACTGTAATATCTTGAGAAGTAACTGTTTTAGTATGTACATTTATTTTATACATACGAGGAACAGACGATAATCCCAGTACATCTGTATATCCTCCACAGATAAATAAGTCTGTTTTAAGAAAAACCATAGATATAGCATCAAAGGTATAATTAGCTGGGATTGTAATAGTTATGTCCTCTATTCCAGCAAATGTGTTGTTTCCTAAATTAAAAGAATAGTTATGTTCAGGGATACTGGCAATTCTACCTGTTAAATGGCCACCTTTAAAGTATCCTCTTCCAGTTTTAACCCCAGCGTCAAATTGTCTAATACCATTATGTTCTGCTACCAGCCCATCCGTGGCATTTAGTTTTACGGTATTTAATCCACTCACTAATCCTATTTCGTTATTATCCAGATCAAAATAAGTAGATCCATCTAAAGAACTAATTTTTCCTATTGCAATTGAATCAGCTCAAAGTTCTCTACTAACCCTTATATCTTCTACATATACAGGTGATTCTGAACTTGTAGCGTTAGCTAGAGTAATACCTATAAATCTTGTTGAAGTATTAATGGTACCTAAAGTGTCAACATGGGTACCAATAATAGCTAAACCTTTAGCTCAGGAAGTAGAACTACTATAAGTTTCTGTAGTTACTAATTCACCAATATATTTTTTATCAATATCCCATTCAGTTATAGTAAGTGTAGCAGACACCGCACTTTCAGAATTAGTTTTTTTATGATAAAAAGATATAAAATAATTTTCATCATCAGATATAGGCATTAAATGATTTGGATGGGTCATTACGTTGGAACCATCAATTGGGCCAAGACCATCACTTAATGTTAAACAAATTTCCCCTGACTTCGACTCAGTAGTATTCCTCTGCCCAGTCTCTAAGTCAACTAAAGAGGACATTATAGTTCCTACAGAATAGGTAGCACTTTGTATCCAGCCATAAATTATACCACCATCATCAGGTAAATTAGTACCTGCATGTTCAAAATCATAATTAGTTACTAAATTATCACTTCCTGGTAATCCTAAAACTCCGTCTGGACCACTAAATCCTACAACACCGCTTGCACCTTGAGGGCCTGAAAATCCTACAGGCCCAGAAAGCCCTTGAGCCCCGCTTATACCTGAAGGCCCTGTTGGCCCAGGAAGTCCTGAAATTCCTGAGGGACCAGAAAGCCCTTGAGCCCCACTTATACCTGAAGCCCCTGTCGGTCCGGGAAGTCCTGTTGATCCAAAAGGCCCTTGTAATCCTTGAGAACCGCTTTGACCTGAAATTCCTGAAGGCCCTTGAGATCCAGAAGGCCCTGAGAATCCTTGAGCTCCATCTGGTCCTGAAATTCCTGAAGGCCCTTGAGGTCCCGAAACTCCATCTATACCTTGAAGGCCGTCTGGTCCAGAAAAACCAGTAGGTCCTTGGACACCTTGGTCTCCGTCTACCCCTTGAACCCCTTTAGCTCCTGTAAGTCCAGAAAATCCTTGTTGTCCAGGAAATCCTTGTAACCCCTGGTACCCCTGCACTCCAGAAAAACCAGTAGGGCCCTGAATTCCTTGATCACCGTCTACACCTTGAAGACCTTTAGCTCCTGAGAGTCCAGAAGGACCTTGAAGTCCTGAAATTCCATCTATCCCTTGAAGACCTTTTGGACCTGAAATTCCTGAAGGCCCTTGAGCCCCAGAAGGTCCTGAAATTCCTTGAGCACCGCTAACTCCTGAAATTCCGGTAGGTCCTTGAACACCAGAAACACCTGATAATCCTTGAACACCGCTAACTCCTGAAATTCCGGTAGGTCCTTGAACGCCAGAAACACCTGATAATCCTTGGACTCCTGGAATCCCAGAGAAACCTGTAGGCCCCTGCACTCCTGGGGTTCCTTCCTCACCTTGAGGGCCTTGAGGGCCTTGGTCCCCTGGGTCACCTTTTGGGCCACCAGCTCTAATAGTTAAGGTTTTAGTAGTATCTAAATCTGCATAAGCGGCTAGAGTTCAAGCGTAGTGTCGCCACTCATCTGGGTCAACCACACCGCTAGCTGTTACGTATACAGCGCTTCCCCATTGACTAAATCCTGAAGCAAATATAACAGACCCTGTTCCAGAATAAGTAGTTGGAGGGTCTACATCAAATTGTACATCTATGTTAATGCCTGTCTGTAATTGCCACATCAAATAATGTGAAGAAGTGGAGGGATTAAATAGCATAAACATAGCATTATTATCACCTAATCCGGAAATAAGTGTAGGATTCTCTGCTATATATTCTGCACCTGTACCATTGTAATTGACCCCATACATAACTCAATAAAAGTCGTCTTGTGCTAACGAGTAAGAAAAACTGTAAGGTCCTAGGGCTCCTGATAATCCGGGGGGCCCCCCTTCTCCGTCCGGGCCTTGTGGCCCGGTATATCCATCTGGACCAGAAACTCCAGTAATTCCCGTATCTCCTAAAGTTCCCTGAGCACCTTGGTCCCCATCTGGACCAACAGCTCCTGTAAATCCTGAAGGACCTACGGCCCCTTGCGAGCCTACAACCCCGTCTGGCCCAGAAAGTCCGGTAAAACCTGAAGCACCTACAGTACCTTGAGCGCCTACATTACCATCTAGTCCTGAAAGTCCGGTAAAACCTGAAACTCCTACGGTACCTTGAGCACCTTCATTGCCGTCAGGCCCGTCAGGCCCTGTAATACCGCTTACTCCCGGATCCCCTTGAGACCCAGTATTTCCGTCTGGACCGGTAAGCCCTGTAATACCCCCTACTCCGGCCTCTCCTTGAGCGCCCTCATTACCGTCTGGACCAGTAAGCCCTGGAACCCCACTTATTCCTGGATCTCCTTGAGACCCAGTATTTCCGTCTGGACCAGTAAGTCCTGTAATTCCTGTATCTCCTACAGTACCTTGAGCACCTACATTACCGTCTGGACCAGTAAGTCCTGTAATTCCTGTATCTCCTACAGTACCTTGAGCACCTACATTACCGTCTGGACCAGTAAGTCCCGTAATTCCTGTATCTCCTACAGTACCTTGAGCACCTACATTACCGTCTGGACCAGTAAGTCCTGTAATTCCTGTATCTCCTACAGTACCTTGAGCACCTACATTACCGTCTGGACCAGTAAGTCCCGTAATTCCTGTATCTCCTACAGTACCTTGAGCACCTACATTACCGTCTGGACCAGTAAGTCCTGTAATTCCTGTATCTCCTACAGTACCTTGAGCACCTACATTACCGTCTGGACCAGTAAGTCCTGTAATCCCTGTATCTCCTACAGTACCTTGAGCACCTACATTACCGTCTGGACCAGTAAGTCCTGTAATTCCTGTATCTCCTACAGTACCTTGAGCACCTACATTACCGTCTGGACCAGTAAGTCCTGTAATTCCTGTATCTCCTACAGTACCTTGAGCACCTACATTACCGTCTGGACCAGTAAGTCCCGTAATTCCTGTATCTCCTACAGTACCTTGAGCACCTACATTACCGTCTGGACCAGTAAGTCCTGTAATTCCTGTATCTCCTACAGTACCTTGAGCACCTACATTACCGTCTGGACCAGTAAGTCC